ATAGATATATTAAACAAATATATAGACAATCAAATAAACTGTAAATGAGTATATGTATAAACAAAAATTCTGTAGAGTTCAGGGCGCTAGAGTAGCGTTCTGGGCTTCCAGAATCCTATTTAGCGGCTATATGTGCAGACTTCTAGGAAAGACTTGGCAGATTTCCCCACCTTGATGAAATTAAGGGAGTAGATTCTTCAAATTATTTGACAGAAGAGCTAAATATTAAACGTGGGATTACGAAGGAATAGTAGATTTATAGGCTTACTGGGAAAAATGATTTACAATCTTCATAGGTATGGATAAATGATAACTTTAGAGACCTAGAAGTGGAGTTTTCTCCATTCTTTGGCGATATTAAGGTATATATTACTCATAGACCTATTACTCAAGAAATCTCTACTCCTGTAAGTCATTCTAAAATAAGCGATACGCTAGTTGTAGAGGAGATTGTAAGTAAATTGCGGGACGTATATGGACTACCAGTAGAATCTGTTATAACAGAGGATTTAAATGAATATAAAGAATCTCCAATTTTTTCGGAAGGTGGGATAACTTATGTAAATGCAGATGCTGTTACCCTAGATACCCCAGTAATAGAGCTAATTCCTCTGTTAATTACTTCACTCCACGGTACAGAACTTTACGATAAGCTAATTAAAGATAACGAAAAAGAATTTTCTAAAGAATTAAGAAATAGAATAATAGATAAAAGCGAAAAATTATAGTTTCTTCCAACCAACGTATAGTATGAGTTAATGTATAATATGAAGCGTGTATTAGACTCTATTCTAATGGGGGAATCTAGTATTAGAGATATTAATGACGATATATTATTCAACAGTACTTTGAGGTCACTTGCTAGAATAGTTAACTCTAAAATCGATGTTTCTAATTCTAATATACTAAGTCTGGATTTGGAAGAAAAGCACAAATAGTTAATGGAAGAAGGGAAGGTAACTGAATACTGTCATGTCTGAATGTATATATAAATTTAAAGACCACGAATTTAGTAGTAAAAAGGAGTATGAAAACTTTCTACTACAAAAAGGAGACGAACTATACGAAATCTACGGGGATTTGGTATTTAATGCTTTAGATAACGTAATAACTTAGGAAGCTTTAAAGAAAGTTAAAGCAGAGGCTCAAAAGCATGTTAAAGCTTATGCTGAGGCTAAGAAATTATACTAGGATGGAGAAGATAATCTAGAATTTAAACGCCCTTATATTGGTGTAACGGAATTTCTCGCGGATCTTACTAATTCTAAAGACTAGCTTTTAATGCCTTCTTTTAGAGAATTTGAATATTGGAGAAGACGTATTAAGGACTGGAAAGATCCCACTAAAGGATTTAATAATGACGAAATAGAACTATTCGGGAAGAATGTAACCGTTACCGATAATGTTAGCGAAGACTAGCTGAAGGAGTATTTAGATAACTTTGATAATAATTCAGAAACTACCAGTTAGACTTTAGGATTAATCAAACAAATGAAGGATAAGTGGAAAGCACAGGGCGAATTAGGTACAGAGATCCATAGTATCTTAGAAATGCTTTTCAGAACTACAAAGGCTGGATTACTTATCACCCAGAGTGACAAAGCCATTAAGAGCTATATAAATTTACAGTATAAAGACAAAAAATTAAAGCAGGATACTATAAATAGTATAATTAAGTATGGAAAAAAGTTACACGAAGATTTAATTAATACATATGGACAGAATCTAACTTTCTTTCCTGAGTTTAAAGTAGTTACCAAGTTGGGATATGAGATCGAAGGGAAAGGAGATACCATCTTAGGAAAGATAGACCTATTGGTAGTTGATGGGGATGGGTATGCTCATGTTATTGACTATAAGACTTCCCCTAAAGATTCTTTTGATTCTGCGAAACAGAGAGCTTTTTGGTATCAGATGGGATTATATCATAGAATGATTGAGAATGCCGGAATTAGAGTTAACAGTCCATCACCTAAAGTTATTGTTGCTCCTATAAAAATGCATAATTTCAGGTAGGAGGGAGACACTTGGGTATTTGATACTATTTCAGCTAGGTTAGGAGAGTCTACTTTGGAAGATATAACTACTAGAGCAACATTAAATGAGGTTGCTGCTAATATTGATGAGTTTATTCCTCCTACCCCAGTTATTGATTTAACTCCCAAGGAAATTGTAACTAATGTTTCGTAGGTAATGGAGTATTCGTTTCCTAGTATAAATATGAGTAAGACTTGGGGAGACGAAGAAATAAAATCTATGATGGAAGGAAATATTGAGTAGGACCCAGAGTCTAAGAAATGGGTATTTAAAACTGAAAACTCTAAGATTCCATATACTGCTAACACTTAGGAAGAACTTTTTGAAAAAGTTAAAAAGTTCTATTAGGAAACTCTCCCAAAAAAACGCAGAGATATGGTAGCCTCTGTGGAAATGGCCTTGAAGAAAGGCATAAAAGAAAATACTAGTCTAGTTCCTTTACCAAAATAGGGAAGTATTAATGTTAAACAAGGAGCTTCCGCAGAATGGTTCTAGAATCTAATGGGTAAGTACTGTAGGAACTATTATGAAATTATCGAAAATGAAGCAATAAAGGCTTATGGGGTTATTCTACTAAGAAACAAGCTCAACGGGTAGATTGATATATTGAAAATTACTACTGACAATCTAGATTATTCTCATAAGTTTAATAAATCTAGTAGAAGATAGTTATTAACTGGGGCATTTGAAGTAGATAGTGTATAGGCTAGGAAACCTGGTTCATTGGCTATGAAAGCTACCAATGGAAACATACACTTGATGGAGACAATGGCAATCCTAAACTGTTTGCCTGAAATAACCTCTAAAGAAGGAATTATTGGAAATATACTTGTAGCTAATCCCCATTCTCTACAGGGTACAGCGGCATCAAACGAGGAATTAGTCTACAATTTCGGAGAGTTAGTATCCCACATTGATGGATTCTAGAATAATATTAAGAACATTAAATTTGCGAATAAAGTAGAATTGGCTAAAAATAAGCTTAGAGAAGTATTAGAACTTGGTGCTAGCACACACTGGGAAGAGGATAAGTATAAGTTTGTAGGAAAGTATAAGGATTTATATACATAGTTGGATGAAGCAGTCTCTACTAATGACAGAAGAGATATTCTTAGAAAATTGGAGGCAATTAGGAAAAAATTAGAAGAGCCTAATGGAGGTTTAAGAACTGAGTAGATAACATCGTTAGACACTTATAGTGAGGAGGGAAATGAGTAGAGAACTTTATATAATCATATAATGTTAGCTATTGCTGAAATATAGGGAGTGCAGTTTAGACAGCAGACTAAAGACAACGAGAAGTATCTTGAGAGCATGAATATATTTAATAACGGGGTTAAATCTCTGATGTTAGATAATCCAGGAAATCTAGATAATGCTACTCTAAATAAATTAACCTCTCTTATTACTGAAGCTTATTAGAACACTCGTGAGGATATGATGAGGGAGACTCCAATTATTAGAGAGCTAGTAGAGGAACTAAAGAAAAGCAAAGGGTTTGGAAAGCTATCAGAAATGACTGTTGGCAATTAGGCAAGCTTGTATAGAAATATGATAGAGTATAAAGATGGCGATATTCTATTTAAGAATCCCTGGAGCAACAAATTCTCTGGTACTGAACAGGAAAAGAAATTTCTTAAATATGCTCTTACTAAGATAAATTAGGATAGGTTTGGAACTGATGAATTGGATGAAATGATAACTACAGAAGATGTTAGATTCTTTAGAGTTCCATTGGCTGTAGGAAGTTTATCCTCACAAGCTTCTTAGTTAGGAAGTATTGCTGAAGCATTCAAGAAGAGATTAGTTAGTAGATTGAGTCCAAAAAGATGGTGGGAAGAAACACAGAAATAGTTTCTAGGAGTATTCTCAGATGTCTAGAATCCCTCTTCTGAAGGAGAATTATTTCAGATGAATAATATGTTTGATGCTGGAAAGAATACAGAGTAGAGACTAGAGAAGATTGCAGAGAAGGGATATGATTATTTTGAGAATAATCTAGAAACTTTGTTATTAAAGCATATATTTGCTTACTCTACTAAGAAAAACGTTGATTTAATTATGCCAATGGCTAAAGCATCAATGATCCATGTAATCACTTAGGGATAGTTAACTAATAAAAAGTTTACTAATACTGCCAATTATATCACAGATTATATAAAATCTCATATTAAAAACGAATCTTTAATTCCTGAAAATTAGTAGAATTTTAATGCTATTGTTAGCAGAATTAAAAATGCGGCATCATTCTTGGTGCTGGGATTTTCTCCTATTTAGTATGGCTACTAGATGATATAGGCTCTTTGGACCGATATAAGGCTAATGTATTAGGGAAGAGGAGATGAAAACACTCCTTTCACCTTTGAGAATTTTGCATTTGCTTTTAAAGAAGTTTATAGAGAACTATTTACTCTTGGAGGAAAGCCTACTAAATGTAGCCTATTAAATGATATGTTTGCTATTAACGATAGAGATATGAATACTTATGCAGAACAGACTAAATCAGATAGGTATGGAATATTCAATATGTCTAATATTGCTTTTCACTGCACCAGCAGACCAGATTATTACAGTAGAATGTCTATATTTGTCACTTAGTTAAAATAGGATGGCAGTTATGATGCCTATGAAAAAGTTGGAAACAAACTAGTATATGATTGGAAAAAGGATAAACGCTTTGAAGCATATGCTAATGGAAGGACTGATGACCCCAAATATAACGAACAAAAAGGGTTATATTACGCTATAGCTGAGTAGTTAGAAATAGAACATGCTAAAAATGCTGATGGTAGTTTATTCTAGATCGGACAACCTTTACCTAAATCTCATACAAACCAGCAGATTGAGAGTTTCAAATCGTTAGCTGATGATATTTATGGTTACTATGCCCACGAAAAAAAGGCAATGGTTCATTCCTATACTCTCGGAGCCTTGTGGATGCAAATGAGAACTTTCTGGTCTGGTAAGAAAAACCAGTATTTGGGAGGATAGGGTATCAAATTAAAAGGACGCTATGCTCAGTAGAAGGATGCTAATGGTAATTTGTTATACCTCACCGAAGAAAATGGCAGAATGATACCAACTACAGAAAATACTGGAGTTCCAGTAGTAAAGTGGGAGGGAGAATGGTAGGAAGGAATTATGCTAACCTTATCATAGTTAATATCTGGAACCTTTCAAGGAGATGGATTAAAGCATACTTTCGAAGATATGTGGTATAATGAGGATGAGAAGCTTAGAAATCTCTATAGAGCCAATTTACGACAAATCTAGTATGATTTACTAATGTTCTTTATTGTTGGTTCTCTTGTCACTGGAACATTAGCCGATTGGGATGATGAAAACATGAAGAAAGCTAAGGATTCTAGAGATATAGACGATGCAGCTATAGCAGCTGCTGCTCATATGGCATGCAAGATGGTAAGTTCGTCTTTTTTAGACCTTAACTTTATTGAATCTATTGGAGGACCACTAGTTTCTTGGCAACCAATGTCATTTAGTTATTTTTCTAGAAGAGCCGAAGATATATATAATACAGCATTTGGGGATACTTCTTTTACTGATGCTCTTATTAGAATGTCTTCATTAACAAATAATACTAAGATATTTTGGAATACTTTACTTCCTGAAAGGGAGTAGGAATAAAAAAATAGGGAGAAACATAGACTTTATTGTCTACGCTTCTCCCTTTATTATTTACCAAGTATTGTAATCAGTTATGTTCTTACTCTCCTTACATACATTACATTTAACAGATTTACCTATACCTATTCCACTATGTGTAAATGTTACTGAACATCCACACGCCTTTATTCCCTTATGTAGTTCATAATGTTGTTTTTGAAATTCGGCATATGCATTTGCCTCCTTCTCATTCAAACTATAAGAGATAGCACTAGGTTTAAATATATTAGATATACAAGCAGTACCATCAGTACTAATAACAAATCCAGAGGAAGTTCCTTCTTCCTTTTTGTCCTCGTTAATCTGCCGAATCCTTTCTTTGCAAATATGGATAATCTTCTCGTAATCCATTATTCTAGCATCCTCTTTAGACTTACCAGGTTCTTCCTTAGTTCTCAGTATCCTCTTTACAATATCCGCATCCCATGGATTGAGATTATATTCTTTCCATATATTCCACGGCTGAATTACGTGAGTACTATAATCAGACTTTCCTATATGGTAATCTTGACAGCTCTTTTCCGTGGTTTTCAAAATACCCAAGTTCAATAAGTGCTCTATCTCTTTCTTGTTTAGCTTTACCAATTGAATCAAATCTTCCTCGGTTCTCATATTTATTTCCATTTTTTATTCTCACTACCCACTTATCTGACCATTTATCGTATGATACTCCAGTAATTCCAGAGATATTGTCTCTCCTTTTTGGTTTATTCCTACTGTTTTCTTCTGGAGTTACTAATCTTAAATTTGAGATACTGTTATTATTGGTATCCTGATCAATATGGTCTATTTGTTCTAATGGATATATTCCATATTCAAAATACCAGGCTAGTTTATGTAGGTAATATTTTACTTGGTTATAGGTTAAGCACTTATATCTACTAGTAGTATTTGTCCCTATAGGAGTGCTTAAATTTCTATGAATTTTATTTTTTATCCAGTAGAATTGCCCAGAGTTTTTATCGTATCTCACCTCCTTTTTGAGTTTTTCTAGTTCGCCTGAAGTTTCCTCAGAGTTGTATTTCATACCGAGGTTGTATTTTATGCTTGCTGTAATTAGAATTTCCTACATTATAGCTTCTAATGTCTTCATTCGTCTCCATCAACTATTTCGATTTTATATTCAAGTTCCATAGAATCTCTTAAAGTGTCTAAATCATCTACGAACATAATTACGTCTCCAGAATCCACAAAGTCTCTTAAGACCTCTATAAAATCAAACTCATCGAGTTCGTCATCACATTCCTTAGCATAGGCTACTCCTGTTCTGCTCAATAATACTCTATACATATTAATTACCGTTTATAATTGATATAATAGTGCCCAAAGAAACAGCACCTACTGTTCTCTTAACTTCTTCATCTTGCTCGTTATAATATATCAAAACTGGAACATTTCGTATACCTCTTGCATTCGCAAGTTCTTCCTCTTCGTCTACATCATGCTTGACAATTTCTATTCCAGTAAGCTGTTCTAACGTCCTGTCTAGTACTTTGCATGGTCCACACCATGATGCTCCAAACTTTTCAATTCTTGTAATCATTTTAATCAAATAGGCTTAGTTCTTGACTTATCTGTACTCTGTTATTTACGTACTTAATTGGTTCCGTTATTTCTCCAGAAATAAGTTCAGAGTTAGGATTTTCTGGTATTCTTTTAGCCAGATTATGATCTATAGTAGCATAACAATATTTACATCCCATCTTACAAGTATCGTATTCTCCTATTCCGTAGGTCTGAACGCTACAAGTACATCCACTAGTAATAGAAGCTTTAGTCGGCTTTATGTTAAGCCCAAATATCTTAGGACTCATACATCCTTCAACATATACCCCAGGATATTCCTTTCCTAATCTACATATCTGTAAATGTAGATTATTCTCGGATATAGCAATAACTCCCATTCTCATAGTAATCCAGTCCTTTTCCTCTTCAGTGAAAGGAATTATTTCTGGCATATTAGCTAATGTGTGGGAATATGGAGTAATAAAACTAAATATACATCTACTTACATACTTGGACAATTCTTTAGCCATTTTCTTGAAAGAATCTACTAACCATTCGCAAGATATTTTGTTAGTCTTAAGTAAAGGGTCAAACCTCCACAAAACATTTTCTTTGCCTACTATCTTACTCAACTCTTTTAAAGTCTTTATACTTTCATCTACCGATGGAACATTTGGCTCTATGTCAGTTCCATATGGAGTAATAGTATAATAGTATATACACTTATACTTGGAATTGATTTCTTGAATATATGGTAATATTTTAGAATAGTCCTTAGAACAGAAGGCTATACAGTCTACATCCTTTAAGGAGTATGCTGTAGTAACCTTAGTTCTAGGATTCTGGGAATAAATAAAGTCCTTATGTAACAATTTATCTACCAGCCAATCAGTATAACAAGCTACTATGTCAGTTCTTAAGCTGATGTTTAGAATCATTTATTTTTTCATTATCCTCGCTTAAAATAACTAATCTGTCTGCTAGTAAATTAGCTACCTGATGGCGTACAGAGTCTGTAGTCCAATATCTCATTTGCGTTTCGATATGTCTACGTACAAAAGTATCCATATCGAAGTCGTCAAAAGTTTTCTTTAACATAAGCTCGGCTTGAGACTGTACTGCCTCTTTAAGCCAAGCTCTTATATCATCCTTGGTGATGCCCAATTCATTATGAATGTAATTCTTGAACATCGTCCATTTATCATTCTTTTCTGACATTAGATATGAAAGTCTATTACTGAAATTTCAACATCATCTCCTACACTGTCTAGATACTCTTTAAACTCCTTGTTCCAAACATCTTCGTCTTTGTCATTTGTAGTCATAGCCCACCAACCCATACTAGCAGACTCATGCCAATCTCCGTCCTCTGTTACAAAACAGAATGGAATTCTATCTTTTTCCAACATAGCATCCCAGTCTACTTCTTCTTTGGTAGCAAAGATGGCATTGAGGGGTTCTCCGTCTTCTCCTTTTTCCTTAAGAAGTAACCATGCTCCCCATCTACCTCCTTCACAATACCAATCCCACTTAGAGTCAGGATTATATGTAGACATCAAGTTCTCTTCGTCATCAATTTCATATCCCCAGTTCTTAGCTTCTTCCCAGGCATCTTCATATGAGATAAACAACCCTTTCTCTATGATTTTATTAGCTCTTTCAAGCTGTTCCTTTTCCCATTCGGTGGTAGGATTCTTATACTTATCTGCTAGCTTAATGGCATACTCATAGTTATCAGCGTGTCTGGTTTTAACCTCATCAATGGCTTCATCCTTTGTATATCTAACATATTGTTCTACCTCCATGTTTTCATCATAGGGTTCTAACAATGTTTCAACATTACTTCCGAATACTAGTCCTACAAAATGGCTCATACTATATATTTTTTAACAATTTCTGAAATCATCTTACCGTCTGCTTGAGGAAATTCTGATTTCAAATATTTAATCGCATTTCCCATTTCTTTCTTTGGAATTTGGAAACTAACCATATCTATTGAATTTTCTTCATTATAGAAATCTTCAATAAAGCCTTTTCCCTCACACCATATTTGTAATGCAGAATGTATGTCTGGCTCATTTACAGGCTCAGGAAGCAACTTTTTTAGTACTTCCAATTCATCCCTATATTCAGTTGCCAAGTCCTCTCTACCAGCCTCTATAAAGCTAGAAATACTGTCCTCTAATTTCTTACACATTTTAGAAATAAGCTGTATCTCAGCTGCTTCATCATAAGGTTTAGCATTTTTAGCAGTTTGTAGAATCTGAATTTCTGCCTTCAGATTCTTATATGCACGAAGTTCTACTTGATTTTTAGACTTCATTGCTTTAGCTATACATTCGTTTATATTTATCATTTTAAATTATTTAATCCTTCTTCTAAAACTTCATTTAACCAAGTGCCTCCATTGTAAAATTGGACAATGTACTTGTAAGTTCCATCTCCATTACTTCTAACGTCAACCAAATAGGAAGTGTCTTCTGGATATTGAGTATCATCACATTTATACAGTTCTCCGTTTAACACTTTATAAGTATCATCCACATCCATTAAGGTTTCAGCATATGTATCTCCTTCATAAGCAATCTCATAACCATATTTCTTACAAAGATACTCACAATATTCTTCTACTGTAAGTCCTTTTGTATTAATTTTAGTTAAAGTTCCTGTATGTAATTCAACACAACTCATATTTCTAGAGTATAATTAGAAATCCAATCTCCACAACATTCACAATGTCCTAAGTCTTTATATTCTCCTAGATGCTCAATAAGAGACATCCATACATCCTGAAGAGTAGCTATATCGGTTTCCCTATCTAGCATGGCTCGTATAGATACTTTTATCTCTTCCGGAGTCATGTATGCAGTCTCTTTTCCATCAACGGTAAGGGATGTGCAAATACATCCGTCAGTATATTCTATTTTCATAATTAATTTATTACCTATTATAATCCAAAGTCTTAACCAAATACTTGATTGCTTCTAACTGTCCATATGTTAAGGATATCAGTTTGTCATTTAAACAAATATCCCAACCTTCTCCATTTGCCCATTCTGTTACTTCTATAAAGTCTGAATCCTTCGCCAGATGGTCATACTTTTTTAATTCGTCGCTTACAGCTTTTCTTTCATGAATTTCCATATCAAATAATTATTTTAAAATATACAGAAGTCTTCCAGGTTCTCCAACCTAGAAATTTAGTAGGAACCCAGTTAGGTTTTCCTATTAAATCTCTAAGTTCTAATGGAGTCAAATCAAATTCCATCCCTTGAACATCATCTGGAGACAGTCCTATCCAAACTTTCATTCTTCTGAGATTCTATTTTTTCTTTAACTTCCCTATATGATATTGGGGTAAAATTATTATTATCAACTCCGACATCATACTGAGTCGGTAATAGTACCCTAAGTCTAGAAATATCCAAACCATCAGCTTGTGGTCCGGAGTGGACGTGACCAAACAGTTGCCATACTCCTCTATATGACCCTCCATAACACAGAAATGGATAATGGTTTAAATAGATAGAATTATCCTCAATCTCTATCTGCAGTTGAGGTACTACCATATCAAAATATGACATATATCCCTGTCTAAGATTCTTTCTGTCATGATTACCTATAATAAGGTTTATATGACCATTTAGACGAGGAATAATACTTTTCCATACATTACTCCCACCAAAGGCAAAATCTCCCAAATGGAAGACCGTATCGTCCTTAGAAACCACCTTATTCCAATTTTCTATCAGAACTTCGTTCATTTCTTCTACATTTTGAAAAGGTCTATTACAAAACCTAATTATATTGGCGTGTCCGAAATGAGTATCTGAGGTAAAAAATGTATGGTCTGGACTATACTTAATCTTCTTTTCGCTCATTCTCTTCTAGTTTTTCAGCAGTTATATTATACCCAGTTTTCATCCAACAATAAAACTTAGATGAAACCATTTTTCTAAATTCAAAGTAAAACATCTCTTCTCTAGCTAATATAGGAAATAGGGTATGCGTTACTGCCAAGATTGAAACATTAAATTTCTTATGCAAGTTCCTGTACATATTAGACATTCCTACTTGGCGAGATAGATCGAATCCCTTGTCAACTTCATCAAACACTAATAGAGTTTTCTCATCCCAATGTTCCTTGTTTTCTTCTAACCATTTACTTAACATCGCTAGACCTCTCTGACCTGTAGACATACGTTTGGTTTGGAATCCTCCGTTCTCAAGTAAGGCTTCTGCTGAAGCACTATTATTAAGACTCGTTGGGTCATCAAATTCGGCACTAATGAAATAAAACCTAGTAAAGTCAGTACTTATTTCAACCTTATTTTTGAATCCTCTAATATCACAATATCCAAGCTTAGTCTGATACACAGCGTTTGGGTCATCTTTGCTGTTATCACATTGATAATCTCTTATAACATTAACAAGAGTTGATTTTCCACACCCGTTATCTCCAGCAATCAGAATCTCTGGATGTTTACTAAAATCGAAATTAAATTCATCACCTTGCTTGAGGGTTCGGAAATCCTCAAGCATTTTTATATTAAGGTACATATTAAGAAATTAAATCTTTAAGTTTAGAGATATACTTACTATTATCCTCAGCTACTTGCTGGTTAAACTCAATTTGAGTTTGGATAGAAGCAATCTCATTTTGTTTAACTTTAATGTCTTCAGCTATAGCTGCATTTAGAGCCATAGCCTGGTCATAAGAGGTCTTGAAAATATTCTTTACTTCTGCTAACTGTTCAGCAAATGATTTTATTTGTTTTTTGTTACCGAAAATACTTGAAATGTTCATAATATTAATTTTTACTTATTTATAAAATTGGTTTCTACTTCCCATTCGAAAAAGCTAGAGTCTAAATTCTCATAACTTTTTCCTGGACTATTTGCGTAAATGCCTATTAACTGTTCAGTCATCATATTCATCATTTCCGCATAGTCCATTTGTCTTCTTATTTTGGCAGCTTTACGAGTCCATTTAGAATTTCTTCCTACAGTATATACTGCTCCATATCTAAGACATCCTCCACATACTCTTGGATATAGGAAGGTGTACTTAAGAGCCTTCTTTATTTTTCTGGGTATCCTTTTATTCTCCATGATATGTGAAGCCATAAGCTGCTCCATATAAGTCCCACAAAGTTTCTTCCTCCAAGTCTCTAGAACTCCACTCTAAATCTGGAAGAGAATATTTTACTATAGCAAAATACAAGTCTACAAATTCCTCCTCAGCATAGTCAAATTCATAACACCCAGCTGGTGCACCCCATTCAGCATCTGATTCCCTAACATACTTCTCGTCTATTATTCCTAGTTTTAATAACTCTTTAGTAAATTTTTCTGGTATCCAATAGTCTGACTGAAAATCTACTCCAACTTCCTTGATAAAATCAAAACCTAGGAGTTTAGTAGTTTCTTTGTATGCTTTGGATATTTCATCTGCCGAATGATTAGCAACTATATGATAGTCCGTTGTACAGGCATGACCGTCCCCTCCTGGGTCTCCAAGCGTAAATCCAATATTATACTTCATAATTAACAAGTTCCATATTCTGTTTCTTTATAAAACTCAATCTTTTGTCCATATAGTTTCTGTAATTCCTGATTTATTTCAGTAAACACACTATAAGGCATCTTTTTATTCTGTCTAGCAAAATAGGCAGGATGATACACTTCTATAATTTTGGGACTATTTACAATATATTTCTTAAATGATGATGCTTGATTACCAAATAAGACATATATTATACCTCCATCTCTAGAACTTAGATTGTGAATTAATTTGGCAGTAAAGGATCTCCACATATCAAAGTGTGAGCCAACTCTACCAATTTCACAAGTGAAAGCAGTGTTAATCATTAAAATACCTTGCTTAGCCCACGATTCTAGAGTGTTATCAAAATCTATTCTATTATGAGGAATCTCATAATTTATTGCAGCTTCTTTGACTACCTGTAATGAAGGCGATAGTTTATCTTCTGGAGTGTCCTTTGAGTTGCCAAACAATATTCCAGTAGCCACACCTTGTTGTGGGTACGGGTCTTGTCCCAGAAAGACTACTTTACAGTCTTTCAAAGGACAAGCCCTAAAGGCTTTAAATATATTTGGAGAGGAGGGACATAAAGTTGTTTTATCTATAGTACTTATCCAAGACAGTATCTTGCGAAGTTCTGCAGTATCTATTACATCCATCCAATCTCCAAAGTATTCACTAGCTTTCATTCACACCATCCTTTTTTTCTAAATTCTGCATGTAGAGGTTCTGCCAATTCTCTAGCCTGTGGATGTGCACTTTCTGCATCACGCAATTTAAAGAATCCGTCCCACTGTGTAAGAGTACCAGTCATAATTAATTCAGTCTTAAGACTATTAGGTAGTACAGCTCTTGCTTGCTGAGGTTTCCAACCCAAGTTCAGTAAATCAAAATATTGATTTTCAGCGACTTCTAGAGCACGCAGGAATGAATCAACCTCTTTCCAATCATTACTCCTAGTCCAGGCTCTCGGATTTACAGATTCTCCAAATATATCTTCCTCATTAGCACCAACTCTAAAGTTTATACCATCATGGAAGTATGCCTCACCTTCTGGAATGTCTAACCAAGAGGGAATGATAAACGTACACTCCTTACCAAACTTATCCTTAGAGTAGTTACAATACATTTGTTATGTTAAGGCTCTTTATCCTTAACTCTCCTCGTTTCCAAGGAGTATCGGACTATATCATCATCCTTTACAGGATGCCCAGCACTCGTGTCAGTGTTATATTCTATGTGTAGTATAAGGGACTCGAACCCTTGTAGTAGCTAACTCTCTTCCAGCATAGTAGTAGGTCTACCTATTAATGTAGTTTGCATACAACTACCTCTTACCACATATAGTTTCAACTGTTAGTCTCTGAACCTTCCAACTTTGTTAAAGGTTGGCTTGGCTGCTGATTAGCATGATTTAATACTTTTCTACAAAACTCATACAATTGTTCCATTGTCATAGTATGTTTACTTACATTAGCTTGGTAGGTTACCCATTGAACGTTACCTTCAATATATCCTTTAGAAGAATCTATTCTATCAAGAGAAGCTTCGTCTATACTAGGAATATAATCTCCAGTAATAGCACAGATTTGTTTTTGTTCTTGAAATAGATTCCATAGATATTCCATGGAAACCTCAAAAGCATATCCTCTCTTCTCTGCTGACCTTCTTAGTCTAGTATGTTCAGTAAGGGTTAAATCTCCAACTCTACCATTAGTTAAAGTTGTTTGTAAGGCTCTTTCCCTTTGAGCACACTTTTCACATTGAAAATCTCTATTCTCATAGAGAAGCTCTATAGGTAGTTTATAAGCTTCGGTTCCACAGTCACATCTAACTTTGTAATAGGCAGTAGAGTTTCTATATATTGGACCATCAATAACAGTCCAATGCTTATACTTGCTACCTATTTCCAACTTAGCTGTTCTTTTTCTTGCAGAGCAAGATTTACAGCTAGAAGATTTACCGTTTCTTAATGCCGAAGCATTTATCTCATTTACAGCTCCACATTTACATTGACACTGTATATACCTAGCTTTGTTTCTAGACGGAATATCTGTATTTATAACAGTCCAATCTCCAAATTTATCGCCTACTTTAATATCCAATTTTCTCATAGTTACAATTCTTTTATGATTATTACTATGACAAAGATAATGATAAATTTGGATATATCCAAACTTGTAGAAAAGATTTTAATAAATTTTAGCCTTCCAGCAATTCACTGGGTTATTCATAAATAATTACTTATTTAAGCCGCCATTATCATTCGACGGGTACTCTCCTGAGCAAAACTAAACACTCTATGCCTTACAAATTCGTGGCTTACTCCTCTATCACATACAAATCGAACCGTAATTCTTTTCTCATGTTCCTTACCAGGATTACAGATATATTCCAAATCCTCAAGCCAACCATTTTCTACTAATACTCTATAATTAGTAGTAACAAATCCGTTCCAAGTTCCCTTTTCGGCTTCTCCAGTACTATTAGCTACAGAATAAGGATTGCTGCAATACTTAAAATACTGTTGTCTAGAAGACATCGTTAGAAATAGATATACGGTACCATGCTCTAACATAGCTCCATGTCCAGACTTTACCATTCTCTCAACAAATTTTGCAGCAGAATCTAGAGTAATCTTGTCCTCTGATTTGTAACAGGTTCTTCCAGCTATTTCAATCTGTCTATATACAGTGTCAATAAGCTCTTGCCTAGCCATTTTAGGTCCTATTTCCATATCAGATGGAATGATTATGTTTCTAGGTTTCTGTTCTAAGATTTCAAAATATGGTTTAATTAGCTTCATTGTAATCCTTTGTTAGTTCATCATTAGTGTATTCATCTGCTTCATAGTCACTCATTGCCTGGTCATACCATGTCCAATTATCAACACCTGCCATTTCTAGACAACGCAACTTCCATCTATCCCTTAATAACTCTGCTAACTCGTCTTTTCTAATTAACTTCATTTCCATAGTCCTAGTTCTATACCTAATGCTTTATCCATGAAGCAATACGTTGTTCCGTCCTTTAATGTCCTGGTATTCGGCTTTATGTGTAATGCTAAAGGACAATCTTTATTAATTCCTGTAATATCTCCAGTTCTCCAAGGTTCTTTCTCAGATTTTTCTGCGTCGATGCCTATTATGAATAAGGCTTCATCCTTATACTTTGCACATTCCTTGCAAGCATGATCAGAATAACCTACAGTTTTTCCATGTAGACTCTTTACCTCTTTTGCAGCTTCTTCAGAAAGAAGGGAATTCATTATGATTCCCTCCTCTGCTATATTCCCACAAACTGGGCATAGGTAGTTTACTAAAGAGACCTCTAGTTCTTTCGACATCTCTTGCAAGCTTTATATCCTTGTTTACGAGCATCTGATAAAGATATTTTCTTAACTTCAGGATTGCGGGCCTTCAAAGAAGGACAATCCTTACTAGTATGATAAACACTGCCAGTCTTTGTTACATATACATCAGTATCTTCATAGTCAATACAACCACCAGTCGGATTTCCATTTTCGTCGCAATAAGCTCCACTATTAGCTAGAATTAACTTTCCATTATCAGCCTCTATTACTTCGTCACCATTTTCTAAATACATATCCTCTACCTTTCTTAATGTTAAACTTTTTATTGAATGATAATCATGTCTTATATTTTGTTCTGCTTCATATTCATCTTCAGCAGTAGTCCAAACATTTTGATCATCCCCATAAGTATGTTCTATATGATATATAAATCTTTTCATTTTATTCCTCCGAAATAAGCTCTACCAGAGTGAGATTTCTAAAGGTCTCATTTAGAGACTTTCTAGCTTCCTCCTCACTTGGAGCTTCTATAGTAACTGTTTCTGCACATCTTTTCTTAAATTCTATATAATACGTATAGGTTTTCATCTTCTTAGTTTATTAAAAATTTTACTTAATATAATTATAAGCGCCATACATATCATAGCGGTGATATAATATAGCGTCAATGTAAAGAAACACAATCCTGCGGCTATAATAGCTATCCAGATTGGGCTAGTTATAATTAGTATGAGAATTACGATAAATTCTAACATAAAGTTTTATAATATAATAGGGTAGGATTATTATCGTGTATATCAATCTGGTCTAGTTGATATAATGCCAACTTCTGAGAAAATTGTTGTCTATCAAATCCATTAGATATAAGGTGATAACCATTAACAGTGGGAATTATATGCTTAATCCTATCTCCCTCTGCTCCTCTACATTCATTAATTAGAGATATTATCCTATTCCTATATTCGTCGTCTTTAGAATCTATATCAACAATCCACAACTTTTTATAATTAGAACTTCTACTGGCACCAGTAGCCCTGTCATATACAGCTATGCCCTGCCTAGTATTTCCATTCTTAATCAAGTCTGCAAATTGTTTAATAGACTCGCAAGCTATATCAAGAGTATTTCGAGGATTAATCCAAAAGTAAGCTCTAGCATTATTACTATTACACAAGTCCTTTATATATGACTCTTGTCTCAGAAATTCTTCCTTTGTAAAAAAGTAGAAACTTCTAATAGTTCTAGCACCAGATGTATAGGATGGGAGTTCTACCCCATCCTTCTTTCTTTGAATTATTTGAACGAAATAAAAATCATCTTTATCTACTAATCCATCAAATAGATTAGCTAAATATTCAAAATTGTCTACCATAAAATAAGTCGTTAAATATATTAGCACCTCCGAAGTAGTCAGGAACACATCTAGTTATAATAAGCTGTCTGAATGAATCTCCATGCTTCCTTTTAAGGTAATCTTCAAGTGAGCATTTAGCTATCAACTCATTGCTTTTATTTTTAACTATAATCTCTTTATCATAGAGTGTCTCACTATACAAGACTACATTATAATTGATCCTGTAATTCATTTTCTATATGTTTTTTAGCCTCACGCCTTGCTTTTTTCTTATCTACCACATCCATCATTATTTCTCCGTATTTTTTGAAATAGATTTCACCTCCCCATCCTTTCCATCCTTGAGAACCATAAGCTCTTCTTTTTCTTCTACGTTCTACCTTTCCCTCTTTATCAAGGTATGGAGTAGGGATTCTATTCTTCGGATTGTGTGCGGTAGGATGATGCTCCTTGTAAGTTCTACTCATGCTATAAGTTTTTCAATATATTCTCTATCCTCTCCTTTAAAGATTGGAATCTCATTATCAATAAACCAATAACTTCTTAAAGTTTGATTCATAGTCTGATGATATTTCTTTATACAGCAGCTTCCTCTTTTAAACTTAGTAGGATAATCATTCCAGTTAATTCCTTTCTCCTGAAATAGTAACTCTTGAATTTGATTAGAGTTTAGACCTTCCAACTGTTTGTGAGAGAAATGTGCCTGCCCAGCTGAAGAAATGCTGTTCCTCGTAGCATCCTGCTGTCTCCATAGGATACAATTAGTTACTTCCTCTTTTGGAATGTTAAAGCATCTGGCATCAAACATTGCTCCAGTCTTAAGAGAACGCTTATATGAGCTAGTTAACTCATCATCGTCTAACTTTCCATTATAAGAAAGCTCTACGATTTGCTCTTGAAATCTTCTGTTAAAAATAAGAGTTGCCATAGATGCTGCCACACTACATATCTTCTGAACATTATAATCAAACCAGGCGTCAGTAGTAAGTTTCTGATAGTCGATAAGTACTAAAGCTGTCCTCTGGACTGAAACTTACTCCATCAATGATAATATTACCATAATAATGAACTGCATTCCAACTTACTCCACGATAAGTAGTTACATCTAGTGTAACAGTTCTTGGAGAATTATTTCTAATCCAAGAACCTCTAGTGATGAATCCAGGAATAGAAATATCCAATCCTGCATCATCTCTAAATACTTCTGGGTAGTCTTTTCTGTCCCAACAATGTTCAATAGCTTCTTTTATATTCATATCACCTAGGAACTACGTCCAAATCAGTTATATAAAACGAATTATCATCTATATCCTTTTGCACAAAGTAGCCTCTAACCTCTACAGTCTCTCCGCTTAAGGTGTGTATCATAACCTCTCTGTCTTGGTCAAATTGCTCCAATATTTTAATTAATTGTCCTACTAACATTCCCATATAGGATAATATTCATTATAGTGTAAACAAAACCTATATAATCTATTAGCTGCTTCAACTGGAGTATGACCATCCCATTCATCTGCTTTCCATCTTTCAGGAATATCAAACAGATTCCAATCCTCTATTCTGTAATGATTACTTACTTGACCAGTAGGAAGATAAGCCATAACTATGAACCATCCTCCTCCAAAGCATAGCTCTCCATCTGAGTGTCTATAAGATTTGTGGACTTCATATTTACCTTCTAAACTGTTAAAGAATGCTGCATTATACAGCATTCTATAATGATAAAGTTCGTCAAAGCTATGAAATCCATCGGAGATCTTGCCTTCTGGAAGAAATAGATTCTTTAACCTTTGTAGAAGTTTCATATTAGAACTTTCCTTCGTTAGGTTGTAGACATATAAGTCCCTGTTCTCTCCACATCTTTACACACTTAGAACTATCATCAAGGACAAATTGTACGTTATACTTTCCCTTAATGTTTTCCTCATAGATTCTCCTTTTACAATCTGGACCAGGACTATAGTCTCCTACTGGTCTAAAGAACATAGCATCAGACGGAATCTCATTCTTCTTTAACCATTCCTTTGTAGCATCTACAACCTCAGCAGTTCCTTCTCTACCAGTAACTATGAAAACTAAGCAATGTTCTCCCATTTGTCTCACTAGACGACAAATCTCTTCTACTGGAGTATCCTCTAGCATACCATTGGCACTGTTTTCCCCATAAAATGGTCTTCCAGAAGTATTCAAACAGAGAGTAGCATCCATATCTACTAATATCACAGGTCTTCCTCCATCAACGTGCTCAGCCTTATTCTTAAGCATTTCTTTAATATCAGAATTAATGATAAAGTTCCTATAGCGTCTCCAGGTTTCTTTAATGACCTTCTCCCCAATAGGATTAGGACGAGCCGCATCTCTACGAATACATTCCTCGACCGGAGTCCAAAAGTCTTTGTATTCTATATTTACATGAATACCAGTATCTTTCTCTATATTCTCACACAAAGTACGAATCCATGTATCCTCTTTAGGATTTAGGTTCATATTATCAACTACTACATCATAACCCTTAATAAGGGCAAATGTAATCATATTAGCCTTAGCCTCTGTTACTAACTTCTCTCTACTTGGAACCCAATAATCACCTAGCATGGTGCGAATATCATTATTGTTAAACCTCACTCTATGCTCTGGGTCTTCATGACACCATTGTTTAGCCCAAGTTGATTTACCGCTTCCCTGAATACCTCTACAAATAATAAGTTTTCTTTCTTTCATTTAATCAATATATTTTGATAGACGTTCTTTTAATCTTTCTAGCTTTCTTTCCTTTTCTAGTTCAACTTTTTCCTTTCCAAAATAATAAGAAAGCTGTTCGCACATAATCATAACGTCAGCAATTTCAGTTATAATATCATCATTACCAACTCTACCTCTTCTAAACTTACAGATAGCATTAGTAAGTTCACTACACTCTTCTACCACCATAGCAGCCTGAGCTGGAAATCCGTAAACCTCCATTGCCTTTCTGCATAAGTTTTCTGAATCAATCATTACAAATTTCTTTCATTTTATCGTGAAACAATTTAACGGCATCTTCATTAGTATAGCTTTTTTGAGCTAACAATTTACATACATAAGCTCCCTGACCAATACTTCGCCTAATCTCTATAACATCATCAAAATGTATCTCTCTAACTGTAGGAAGAGAGTTTAGAGATTTAGTCAACTTACGAGATTCTAAAATATGATACATATTATTTCTCATTAGTTGGCTTGAGCCACAAGTTAGTCTTTTTGAAGATATACTCTTCTAGCTCTGGAAGCTGACTTAGATAACGAAGTGTTCCTAATGTATTATATTTAAAACATTTAGTTAATTCCTCTCTTATTCTTTCCTCTGATACTACAGACATCTTGTCGAAGTAATCATACTTCCTCATAGCCCTCCAAGCGTCATCGGCAATAGTAAACCTTTTAGTAATAGCAAACCTTATTGCTCTGAGAATCCTCAGAGGATCATCGTCAAAGGTTTTCACTGGGTCTAGAGGAGTTCTTATAATACTTCCCCATATATCCTTCATACCATTAAAGTAGTCTACAATTTCACCAGTATCGGGGTCCTTTGCAAGAGCGTTAACAGTAAAGTCTCTGCGTGATAAATCATCGTAAAGAGTTCCTGGATATATTATTGGTGTTCTAGTACCAGGAATATATCCTACTTCTTTACGCGCCATTACGAAATCTGCTATACCTTGATATTTATGTCCTTCTGGAAACTTAGCTCGTATGGTATAACAACGAGGAGTTACTAAGAAAATTTCAAACTTTTGTTTTTCTAAATAGTCCTTCAGTTCATCAAACACCAACATAGCTGGACTAGGTTGGGATTCTCGTGGGTGGATTTTATCGAAAACTTCTTTTGATGGTACAGCTACGTAATCGACGTCTTTGGATTTTATTCCTAGAAATTCATCACGTATCTTACCACCAACTTCATAGAATTTAAAATCTTCCATCATTCTCCCTTTCCATAAATCTCTCCATCATACTCTTCCCATTCCTCATCGTCGCCTTCAAACTCCTCTATAGTATAGTGATAATAGTCTCCTTCACTAGTTTGCTCCCATAATTTATCCCAATCCTCATCTTCCATATCATCTGGGTCATATCCAAATTCCTCAGCAATATCATTCTCGCAATCATAGAATTGGAAGTTTTCATAAGCTAACTGGTTAGCTATTTCGTCCAACTCATAATCATTTTCTGCCATAGCACGGAATGTATCATCCATTCCGCACCAGCTAGTACTAACGTGAATTAAAAACCTTTTCATAATTTCTTAATTGTTACTTCATCATAAGTCATACCTTCTACAACCCCATCTAAATAATGATATACTACATCCATTAGAGTATCCTCCGGTACATCTTCTAGGCTAGTATATTCCTCATCTCTACCATCGTTAGCATCTATCAGCAGTGAGCTGTCAGAAATATCAAATGTAAATTCTAACTTAAATTTCATGATACATTACAGCAAATTTTACTAAAACCAGAAAGAGAAAGAGAGCATTGCGTTACTATTGTGCCTATCATTTCACAATAGGACTTTGTAGTATTAAGCTCTTCAATATACTCTTGTAGGCTTATAATTTCATGGATATATTCAGAGTTTTGCGAAGCGTACTTCTCATAGATTTGAAGCCTACTCGTGCAACTCTTTAAGTCTTCCTCTATGCTTCTGACTACCTGGTCTATCATTTCAGTGGTGAGATTAGTATAGACATCACTGTTTCCAGCCCAAGCAATATTTATTTCATCACATATCGCTCTGTATACACAATGAGACCTACTGAAACTTACAATTTCTATTGGCTTATCTCCTTCTTTAGGAATACCATAAATATTTAAATAACTACTCATAATTCTTCTATTAGTTTAGTTAGTAGTACCTTTAATTGTTTAATAACTTCTCCTTTTGAGGATTCTGTCATGCATGACCCATAGACATCTAGAGAACCTTCAATGGATTCAAAGAAGTCATTTTCAATAAATTTACCTTCCCCATATAGTAACGTCTCACCAAAACATTTAAGAATTTGGTCATCAGTTAATGCTTCTGTTGTTATAAAATCTACAGTCATTTATTTAATATTTTAATTGCTTGCTCAATATGTTCTTTCGTAATACCATGCATATAATCTATATGGATAAAATTATCCTTTTGGGAGTATAGCATATCCTGATCGTCATCGAAGATAACGTAGCTAGTTATATCTTTTGACTCTAATACGTATTGTATTTCGTTCCCTCTACAAAGTGTACTTCTGATGTCATCATTCTGGCAAGTATAACAGAAGTGAGGAGTCTTTCCTATAATTGCATCACAATATAAGCCATTGTCATACAAATATTCACAAGAATTTTCATAATCAGACCTCCATGATGAAGACATAATTATTTTAGCCCCAGTAGCATCTATTAAATCATTTATAAGCTCAATACATTCTGGATCAATGTCTCCTCCATTGTATCCTCCAACACCACGAGTCTTGACATACCAATCATTACTATTCAAGACTCCATCAATATCTAAGAAAATTACTTTCATAATAAGCCTAAATAATTAGCTTCATAAACCATTTGGAGAAACATTGTAGGGCATATGTCCTCTAGGCCCTCCTCTAAAGTCCACCTATTAGTAAAATAATCCCAAGTATTTTCACCAGTAAGAAGCCCTTCTACATCATTAGTAAAATCATCAATTTCATCCTTAATATCGTCTTCCTCATCAATACTTCTTGCCCACCAATCATCTAAGAGTAAATCCATGTTTACTCCTAATGCTGATGCTGCAATAAAACGAGCTTCGTCGAATGTAAGATGTTTCTTTAAGATTAAACCCGTCCAAGAGCCATTACAGCTTATTACATCAAGTTCCGGTAGTTGTATCTTCATATCCAAATTCTTTTAAAAAAACTTCTATTATTTTCTGAGAATCTTCTTCAAAAATATTTTGTAAAGCCTTAATTGCATCCTCTTTCTTTATATAATCGCCTGTGCCATTAGCACAGACAATCATAGCTCTCATTGGTGTATAAGTATCCATAATTACTTAGTAACATTTGGTTCGGTATAAGAAACTGGTTCGTACAATTCCCAGCCAGTTAACCATACTGGAACAATTACGGTTTCTATAGCAACAATATCCCAAACAATGTTCTCAAAACATGCTTCATATGTTACTCCTTCAATCTTATTAGATTGGTAGTTAGCCCAACCATAAGGTTCAGCTACAAACTTAGTCCCATCAGCTCTCTCAAAAGTCTTGCTGTCTGCACAAGAACTTAAAGCAATAATTGCTATTAACAATAAACCAAATAATTTTTTCATACACTACTATATTTAATTAAAAATGATGCCCTAACTGCGCTCTCAGCATTACGCCTTGGACTGTAGGCACTGTTAGTAGGCCAAGGGGGCTCAGGTTTGGCATCACTACTATAGCCCCTTATTCGTTAATGAATCCAATGATCTGATACAGTAACATCTGCACCTAAAAATACATTAGGACAGAATGGTTTCCCTCCATCTATCATACATTTAACTAATACCTTAGATACTTCATCGGCAATAGATTCTGGGCATTCTAGATTAAACTCGTCATGGACTGGAACACACATCTTAACAATGTTAAGAAGCTTATGCTCCTTAATCCAATTAAATAGTTTAATAGAGGAAAGTTTAAAACACATTGCTCCCCTGTTCTGAATACGATAATTGATAGACTGCTTTTCAGATGCTGCTTTTCTCTGAAAATATCTCTTAACGTCTTGGACGGTATCACAGCCAGGAGAATCTCTCTTCATTTCTCTGTAATAATCCCAGAACTCTGGGTCATTGAACTTCTTAGAAATCCGCCAGAGGTCATCAATATCATATATATGTGCTCTATGCTTAGTTATAGGATTTAACAAAATATAACCATCCCTCATTACCGCCATTCTACAATAATCTTGATACTGTTTTACTCCAGGGAAACCCTTCATAAAGTTATCATAGATTTCTTGAGCTTCTGACAACGGTAGACCCTTGTTATTAGCTATAGTATTTGCATCGCCTCCATAATTGATGGCAAATTCAATACCTTTAGCATCCTGTCTTTGGGCATGATATAATTTAGCTATATCCTCTATAGGGCAGTCTCTAGGGATAATATTCGGATAAGACATTTTAGCTACTAGACTATGAACATCCCCACAGCCATGTTCAAATAGTTCAATCATAGCCTCGTCCTTAGATACAGAAGCAATGATTCTACTTTCTTGAGACTGATAATCCGCAGAAATCCACTTATTACCTTTCTCTGCAGTAAAACATGCTCTAGTTTCCTTGTCATGAGGTAAATTCTGTAGATTAAGTTTATATACTCCTCCTCCAGAACTTACTCTAGCTGTATCAGCTCCTAGTGAGTGAAAATCTACATGGATTCTTCCAGTCTTAGGGTTAATTGCCTTCAACCAGTTTTCCCCATAAGTAGAAACCACTTTTGCAGCTTCCTGATATTTTAGATAGATAGGAATAATCGGGAAATCTTTAGCCTGTGGAGCTAGAAGCTTAGCTTCAACAGATTTCTTTTCCTTCTTAGTTTGCTTATCAAATGTCTTGACTTTAATTCCTAATAATTCAAATAACTTGATAACTTGTTGAGAGCTACTCCAGTTAATTGTGCACTTAGGCTTGGTATCAAAGCCATTAAATAAATCACCTTGATTATCTACCTTAGTAAATTGACTTATTACTCTTTTTCTATAAGCTTTAACCTTTCCGTCTGGTGTTTCAAGGTCTTCCTGAGGGCATCGGACATATTTCTCTTTTAGCAGTCTAGCTACTTCATCCTCTATTTCCATAAGATTATAAAATTCCAGTTCTGGGTATTTAATATCCCATCCATCATGCTCATGTCTCTTTTCAGAATCCCATTGAACTACCCAATCGTTTAGTTCTTGCTCAGCATCCTTCAGCTTAACAAGGTCTTTAGCCATCTTATTTCTCCATTTTACGACATCTAGATGAACACCGCAATGCTTGAAATAAGCAAGACTCTTGATAAACTCACACTCAAGTTTCATAGCAAGATTTAATTCTTGCTTAGCAAGCTCTATTTCTTGTTTTTCTTTAATGTCTTCTAGCCACATTACGTCTCCTGCAGCATAGACTACTACATCTTCAGTAAGACCATCATTTATAATCTTACCTCGAACAGATTTATCTAAGTCATAGTTTAGATAATTCCATGCAGCTGCTTTCAAACTCATTTCTCTTATATTAGCTGGATAGCCTAACCAAAGTAATTTCTCGGCAATCATACCATCCCAGATATAATTTGGCCAAATATCCTGCACATATAAAAACCCTAAGTCAAACATTAAATTCCATCCAAGAAATACTCTATCAGACTCAAAATAATTCTTTATCTCAGCTTTCTCTTCTGCTGACATAGTTGTCCAGTCAAAGACAACTTGATTTTCTTTGCAACCTAGTTGCACAGTTAGTAACTCCTTAGTATGCGCATCTAATCCCTTAGTTTCAGTATCAAATTGAACTAAAGAAAGAGGCAACAATATTTTCATTGCCTCCTCGAAACTTACTTCTTTGTATTTTGTAGACACAAATAAAGTTTTATTCCGACTTACTAAATAAATCATGTTGATAGATTTCGATGTTATTTATTTCAACATCTTTGGATTTGAACCTATTATAAATAGCTTCTTCAACTGCACCTTTAATATCATCTTCATCTATTACTTCTACATCTACGAATAACCCTAATTCAACTCCTACTTCTACCTTAACCTTAGTAGGTAGTGGTTCATTGTAAGGTGCTCTAGGGTCATTAGCTGCACCCATTGGATAGTTATCTAAAGTCGTCATATGGGTCATAAGTTAAAGGATCAACTACTTCCCAATCATCTGCGTTTATATCTTCACCATCAAAAGGATAGTAAGTACAAGTCCTATCAGAAAAGTCATACATGATAAACTGGTCATGGTATGTAATACCTACACCGTAACTACACATAAGAGCTTTCATATCATCAGGGATAGAACGCATAGCAGGTATTCCATCTCCAGAAATCATTGCAGGTATCTGCATAAATATCACCAGATTGCTCTGAAATACTTTCCTTCTTACTACTTTTCCCTCTTGTAACTTAGACAATATTTCTCCGAATTTCATTACATTAAATTTTTAAGTTGATTAGAAAATCTACGTCTTAATTTAGCTAAAGCTCCCTCCTTCATCTGTCTTATTCTTTCTCCTCCAACACCGTACATATCAGCTATAATTTTAGGATTGACCGGAGCCATTCCTATACCAAATAGCATACAGATTAAATCATGCTCTCTAATTGTTAATTTAGAAAGTAGATTCTCTAGCTCTTTAGTTACATAGCTTTTATTTACTTGTTCGTCAAGGGGATCTTCACCATCTGGAATAATATCACAGACTTGACTGTTTTCTTCATCTCCTCCTATGAAATCGTCCACAGAAACTAACTTATTAGAAAACTGTGCTAGATAGTCAATTTGCTCCCTAGGAATATCAGTCATTTCTGATATTTCTTCGGAACTTGGATTTCTATCATGCGATTGCAAGAATTTATTAGTTGCATCGAGTATACTTATTACCAATAATTGCTGAGACATTGGAAGACGAATTTCTCGTGCTTGCCAATATATAGAATTATAGATACTTTGTCTAATCCACCATACAGCATATGACAAGAATGTAACTCCTCTTTCTGGGTCAAACTTATCAATAGCTTTCATTAATCCTTCATTTCCACTAGAGATTAAATCCATTAAAGGGATACCTCTATTCTGAAATTGCTTGGCGATAGTCACAACAAACCTAAGATTTGATTTTATGACTTGTTCTCTAGCAACATCATCTCCTTTTTGAGCCTCACAAATGAGACGAGTTACCTCAGTACTATCTAAGATCTTATATTTAGATATATCCCTGAGATAACTCGTCAACAGTGAGTCAGAACGGTCTGTGAAAATGATTTTTTTACTCACCTTCTTTTACAACCTGGGCTTCTGAAATTTCATCTTTAGGAGCATTAAGACCAATACGAATAGATAGTACTGATATATATGCTTCCATTGCTTTTAGTTGGGCGACTAGTAAGTCTTTATTAAGGCTGTCAACCTCCTTGAACTTATCCCCTAGGATAAAATCTCTGAGCTTAACAGCACGTTCATTAACTTCGTTAAATTCTCCCAACATTCTTTGAAATACAGCTTGTTCCATTTGATTAATTTTTAATATTTACAAATGAATCTAGACCCGTAGGTTTCAAGGAAGTCCTTTTCTTCCTGTATTATCTCATAAATTCCAACTGTTACTAATGACAATACTAATCCTCCAAATATATAGACCAGAATAGTATTAAATATCCAAATATAAAGGTTCATAATTAATATCGTAAGAGTCATCGAGAATAGATACATTGGCGGTCTTTGTCTCACCTGCATCTAGTAGCCAATGATTTCCTTCGTGGATATGTCCACAAAAAGCATACTTTGGTTTCTTATCTATAATAGCCTTAGCCAAGACCTCATTTCCTGCATTTATAGGAGTAGAACTCCACCTACCAGGCGGAATCATACCACAATCATTTAATGCGGGAGCATCATGACTAATCAATATATCGCAATTTCCTGGGATATGTGAATAGATTTCTTCTAGTTTCTCATCAGAATACATGAAAGCCCAATTACCAAATTCATGGCAGGCCGGAGTTCCATAAATTCTATATACCTTTCCTTCATCACTTAGATAGTCTAGATGAGAATTATCAAGAAATTCAGCTTTTCCTTCTGTAGGAAATTTAATCACAGAGTTATTCCAGAGAAAATCCCTATTTTCAAAAACAAAATCATGGTTTCCAGCTGTAAATATTACTTTCTTACACGGCAATGATTTAATCCAATCTGCAAATACAGTCTTCAACCACTTCTCACACTGTGGCTTGTTTCTCTGCATATAAAGAGGAACAATATCTCCACATATTAAAACAAGTTCACATGACTCTATATAATCAATTAGAAATCCATGTAAATCACTTATTGCACATATTTTCATATCTTATGAGCTAATCCGTAAACATTTTTAGTCCATCCATTCATATGCCCTTTGTTATTTCCAATAAGGCATCCTTTGTTTGAGTCTATCGCGTATACTTTATGAGTAACGCAAGCTCCTCTAACTTTACAAAATACTACATCTCCAACATTACATTCTTGCCACCTTATAGGAGTGACAAGATGCTTTTCATTGCTCTTATACAGAGGGAGCATTGAATTTCCTGGCTCGCTTGTTATAAACGATTCACCAGCCTCCAATCTCTGTATCTTTCTCAGTGTGTTTGGATTCATCAGAATATTTATTTAGTCCTTCTCTAGTCATATTAGGTACTATACTAATATAAACCTTTTCACCATCACGGTCATACGACCATATATGATTGTCTACTACATAGCTTAGAGATTTATCATATCTAGTATAGTCTAGAATAGCTTCCCAAGTAGCCATGCTGCCAGTAATACTATCCTTTTTATGTTTAGTAGCCCAGTTAAATATCCATAATAAATGCCAAGTTCTGAAAAATGTTATACAAATCATCGGGTCCCATTCGTGTCTGGGACTGTCCCATTTATCCTTCCATCCTAATGCATGAAATCCTATATCTATCACCGGACTATAGTAGTCTCTTCTTATGGGAAGTCCAAATGTCCAAAAGTTCTTTCTAAATAGAAAGTGGGTCTTGGGGCGTTTAAAGTATTTTCTGGCTTTCCACCAGTGATACCATGGATTACGATACTCGTTCCAGCCAGGAGAAAGGAAAGGAATCTTACTATGAAAAAAGTACGACAGCTTGTAACGCAAACTGCCATACTTTTTACTAGTTAAATATTCTTTAACATTCATATCCTCGTTTTGCTAGCTCTTTCTCCATTTCGTCTAAAATATCATCAATGATACAGTCAGTTAGACAATCAGAGTCAGGAAAGCCTAAGTTCCGCAGATGATAATCTATGTTATCTCCTACTTCATTAAGTATCATCCAGCCTTCAACTTCTCCCTCTTCATCTTCCTTAAGTGTTTTCACCACTTGGTCGATTAACTTAGGGATATTCACATCGTAGTTCTTAACTACCTCTACATTATAACTTATTATCATGCTTCGTCTTCAATATTAGTTTCACCTTTGTCAAGTTCCTTTCCTTCCTTATCTAGGAATTTAAAACATTTAAGCTTAAATGCCTCAGATTTCATATTCTCAATCTTAATAACTATTCCCTCATGAGGTACTTTGTTATCGCAAGATGGCGAAGTTCGCTCCATATAGAATCTAGCGTCGTTAGCTAATTTCTCCATGAAATTTTCGTTCCAGTGCTCAGCTTCGTTAAGTTCTGGATATAAGCTATTGGCAGTACCATAATACCACTCTTCTACTGGGATAAGACCTACCTTAGCACACCATTGTTGAACTTCCCTAGCACTAAATTCGTGAACTACACCATCAACATTAGTTAATGTTACACGATATATTCGCACTTTAAAGTGCTTTTCGTGAGTATACTGTTCTCCTTCTTTAGGAGGCATACAGCCATAGTCATAATTCTTTTGGATATAGCCACCATTAGGTAAGAAACCAACGATTTCATAATATGCAGTCATACCTTTAGACAAGCAAGGTTTAACTATTTTATCAGCTTCCGCCCAAACGTCACACCCGTAGAATCCAGGAGTAACATTCTTATTATAGAACTGATTCTTTATTACCGTTCTAGAAGCATACAAATAGTCATACTTATTGAACTCTTCTCCAGTAAGCCATTTAGCGATTTTCTGTTTCCAGTTCAGATCTTGTTTACAAAGCACATAAGCTGATATACCAGAAGTTCCGTGAATTTTCTCAGTAATACTGATTAAATCATTTGGATGAATTACATTAGGACATTTCTTAATAAGAGTTGTGTCGTAGTGGAATCTAAATTGTTCATCAATGACCTTGCTGATTCCTTTGACCTTCTTCGTTTGGTTGTTACGTGGTGTGCCACCTTGTCCTTGCTGTCTCTTAGGGATGTACTTCTTGTTAATCCAAAATTCTTTGCCTTCATGTTCTACAATATCAAATTCAGTTCCTACTTCAATTTCTATCTCTTTATTAGTTACGGACATTATGTAGTTTTGGAACTGTATAATGGGCATAATAAAACCTTCCGACAGTTCATTTTTAAGTCTAATAGCTTTGACTCTACCATTGTCTTCAAACATACCAGTTTGTTCTGGGTCGTTGTTCAACTCCTTATGTCTATACAAGTTGCAATACCTTAGAAAATCAGGATTAATGCAACAAGCAGTTGGGAAATAAACATACAATCCTGGCTGGGAATCAATACCAGTAATAATGTTAAATCCATCGATGGTGCAACACTTAAGTCTAGTTACTTCTGGGTTACTGTGTTGTCTAAAATTCTTAATTTCTACAATCTTTGCCAAATAATTGACATTGGCTTTCTTACTTTTTGATAACTTCATTTCTTATATTTTTAAAATGGTTCTTCAGTAGTTTCTATAAATTCACACATAAAGTTAGCATATACTTGAGCCTGAATCTCATTAAATTCATTATTGTAATAGAACTGGAAAACATGAAACAGCTCATGATAAAATGTATTCCTAAGCTGTTCATCACTCATAGAGACGTTTCCTTCATATTCAGACTTTACTGTTCTCGCCAATTTAATAGTGTTAGTAGCATCACAAAAATAACCGTAATCGTTATTTGGAAGAGAATCTTCTATGATTACGGTTATTTCTTGATTAGCTATTTTAAACTTGTCTGGGAGCTTTCCTCCATTATTCAATTTCATCATAATACAGTTTGTACAGACTATTTAAATAATCCACAAACTCCTGTTTGTTTTCAAAAAGATTATCTACATCAGGAAGCTCTACCTTATTCTTTCTTCCATCGTTGTCATAATATTCTATATGTATCTGAGATACGCTATGGCACATGGTATCACACATTCCAGCGAATATCAGAATATCATTTTCAGATAGATACTCCGACAACCAAGGAAAATCTGTGTTTTCGTCTACATACTTCCCGTATCCTGCAGAGTTCCATCCTTTCTCAGAAAATCTTCCGGAATACTTACTAACATATGATAAAACCAATAGGAGAAGTTCGTCTTCTTCAAACGATTCTTTATCAAATTCAATAGTATCTCTCATGTAATCACCATCGTTTGCGTCACATTCTACATAAACTACATACAGCTCTCTATTATTCGGAACGATAGAATATTTAGCTTTCTTTAGAATATCAAATTTTTCGTATTTCATAGCGTATCAAGTACAATAAAATTATTACACATTTTTATAACATTTACTTTAAGCCCTCCCTTCAAGGCGCGAGTATCGCACACTTCATATTTCTCTTCAAGAAGGGCTGCATTCTCTTTGGTTATCTTTACCCAATAAACCCCGTTTTTCTGCTTAGAGCCATTCCAGATTAGATGATTAACTAACCAAATATAGCGTTTTTCTACATCACTCATTTTCAAAGAAGTTTTTCAATGTCTCATATAGCGGCCTAAGCTCATCTGCATAATACTCCAACTCTAGACCTTCTATGTACGAGGCTGTATGATACACAAAATTTTCCGTATCCTGTTCCAGATAATTCCACATATCTTCGATGTCAGACTGCATTAGTTCAACGCTGTCATCATCTAATCGAATACTTAAATACATAATTAGTAATTTATTATAGAATTATAGATTTTATCTGCTTCTTCCTTAAACTTAGCAGCTATATCATTGGAATTAGAGAACTCCTCAAACCATATACGTCCATATGGTAATTCACTAACAGCCATAGAAGCAACTTCTGTTCCATCTATCCAGTTCTTGAAATACACACTACCTATCTCTATACCTTTATAAGTAATACGTCTAAGCTTAGATATTTCGGATATACCCTTAGATTCCTTATATAATACTTGTAAGTCACTCCTATCCTGTTCAGAAGCTTCACTGAGCTTTCCTATTTTACTTAGAATAGCTGATATTTTGTTTTCTGCCACAGCATCTTTGTAGTATCTTACCATATACGCATTTTCAAATCTAGGAGCCTCCTCTACATTCTGTATGGGTATTTCTGAGTTTTCTATAAAAACATCGTCTAGGTAAGATAGATAAACATTACAAAGCAGTTTAGAATCCTCGATTTCTGAAGGACAAAGAAAAACATAAGCTTTAGTCTCGCCTTCTTCAATCTTGTGGGATATATTCATAAAGCCTACCTCATAGATACGGCATTCGTCAGGAACTTCTAACTCTAGGTTAGAAAAGTTCCCATCGTAGTAATATTGCCTATACTTAATCTTCTTCATAAAAATTGATTTTAAAAGTATTTCCAGCTATATAGTATTTGCCTTGATGATAGCAGTTGTCCCACTTATCATGTACTTCTAACTCTAGAGACTTTGGAAGATACAGTTCGTGTGATTGCCCGAATCTATTTGAGCTGTTGCCAACTATATTAGCGATAACTAAAATAATTATATCTTCAGCGCTCATTCTTTAATCGCCTCCATTCTTCCAAAAATCCTTTTGGGTAACGCCAGTCTGATTCGCAAGTATATACTCTAGAGAACTTGATATGCTTGCGAAGTGTACCACACAATGTGTCGTTAACTTCATCAAACAACTCATCTTCATCCTCACAATATAGATAGTCACTAGGCTGCAGTTCGAATACCCCTTCACTAAGACCAGATGTAACAAGCGACACATCAAATTTGTACTTACTCATAATCGCGAATACATTTTAGTACAGGTTGCAATGGAGTACCTTCATCAGACAGATAGAAATACTTAACAGTAGCCATCTTTCCTATCAGCTCCTTAAGTCTTTCCCTATATTGTTGTTTAAGTTCTCTAGAACCCATTGGTTTAGCTTTAAATTCTATACCATCTTCTGTTATTAGCGTAAAACACATATCTTCTTCCCGAAGACCTTCTGATAAACCAGTAATTTCAAACTCTGCATCTTTGTAGAATTTAAATTTTAGCATATCATTAGTACGCTTGCCGAAGCCATATTCTTTATCTGGATTTCTACATACTACTCCTTCCCAACCTTCTGAAACATATTGGTTGTGCAGTTTCATAATATTCTCGTACCCAGAGACCTTTTCCTGCGGGACTATTTGCAATTGTAACTCACCCTCTTCCCAATCTTTATCTGGATTAAATCCAAGATTAAGTTCTTTCTGAAGCTGCTTAAGAATTTCAAGCCTATCAGAGAACTTCATACTAGGAATCATTATATCGTAAACATAATATTCAAGCCAGTCACAGTCAACTGCGTTTTTCTCAAGACGAGCTGCTCCACTGATTTGTTGGAGACTTTTGCCATGTCTATACAACTCTCCATCAAGAATGTAAGTGGGATGATTCCTGAAGAACTCAAGCAATCTCTCATTGTTTCGGATATGGCTTGTTGAATAGTCATAATTTCCCCCACCTCTGGAAGCAGATAGAATCTCACCGTCCTTATAGTAGAAGGAACACCTAACTCCATCAATTTTTCTGCTAGCATACCAATACTTAACCTTATTGATTGAGGATTCCTTAACTTTATCTGCAGATTTTGCAAGCATGTGCTTTGCAAATCCATTCTGGTCGGTTTTAATGTCTCCATAAAATTCTTCCAATTGAGTTTCGCTATAAGTTTCGGGATCGTTCTCTAGCTCCTTGTAACCCTTATCTAAATATTTCTTAAGCTCAGACTTAAACTGCAACTCAAGTTGTTCTCTATGCGTTCTACCAGCTTTTCCTTTAGTAATGACTATTTCTGGTTGCTCTGTCATCTTTCCATGTAGCTGTCCTGTAACTCTATTAATTACAAATCCAGCTTTTTCTTCATCCCACTGCTCTGTAGTAGATAAATATACAACTCTAAATTTGCCAGTTGAGGCTTTGCTTAACAAATATTTAATCATGAATAGTTACCTTATAATCATCATAGTCTAATACATCATCTAGTCCACTGTAGTCATATTCATTCTCGATTAAGGTTTTCAAAAGCTCTTCATCGCTAACGAACTCTTCCTCTATATATTTCTTTAGCCATTCTTCCTGTAAATCTTCTCCTAATACAATATTTTTGTGTACTGTAATAGTGACTACTTTCTTTTTAAGTTCTTCTAGTGTCATTTCTGATAGTCCTTAACTAAGTTCCACAAATCATCTATAGTATCAGTAGGAATTATATTTCCGTCTTCATCATAAGCTTCATTAGGAAGACTATTTTTGAATAGTCCAGGCTTCTCAAACAACCACCAATTAACCCAGTCCACTCCTTCATCAGAGAACAATTCCGGAAGTACTGTATTTAAGAATCCCCAACCTAGTTCGGATATAGGAAGTTCAAACAAATCAATTCCAAAATCAGACCATCTATCCAATTCCTTAGAATAGTTCTGAGCATTTTCAATAAGCTTTACAAATCCTTCTTTAGTCATAGTAGTAATTATTTTAATATTCTTTTTGTAATATCTGTCTTCCAACCGCAATCGCACTCCTCGGCTGCTATCTTAAATGATTCCTCTAGGTCTCCACTTTCCATATACTCTGCAATTAATATATCAGTGTCTACATCGTATTTATCAACAATTCTTTCAGTGACTATTTTAACTGCAACACCTTCGAGTTCGTCATAGATAACATCTTCCAACTTACTCATTAATTCATCCCATTCATCACTTAGTTTAGCTGTGGTAGACTTGCTGTCTTCTTCTCTCATAGCTTCTTCGAGTTCTAATATTTTAGACCTCAATTCCTCTTTAGTCATGGTACTTTTAATACATTTTTAACAACAATTTCCTTTTTCATCTTACCAAATTGCTTCTCGATTTCTTCTGGAATATTTACTCGTATATCCATTAGGGAAGTTAGATACTTGACTTTGTCTCTTATATCATCAATAAAGTGATAATTAGTTTTGATTTGATTACTAATGTCCTCAACTCTCCGCATGAGACAAAGTATTAGGGCTAAGTTACATAACCCCAATACCATTAATACCCATATCATACTCCAGTATGTCCAAATCCTCCTTCTCCTCGTTCAGTAGAAGGTAATTCTTCAACAACTTCCCATTCTATAGTTTCATGCTTAGCAATAACTATTTGGGCAATTCTTTCTCCATCAGTAATTCTAACTGGGACATTAGAAGTGTTCACTAATACAACTCCAATCTCTCCTCTGTAGTCGGCGTCAATGGTTCCAGGTGAATTAAGGACAGTAAGTCCCAATTTTAGTGCAAGACCGCTTCGTGGTCGAACTTGCGCCTCATAACCCTTAGGTAGAGCTATAAATAACCCAGTAGGAATTAAACATCTACCACCAGGTTTAATCTCAATGGTAGAAGCTACTGGGACTGTAGGAATTTTCCTATCAGTGGGATTTCCCTCTTTGTCTAAGACAAACGGAGCATCTGGAGCCTCTATGAGACCTATAGCTACAACATCGGCATCAAAGAAGAATTTCTCTGGCTTTCCGTCTACTAAAGTAATTCTACTAAAATCTCCGCAGATGTCCATACCTGCTGAGAGGGAAGTTTCATACTTAGGAAGTTGGTGTCTTGATTCGTTAATTATTGATACTTTCATGGAGCAAAATAAATTCTTTTAAATAAAACTTAGCATCTATGATACACTTGGGAACTAGTCCCTCTAACTCTAAATCGTTTCTTATAGCATCCCTCACAATGGTAGCTGATATACCTTCTTCTACCTGTTCTCTTGCCATGAGAGTCATTGATATATAACCCTTCAGCATAAACTTTGGAAACCATGTTGTAATAATTTCGTATCCATCGCTATAGTAGATATTAAAATGGGACTCTTTTATAATACTAACTATGTTAGCATATAAATAGAATCCCCAATCCTGAGAGTTATCAGACTCATCAGTCAAATCATTAAGAGGCTGAATGATACATCTACTAAGTAAACCTTCGTCCTCTAAGGCAGTTTCTAGTAATTTTATCCTAACCTTTATAGGAATAGGATTACGCTTGTTTACTTTATCAGCACTACCAACTAACAAAAGAACCTTATCGTTCTCTGAACAAGCTTTTTTAATTAAAGCTAGGTGCCCATTGTGAATGGGCTGAAACCTAGCTAAAATAACTCCATATTTCATTTCTGATCTTTTGGTTTTATCTCTGTTGTTTTAATTATTTCCCTAAAGTCGAGCAATTTCCAGTTCTGCCTCTTATACTTCTTATGGTCTTGTGAAAAATCTTTTAAATCAGATTTGTTACAGAACAAAGCAAAGGCATAATCAACAATAATCTCAGAAATCTTTTCATAATTCTGTTCCTTGTTTGTAGTCAGGTTGAGAATTACATCATCAATCTCTAAGTCTGGACAATTATACTTAGCTGGAATATAATTTTTGTCGTTGTAATATACACAAACGATGTTAGTAAATTTTCTTATCATACACTTAATTCGTAGAGTCTTATTGGAGTAAATTCAAATATAAACCACTCTCCATCTGCATCCTGGAACATACTAGAGTCCCAATCTATCATGGTAATTCTCTGTATTATCTTAGTCGGCTCACTATCAATAATTAGAGGAAGCCCAACCTTAAACGCTCCAGTTATCCCTTCATACACTTTACCAGCACCTGACCTATGACTAACTTTAATCATTCCGTGCTTGGAGTGCAAGAGATTTTCTTCTTCTTCAGTAAAGTCCTTGAAGATATTCTCTTCAAGTCCTTTTATCAGAAGTTTCTTCCTTTCAATAATATCTTTAACCTTCAATTCTACCATACACTACAGGATTATTTAATGCTTTCATTATCTCTTCTATGGTACAAGTATTAGCTTCACTGTAGAATGCCATTACTGGAGCTGCATCATTATCAATTAATACAGCAAATGGAGTATGTCTAGCGCTAAAACCTCCCTTAAGCTTGAAGGCGTTTTTACGTTCCTTAAACAAGCCTTCATGGTAAGTTTGTAATTCTACTAAAGGATATTTAGGAAGAACCTTTTTTAATTCGTCAACCAGATGTTGACTGTTATCATCATACGCAACCTTAAGAATCATTTCCAAAAACGTGATGTTATGTCTTTAACTATGGGTTTTCCACAGCTATTATCTATATGAAGCATAACTTGATTAGTTGTCTTACTATTTAAAGGCCCGTTTTCTTCAATATATGGACCTAGCTTGATGTAATCAAAATGCTTCATATTCACGTGCTCCGATAGTTCTTGTCTACCTGAGTACCATGCCACTTTTAAATTCGGATAATAATCTTTAACAAAACTAGCTAACACATTTACTAGGTGAGGGTCAGAATCCCCTCCCATAAATGCTATACACGAAATACCATCTGTAATTAGTTCGTCTAGATGAATAATGTAATCATCGGAGAACCCCTGCGGATATTCAATTAATGGTTTACCTATATCTTCGGCTAGGTATTGACTATGACATCCTTTACAATGACAAGGACAGTTAGATATATTTATAGCTAATGTAATCTCATCCGGAATTTCCTGAAAGACTACTCTGGCATCAATATATTTAAGCATACTCTTCAATCTTTTTAGTTTCTGTATCTAATATAAAAGGTCTTCTTACGTCTAAGCAAGCAAACTTGTCAGTAATAATGGGTTCTGATTCCAATTGAGTATGTCCAAATATTTGATAATATGTAGACTCTCTATCTCCTTCTCTAACGTCGCTCCATACCATACTGCCTGTATTAGACCACCCTCCTCTCATACGAGATACTTCCCATAGGAAGCCAACTAGAAAGTCCTCAGGCTTAGTAATTAGGTCAGTAATAGTAAAATCCATACTCTTTAACCAATCATTAGTAACTCCAGCATGAGTATATAGAATACCTTCCGAAAAGTATTTGAGTTGGAATAGAGACTTGAAATTCTCAAACATTTCCTTAATTAGCTCTGCATTAGCGTAATCATACCTAGAAGCACTTCCGAAATCATAGCAATAAGCACAGTCGTGATTCCCAAGGAGTAGTATTACCTTATCGGGATTATCAACTTTGAATTGGATAATCTCTTTAAACTCCTCTATCGCATTCTCTCTAGTAATACCTTCATAACCATATGGGTCGAGGTAGTCCCCTAAAAAGACTACCTTATCCACACTATTAATCTTCTCTTTTGCTTTTCTCCAGAATGGTCTACCGTGAACATCTGGAATAATTAAAACTTTACTCATACAACTTTATCAATTCTATAATGTGCTTTTTCATCGTATTTCCACGCATTACATCTTTCTTTATTTCCTCTACAATAATACCCGAAGTCTGCACAAGTCAAGCAATCTTTACATAAGTTTTCTTTAGCATATTCAAGATATATTTGTCTCTTCTTTTCTTCGTCATTCCCATAAAATACTAAGGTATAAACGGTTCTATCAACTGAGCATCCAGGTCCTGCAAAAGTTTTAGCTTGTCTAGATACTATATGAGATAGATTAAAATGTTTAATAACTTGCATTTCATTAAGGAACTTCTCCAGCTCAGCAGCTGTTCCTACAAACTCTTCTATTTTATACATTTTTTGAATATGTTCTTCTTTCAGCTTCTATTCTTCTATCCTTACCAAAAGCAGTGATAGGTCTTAGATAGCCAATAATTCTGGTATATTGAGTAATATGTTCACTTCCACATTTAGGACATACCTTAATGGGAGCTTTCACAATATGTTTACAATCCTCGCACTTACTATTAGGAATATTGAACGTGAAGTAATTAGTTCCTTGCTGAATAGCAAAGTCTATAAGCTTCAAGTATTGCTCCTTAGACAGATGTTCCTCCAAGTTAATGTGAGCTGCACTACCTCCATCTGTATACTGATAAGTCTGCCTTCCATGAAGTATAAACTTATCCAACACTGATGTATCATCATGGGCATTATAGAAGTAACTATTGTATAGATTCCTATCTTCAGGAACCCAATAGCCATCTGCTTTATCCCATTTATAATTCTTACCACCAAGTCCCTCTGCTGGAACGACTTCAGAATTAAATAAGAAGGGGCGCTTTTTGTCATGGATAGAATGAAGTTTATTCTGCTCTTTTATTGTTCCAAGTATGAGCTGTAAAAACTCAAAATATTCTGGATTATTAGATACCTTCATTCCTAAGAACTCAGCAGCTTCATTCAGACCATTTAGCCCAATAGTACTATATAGGTCTTTGATGTTTATATAACCTCCATTTGAAGAAGCAAACATCTTCTTATCCTCCCACTCATAGAGCATGGTCTTATAGGTAATGTGATACTTGTATACTCTCTCTAGAATATCTATTAGATATTTTTTGAGTAGGGCAACATTATCTTTACAATGCAAGAGATTTTTGTCTCCATCTTCACTCCACCAAGTAGTTTCTTGTCTAGCCCAATCTTGGACAATTCTGTTAATATTCAGAGTAATAACATTACAAGAACCTGTCTTTACACCAGTCATACCAGAGGTAGGACTAAATGTATTTTCAGCTAATTCATTACGAAGACGACAACAAGATGCAAGACTATCTGCACTGTCTGAGATATAGGTAAAGAAACTATGACCTTGAGAATACATTTCTGCACATAAGTCTTTATAGTTCTTATCTATAATGTCTTTACCGTCATGCACCATAGCAAAGGTTTCTACTGGAAATGTCAGAACTTGTTTCAAGCGAAGTTTATTAAACCAAGACATGAACAATCTCTGTAAAGTATCAATTGCTACCCATTCTGGCTTAGTTCCGTCTGGATAGTAAAATTCTCCAAATAGAGATTCAAAATAGGTCTTATCGTAGTACGAAACATTAGTAAAGGGAGATTGATAACTTCTGTTTCCAGCAGGTTGATTAATTCCCCAAACAAACTGTTTAAAAGCTTTAAGGATGGAGTCTTCGATAGTTCTCTTAATAAGAGAATGTTCCGAAGTACATATACAATCGAGCTTCTCATACCACTTTTCTCCGTATTCAGCAATAATATAATAGTTAAGTGCAATAAAATAGCTACCTACAGCAACTGCTCCTTTACATTGAGAAGACAATAGAAATACTAAGTTAGTAACCTGTCCACTAAATGACTGCAAATCATTAGGAGGGCCAGGAGTAACTCCGTCAATATTACCTACTCCCTCTAACATTAGAGGATATAACGAGACTGCCATACAATACTGTTTAAGTACTGACGTAGAAGCCTCATCGTGAGTATAAATAATATGACTGTCTAGGTCTCTAGAATATTGAGAAGAGAGTTCGGGATAAAGAAGCTTTAATTTCTTCTTCATACGATAGCGCTGAATTTCTCTGTTCTCGCGCTTTCTATCTTCACTCTCTAATGTAGCAACGTTCTTAGATACAACATTAGCATTTCCATCTGTTTCAGATGAAGTAGCTGCATTTTCGGAACTATTAATATAGTTATCTTGATAACTAATCTTAGCTATGATTTCTCTAAGTCTAGATTGTTCACTTCTATACTGAGAATATGCTGAGGCTACATCATCGTAACCATAGTCCCTCAAGGTTTCTATTACTACGTCCTGAATCTCTTCTATAGTAATGCCGTCCCATAAATGCATATCAGCCACCATAGCTGTAATGACTTCTTTATTTTCTTCAGGACAGCAAGCATTAAATGCTTTAGATATTGCTTCTACTATCTTATTACCGTCAAATTCCTGTAAACTTCCGTCTCTCTTTACTACTTGCATATTAAATACCCATTACGTCCTTAATTAACAATGTCTTCTCGAATTTATTTACTAAGTCTCTCTTATCCTGGGTAATCAAGTCAGTAAATGCGTTATACACGGTAAATCCATCTACAACATTGTCTGTTGTATAATACTTAGATTTTTCATCATAAAACAAATCTTTATAAACATCAATCGGAGCAGATTCAGCTAATTTTACAGAACCAAATCCCATGTTGATTTTAGAATTGATGCAGTTGTCAACCCAGTGACCTAGGTCAGCATATATATCATCTTTCTTATACTCCATCTCTGAAAGTTTCTTAAGCATTAAGTTGGTTTCATCTGTCATCGACATAGCATTTCTTAAGAAGCTATAGTTAATAGCAGATTCTGGCTCTAGCTCAGAAACATTTAACATTTCTGGATTAAATACACACAAGTTTAGACAAGCCATATTTAAAGCTCCTACATAGAACTTAACTAATGGTTTACGAGTATCAAGGGCATAAATCATACTAATTACTCTTTTATGATTATCCCAAGCATATTCGTCCGGCAAAACACCTTGAATCCAAACTCTATTGTATATTACATCATCAAAATTAATCTCCCCATCTTTAGTAAGCGATATTTGGTCAGCAGGCTTAGCATTAATGATAAAATTATCAGTCATTTTAGATACTCTGTCTATAAACGGAGTTACATAGGCTTCAGTAGTAAAATACTCTTTATCCTTAATTCTAGTTGCTTTCCCTTGCATCAATTGTTCAATCGTCAATTCCATATTTAAACATTATTATAGTAAATCTCCTTTAATAGGAGGTCTAATCTAAAGTGTTCATCCAATGCTTTAACCCTATGCCTTAGAGAATACATAGCTAATTCTGCAAAACTCTCTAATTCTGGTTCTTTGTATGCTTTGGAAGGTGAAACTCGAAAATATTTGCGCCATAAAGGTTCAAATTTTTCCATTAGAGTATCTATTTCCTTTCTCGGAATGTAGCAAAAATACCTTGCCGAATCGAGAAATACTCCATTGAAATTATCTACTCCTAAATGAGTACTAGTATCATAATACACGTTTCCTAAATACATCATAGCCTGTAATAAAGACCTATGTACGAAAACAGAGTTAATACCTATATCTCTTTTAGTTTCTTGAAGAATCCAGAACTTGACATTCCGGTTTTCATCATAGAACCTAACTATTCCATCTGTAGGTTTTCCCGCGATGGATTCTTTTCTTCCGATTATTAGAGGATTAACTAAGCTAAAATAGTTATAGAAATGATTTTCTATTACATCTTCAAGCACACAACCTCTGTTTGTATAGAAATTAATTCTAATCTGAAGTCCTGTTATAGGAGTAAATTCCATTTAATTGTTAATTAGTTGTTACACTTCCATAATTAAATTACGTTTAATATCTATTAAATATAGCTTATCTCAAAATAAAAAAGGAAGACCACCCTTAGGCAATCTTCCTTTTAAACGTATATCTTTCAAGAAATTAGGCTTCGATACCGAAAGCTAACCAAGTACCATTCTTGGTATTCTTAGAAGGAGTATATTGTGCAGTTGCTACTACTGCTTGTCCTTCAACAACATCCTTAGTTTTCACCAACTCAGCATTTCCTTTATACTTACCGCTCTTATACAATTCTTTGATTGCGTTCTTAGCGTCAGCTTTGTTAGTATCAACTTGGCAAACAACAGTCTTAGTTTCTTTGTCAATCCACTTGTAGAAAGTCTTAAACTTACGCTTTCCATCACCTTTAACATCGTCAATCTTGTACGGACGCTCACGAGTGTCTGCAACAGACGATTCAATAGTAATCAGATAACCAGCACCGGGGCAGTTCTTGCCTTTCTTAGCGAGATATTCAAGCATAAACTCTTTTACATCACGCTCAGTAATACCCTTAGTCTGTTTAGCTTTCCAATTTTTGTAAGCCTGAGTTGCATCACCATTTACATGGAATAATGTGCTTTCAACTTGTGCGATTGCTGCTTCTTTGCTTTCTGCTACTACTTCTACTTTCTTAAAATTCAAAATCGTTGTACTCATAATAAATAAAATTTTTAAACATAAATCATTAACATATAATCTGAAATTATTTTTCCGTATCTAATCAGTATTGTTTCCCTTACTGATGTAATCAATTATACTACATCATACATAGAAACCCTAATCTTCAAATGTTAATTTTATGTTAAAGGACGTTAAAATCCTCTTAACTAAAAATCTCTTAAAATGGTACATAATTGTCGAGCAAAATCTGGAGCTGTTTGGGCATATCTTTCGGCTTAATACCAAAGTCAAGAAAAGTGGTACACCCATACATTAAATCCTCACAGATAGCCCCTAAAGACTTCAGAAAGGTATTTTTTTCTCCCTCCCTAAAATCTTTTCCGACTTTCAATAAAACATCATAACACGTTACCTTTTGACCTTTTTTCTTTAACTCATTAGTTATATAACAAGTAAGAGCAATACAGGCTAGTTTATCACCCATATTGCTCCCTAGGTAGTTTAAGGTAAAGTATTTTGAGTAAATTGATGACAATTGTTCAAAGCTGATATTTTGAAGGTCGTTCATCAAGAGAATAGTCTCTATAACCTATCTGATAGGCTACATACTTCAAAAGAGTCTTGAACTCATGAAATCCTTGTCGCAATTCCAAATAAGTAACTGGCCTAACCTTACTATAAAAGTTCGGAATGGTAGAAACTACTAAGTAATTAGCTTGCAATTTTGGATTCTCCAAGTTATAGAACTTTTCAGCACACAACTTCAGAAGGTATAAATACATAGCAAACTCCCTACTATAGTGATACTTATTGATATTGGTATCAATTTCACTAACGATTTTTCCAATCGTCTTAATATCATTCACTACAATAGTGTTAGTTTCTGTATCTATTGTATAATTATCTAGTTTGGACTTCAGGTGTAAGATAAACTTTTTTCCATTAGGGCAGGTCGCCTCCACGTCCAATAAAATAGCTTGCTCATTTTCAGAAATAGGTGTTTTAGTTATCCCTTCAGGATGTAAAAGTTTCTGCACTTGCTTATTGCTATTTAATGCTGATACACAAGACTTTACGATTTCTAGTGACTTATTATCAAGGTATATAATTTCCTTATCCTGAGCCAAATCAAATTCTTTAAGCTGTCTATTCTTCCAATAATTGGTAGATGCTTCAATAACAGACTTAGCTAGGTCTTTGGTAAGTTTTCCTTTGTAATATTCAACTTTATCTGAAGCAGCCTTCACATCATCAAATTTTACATCTCCCTTAAGGAAAACTGGATAGAGTTCATTAGCCATTGCTCCCAACTTTGCAGTAGGTTTACCAATGTCTTCTGACAGTTCAAAACTATCTGGCTGTAGCACTAATTCGTGTACAGCACTTCCAAGTTCCAGAGCAGAAGAGAAAGTATTTTTAAACCCAGTAAAGAATTTATCTGGATTACCATCCTGCCGAGGATTAATTAATCCTAAACGGGAGTTACTAACATATCCACTGTACTGTTCAGAAAAATATACCTTATCACTTATCTTCTCCAATCTTAGTGTGTCTAGCAGCGGCCTAAGCTTGATATCTTTTAATTCCATCCTAAAGTTGCTAATTCTAATTCATATGCAAATCTAATTTCGTCAATATCTAAACTATAAATGCGGAATAAAGGATCTCCATTCTGGTTATGTGGCCTATCTATTAGCAATGCTGGAAGTCCAGAGTTTATTGCCATAGTCACATTACTAATACTGTCGTCGATTAATACATCGCATTTGCCTTTTATCAAGTCAGCCTTGTTTCCGTGCTGATAATACATTTGATAAATAGGTCTTATGGGTAAATTGTATTTAGCTAGACAATTTCGAGTATAAGTTTTACTGTTAATTCTTTTGGTTGCATAAATATGCGGCTCGAAATTTGGCTTTTCTAGCAAGGGTAAATTTTCCCAAAACTCCTTGTTGTAGCGAAGACTTACTACGTTTCGTGTAATTACGTGCTCAACTAAATCTGATTCTCTAGGGAATAGTGTTTTATATGCTCCCCAGAAATCGAAGATTGTGTCATCCAAGTCTAACGCTATCCTTAATGGATTACATAAATTCATTTATCTCAGATACGTCTCCTAAATATATTCCATGTTTTTCAGCAAGTTCTATACAGAAATCATCATAATCCAGAAGATCATCTAAATCGTCGTATTTATTTATATACATACTCTTTATCTTCTCTTCGCAATCCTCATAGCTTCTTGCTACTACTTTGCTAATAGTACAGACTTCGTCTGTATGCCATGGAAATAAATATATGTTCATAACTCGATTACTTCAATAACGTTCAATCGTTTCTTTATTAATAGCTCTAGGTCTTCTCTATCTACGTAGATGAAATGACTTTTCTTCAAATCAGATAAAGTGGAATCAAACTCAAGAGAGAATGCTTCCATTGTTCTCCAATTCTTTTTAGCTGTCCTTAAATAAAGAGCATATTCATCATCAAAGTCATTAACTATACAATTTTTAATCGTAGGAACTGGACCTTTAACTACTAACTTTTTCATTTTCTAAGCAATTCATAAAAATATTCTATAGGTATTACAGCAACTTGCCCTCTAGCTGACTCTCCATTCTTTCCTGCCTTTTTCCAGCATATACAGAACGGCTTTGACTTATCACTGCAAGCATCTCTAATATCAAAATAGTTAGGCATATTCTGAGTAAATTTAGCTTGGATATTAACTGGAAGTTCATTGTTCATGTCAACAATATCTATTTTGTCAGCATCAGCCAATTTGTTTTGACTTCTGCTAGACACACATCCTTCGTATCCTATATCTCTAAGCTTGTGAATTATTTCTAACTCATACTGAGAGCCTTTTTGTTTACTCTTCTTTGCCTGCTTACTTCTTCTAACTGCGGGGTCTGCCCATTCAAAGGTAATTCCGTCTTTTGATTTTGCTCCAGAGCCAGGCTTATTAGCTCTAGCTTTGATTGAGTTTATCTCCAAACCAGTTCCTTCGGAGGCTAATTCAACAGATTCAAAAGTTTTCCTACTACCGTCCTTAAAGATGGCTGTAACACTTGTATTAGTCTACTTTTTCATTCTTCTTAAGTTTCTTTATGTAATTAGTAATAAATTCTTGTGTACCTTTTCTTCCATACATATGGTAATAATCACTTATATCCTTAGCTCCTGTGCTTCTGGGAATCATTGATACAATTAGTTCTGGATGCTCTTTCCTAATCTTATTAGTAAAACGTACTCCAGTCAAATCATTATCATATAGCAACACAACGTATTTGAATCTCTGCTTTAATTCTTCTAAAATCTTATCAGAAACAAACTGAGTTTCAGAGTTGGGAGCTATAGCTGGTATTCCTAAAGAATATAAACACATTACATCTTTCATAGATTTAGTTATAACAACTAGTTTTCCACTCTTAGCTAATTGCTTATAGCCTTGAATAGTCTTGGTTGAAACATTTCCTATGAATCTAAACTCCTTTCGTTTTGGCATATAAATTCGCCATTGCTCGATGTTCTCTTTCTTTCCAAAATAATAGCCATATATAGGACTATGCTGGGCAGATTGTGCGTATATGTTCCCATTCAAAAATACAGTACTACAACTGTATACTTTGAACTTATATAGGATGTCTTTAGTTATACCAAAGCTTCCCCACCACTTCAACTCAGGTTCTGAAAAATCCTTAGCCTCTATCTGAATAAAAGTTTGTTTCTCTTCTTCAAACTTAGGCTGGATTTTCACTGCAACTTTCTTTACGGAAGAATCTTTCGTATATCCAAAGTCTTTAGCTATAATCCTTAAAGCAGTGTGGTAGTTACAATTATACTTTTCCATAACTACTCCTTCGAATGTGAGACATTTTCCAGAAGCAAAGTCTTTAAAATACAAGTTTCCAGATTTTCCTCTAAAGAAACTGCAAGTGACATGACTGTCACTACGCAAAGGAGACTTAAACAATCCTTTCTTAACTGGGATGCCCAGATAATAAGTCATGTAAGTCTCCTCATTGTTTTTAGATAGAAGAAATTCCTTAGTAATTTTTGGTTCAAAAGTATAATCAAACATGGTCACTAAGGAATTTATGAATTACTCTACTAACAAATCATTAGAGTAAGTCAGTGATGTCCAAATCATCTGCTGGAGCTTGGTCTACTCCTGCTACATCTGCAATTGGATCTTCTGACTTCATTTCAGTAGGCTTAGCCTTCAGATATTTCTGACGTTCTCCTTCCTCATAGTCAGAGAAGAACAGCTTATCGCCAATATAGTTATCAGAAATGAACGACTCACCCTGTTTGTTAATACCAACAATACGCGGTATATCAGCAACTACCTTACCGTCACGGTTTCTACCAATCAACTTCAACTTAGTCTCTGTTCCCTTCACCTTCTCAGTGATTGTAATCAAAGCCTTAGCTACGTCGTCGAAGCTCTTAAACTTAGAGCTAGCTGCTTGCATCTTTTCGAATCCTGCAGGGTTAAGAACCTGCGCAGTCTGTTTAACTACAGCCATCAAAGTTTCGAAGTTGGAGGGCATCACTACCTTTCCACCATTCTTACTATCAAATTCTCGTCTCTCATCATCACCAGCTTTCGGGAAGAATTGAGTTACTGAGAAGTAACCATCTTCGTTCTCAAAATTGATAGACAAAACTTTATAGTGGGCTGTTGGGTCCTTCTTCCCATCAAATTCCTTGATTTCGCAACCCATGAATTTTACATCATGGATATTCCAAGGGGTTAAAGGACGACGTGTGTTTCTTACTGCTGAGTCTGCTGATATACCAAAATTAAATGCCATAATTAATTCAAATTAAAATCAAATTTTTCTAAGTTTTTGTCATCTTCGTCTATGTTTAAATTATCTAATGCTTCTATATCGAGTTCTTTTTCGATATCAATTATCTCTTCCGGCACAGGATTTGACTCCTGTACCTTGTCTCCTATCAGATAATAAATTCCTTTATCCTCTGTAGGTTCCAACTTAAAGACAGTACCGTAAGCAGAAAGCTTTTCGTTAGCAGCTCCTCTATAACTTACAGTATTACTTTTAGTCAGCTTGTTTCCAGCCTTAGTACCGAAAGCAGCATCGGTTCCAATAATAGGAACTGCCTTCTTATCCTTTTTCTTATACTTGATGTCTACACGACAATCTGCACAGACTTGTAACAAGTTTACTGCCCCTTGGGTCAAAATCAACTTGTTAGAATCAAGCGTAATAATAGGTTCAGGATTTTCATCTACCTTAGCAGATGAAGATTTACTACTTGCAGCTTTCTTAGTAGCTACGGTGTCAACATGGATTTCTTCTTTACCAATATAGGTGATTTCACCCGTTTGCTCATTCACATCATAGTGAAACAGTATGTCTAATTTCATTATTCCCCTTCGTTATAAGCGTCAATAACTTTAATAATCTCATCCAAATCATTATCAATTTCTAAGTCTTCAAACATTCCCAAAGAAGTCTTTGCTACACAGCTACCATCATTGTTAGTGATAAGCTTATACTCCATTCTACCGGAGTCTCCTTCGTTTACTTTAGTAAAGAAGATATATGTAAACAAACCTTCCAAGGTTACTTTTTCAGATAGCAACTTACCAACAGTCTTGATAACATACTTAGGATTAACGTTGTCTCCAACATTTTCTGAGTGAGTCAAGAAGATCATTTTGCAATCCTCCCTCATCTTTTCTGAATATCTCAGAATTTCCATAGCGTGTTGAGCTAATTCACTAAACTTAGTATAACCAACTTCAGTTGCTCTATCAACGAACTCATAAGAGAGAACATATTGGAAGTCATCAATGATTACCTGCTTGATGTGCGGCATCATCTTATCAATAATTTGAAGAATTTTCAGTATTTGGTCCCACTTTGAACTTACATAGTAGTTACCACTCACGTTCTTTCCTTCGATTTTGATGGGAATATACTTCTTCTTCCATGCACGGAAGGGAAGGGGTTTACCCGTAGTACTTATAATAAAAGTAGTTTCGGGATTAAGATTTCTTAAACTTGTACTTTTTCCAGTACCTGATTCACCTACGATAGCAATTGTTTCAGCAGCCATTATTCTAATGCAAAATTAAAATTCGAATTTGAATTATCTAATTCTGTAATATCATCTAGCTCCTGTTCTACAATAGAACTATTATCTTCTAATATATAGTTTGGACTTGTATATCTCTCATAATCATAAATTTCATCGGGCTTCGGCAGCTCGTAGAACATATTAATCCATCCAAAGAAGTTTACTCCAACCTCAACATCGCAATCCCCATATCGGTTCTTAAGTACCATAATACTCCTATAATAAGAGCCTAGATACTCAATATTGTAATGTTTATAAGTCTTCAATCCATCTCTGTGAGGATTATACAATGCAATCATGATATTACAATCTTGCACAGTATTACCTGAATCCTTAGCATCGTGAATAGTAAATGCACTTTTGCCTTGTTTAAACCTCTCAATATTTCCTTGCTCTCTATTAGCTTGCTGTATTACTACAGGACTAATAAAACACTTATCTCTAAGAAAAAGAAGATAGCTAGACAACAAATCAATATCAGGCTTTGTACCAACAAGACCAATATGGTCTACAACTACATTATAAATAAGATTAGGATTATTTGGAGTATAGACGAGGCGGGTTTCACTTTCAGAAAAGGTTCCCATTTCCTCCAACCTAGTTTTCAAGATGGCATATACCTTCTTCGGAGTTACCTTCTTGTCATAGATTTCTAACTTCTTACTAATCTTATCTATCCAAGGCATACATTGCTTAACTAAGTCATAATGCTCATCAGATAAAATATATTCTTTTTCTCTTGACAATATCTTCTTAAAAGATAGTTGGATTCCATAGGTCTCAAATATATATATGGATAACAGCTTAATATACAAAGCTACTTCTCCCATTTCAAGACTGAAATACAATACCTTAAAATCATCATCATCAAGATGTTCCATTAGTGGTCGATATACATAAGCATATAAGGCAAACGAAGTCTTACCTGCACCAGAGTTTGATAGAATTAAAGTATAGGTTTCCCTAGTAACTCCATCAATAATACTCTCTAGCTTAGGAAGTTTCATAGAAATACCATGATTTAGTCCCTGTCTACCTCTATCAATTTCATTGAGAAGTTTATCAGAAATCATAGTAATCTCATAGAATCATAATTAACTCCGCCTTCATTCTTTAATGCCTCTAGTTCTTCCCACTTATGGTCTATTACAAAATTAGCTATTGTGGTACACAATATATTGTGTTCATTAGCCCACTTAACTAACTCTATAATATGGTTATGAGTTTCTGGCTTCCATCTGATAGTTTTACCATAAAACCTATAGAAGTCTTCAATTGTATCAAATTTCTTAGATACGCTTTTCAGACCCACTTGTGTATTATTAACTATTCCAAATAATGGATAAGTATCCCACAATTCCTTACCTAAGTCGAATGAACACTTATAAAAGTCTTTCACAACTAACTTATTTAGAGGAACATCTAGTGGGTTAAATACAGACCCTTTCTCAGGAATCTTATAGGATTTATGAATAACTCCAGCATCGCGAAGTCCAGTTAATAGTTCTATTGTAAAACCACGAGCGCATACTCTAGAAGAGAAATACTCGTGGACAATTTCGGGTTCATCACCCTCTTGGGCGATAAGAAGAATTTCTAACAACAACAGCTCACTTGGGTTTATGCTATATTTTTCACAAAACAAAAGTTGCTGTTTCAGTTCAAGATTTTTCACGTGTACAAATTAATAGATTTTCTACTAATCTATACACCAAGTCTAGTTTACTTGTTAAAGCGTTAAAACTTGGTTACGTGATAAACTTTAGTCCTCAACTTTTTCGCTGGCAGTTTCAAGAAGTACTGCATAGTCCTTCTTTAATTCCTTCAATTCAGCGGTAAGCTTACTAACTTTAGTTTCCAATGCTTTGCACTTCTTAGTCAAAGCAGACTTCATCTCATTAAACTCTTTTTTAGTGTAATAAGTTTCCATAATTAAAAACGATAGGTAAAATTCTGCAATTTTTTCTTGTAAGGTTCCCAAGGCTCTCCATTAAGTAACTTTCGTAAGTTATCTACATCAATAGTAACATACTCGCTCTTTTGATGAGACTTCTTAAACCATTCTTGTTCAACGGTATCTTCTAGCACTAATGTGAATATTTCAGAGTATTTAGAACCTTCTTTTCTAATGACCCTACCAGCGGCTTGAGTGCTTTTTGTGCTACTAGAGTCAACTCCAAGCATTATCCCGACCGATAGACCGGGACAATCAAAACCTTCAATAGCCAATTTACAGCTATTAATCACGCCCTTGTCTAGTAGGGCGAACTCCTCAAGTGTAATTCTGTTTTGTTTTTTACTTTCTTTGCCAGTGTAAACATATCCTACTCCTATCTTCTCTGCCATTGCAGTGTTAGCAGAGAATGTAATAATTTTCTTGTCTGCTCTGTGAGCAATAATCTCCCTAGCCACTTCTAATTTAGCCGGATGATTATGGATAAACTTTTTTCTAGCTTGTAAAGCTCTCATAAAAGCCGTAGAATGAAAGGTAATCTGCTTCAAAGCATTAGACAGTTCAGCTTTATCCGAACTACTACAAATCTGGTTTCTGTAATTAAGCCTATTTCTGAGGCCGTCTTTACCAACCATACTCATTGCGAGTCCAAAATCAAAGTTAAAGAATTCAAAATGTCTTATAAATTCCCTATTTTGCTCTCGATAGCTTTCGATGTCTTCTGCTGTGATAATTACTTGATATTCAGTAAAATCAGATACCCAACCATTGGCTTTGGCTACTTCAATAGTTACACTATCAACTACAGGGCAATATTTCTCGACTATAGTATGTCTACCGTCAAGTCTTTCCAGAGTAGCAGTTAGCCCAAGAATTAACTTGTATTTAACCTTACTAAATACAAATTGTAAAGTCTCAGCAGCAGTTCTATGGATTTCATCAATGATTAAAAAGTCACATTCGTATCCATTCTTTGCTGTAGTATTTACAACTTGCACCTCTGTATTTAACCCTAGACCTTCCTTATCTAATATATCTATCCACTGGTTCTTTAAAAGTTCCGTGGGGACTACTACCAATGCTCTAATAGTAGGATATTTAGATAGAACAGCCTTTAAACAATTAATAGCACATCGTGTTTTACCAAAGCCTGTACAGGCTTCTATGGTGCCTCTTCCTTTATGTAATAACCAGGCTCTCTTACATTGCTCCTGTCGCTCATCACGAGTAACAGGAGTAAAGAGGTCTTTCATCAATCTATATTCCTAGTGATGTCCCATCCTTTAAGTTCTGCAACTTTCTTGATTTCTTCCATCTTATCCTTCCATTGTTTAGCCTGGTTCTCGCATTGATTTTGGAAGCGATAAAGAACTTTGTTTGATAGCAGTCTGAGCTGATCACTAGTTAAGTTAGCATATTTATCTCGTTTCAATCTACACATAGATCTAAACTCAGCATAACTTAATCCAGTATCACAGATTTTCAGAGCTATAGAAGGATTCAAACGAAGTTCCTTACTTACTACTAACAGTCTGTTAACAGCTTTACCTGTCACTGGGTCTTTACGATACAAGTCTTTCTGCATTTCTTGCTGTGTAAACCACAGTCCCATTTTTACAATGAAGTTAAGCGTCAAATGAGAGTTGTCAAACAATCCCAAGGAATCTAAACAAGCATCCATAACTAAACTTACTGGTACTTCTCTAAACTCTACAGGGATTCCATTAAGAATCTCTCCAATTGGATAGACCTTAATAGCCTCATTAGTTAACACTTCCTTATTGTTTTTGATAACAGCTTTCAAGTCTTCCAAACAACGTGTGTTTGTGTATTGCTTTTCAGCTCTAAGCCATCTAATAAGAAGCTCTGCACGACATCTTTGTATTTGGTCGGACACAATTCCGAGTAATGTTACACGACCCGGATTCTTGGTATCAGAGTTGTACAACATTTGTTCACAATGATTGTAGAATCGTCTCAGCTGGTCATAACCTGCGTCTACCAATTTAATTTCCTCCTGGACCCCATTTACCTTAGGTCCTTTCCATACATAGCTATTAACGTCGTTTGCTTTATCGCTCAAAGCCTCTCTCAGCTTATCTCCTAATACAGTCATAAATTATTCTTTAAAAATACTTCATAGTTTATCTCCTTTTTAATGTTAATCTAATAATATTTGTCCATCTTCAATGATAGGCTTTTCATGAATAAATTTCAAGAAAATTATATTACTATCCTTGTATGGAACAAAATCTTTACCATCGTACCATCTATCGATGCCTTCTTCTACGTATCTTAGTGAAACATAGCCGACATCTCCTAATTTCATAGAACACTGGTTCCAATTCGGGAATCGAACACACATTATATCCTTGTAATCTAGATTATCATATTCTAGCCTTTCAAAGACATAATTAGCGTATCCCATCCCGTCCTCACATTCAGCAACAAATTTGACATGGTAAGTTACTTCTTTGGTTTCCACACTTCAAATGTATTAATATCCTCGAACTTCCTACAACCATAAGAAGCGAAGTCTCCTTGCAGCTTATCCATGTTAGGCAAGCAAGGGTAATTCTTACACCTAGTGCAGCTACGTTCAGGATGTTTGTAGTGAAAACCATCTTTGTCCTTAAACATTACTTCAGTAATAGGCATAATAATATTAATACACATGAACCAGCAGCGCCATATTTAATGACATTCTGCTTCTTTTTTAAAGACTTATTAAGACCTTCAATAGATCTATTTTTATCTTCAATTATGTTTCCATAATACAGTAACTGAACTCTACGAAGAGAATCCGTTTTTTCCCAACTCTTATTTATTAGTTCTAGATTAGTTATTCGCTTATTCAATAACGGAACAGTTTCAGACAACTTCTGATGCTCGGCAAATATCAGATTAGTTGTTTTTAGTTGCTCGCTGGTTATTGTAACGGTCGATGTATTCTGAGAAAAAGCACAAATTGATGCTATCAGAACTAGACATAATAGTAGATACTTTCTCATCATACTCTTTGTCTATATACTTAATTTTCTCCACGATGGAATCGTTAACTATATAGATGCTATCTCTAATTATAGAATCCCTTACTATTTCCTGCACATTAGGTGGAGAAACTGTGGTTTCCTTCTTAGGTATTAGCAAATAAATAATTAACAATCCCATCAAGGCTATTAAGATATAGCAAAACTTAGTCCTGTTCATTCAGATCAACGCCTATTGCCTTGGCTTTAGTTACCAGTTCAGCGCATTTAACTACATCTATACCTTCTTTAGCTAGATTCAAAGCTTGCTTCTCTTTATCGGAGAGATTTTTGATTTCGTTCTTGAGGGCTTCTTTTCTTTCGAACCGAGCTTTCATTTGGTTATATCCCTTAATGATACGCTCTGGATTTTCTTTCAAGAAAGTAAGCTCCTGTTCCAAGAATGCTTTTACCAGCACTTTACCTGCTACACCTCTAGATGTAGTATAAATAGCTGGACACTTTGGATCATGAAGAGCCTTATCGTAAGCCTTCTTCTGTCCCTTAGCCAAATCGAAGGTATCACTAGGATTACATACTGCAATACCAACGGTTACTACTCTACAGATTCTAGCATAGTCCGGATCATTTGTGCATATGTATTCATCGGGAGCTACCCAACCTACTGCTAAGACACAATCATCCTCACTTACTTCAGCAGCCTGACTTAAAGCACAAGCTACAATTTTACGTTCTTCACCCTTAAAGTCTACAAATGAGTCTACCATGTACTCAATCACATCCTGTTTCATTTTCTACAATTTTAAAACCGTTATTAATTAAATATTCTTCGGGAGCAAATTGTAATTCAAAGAATCTATGCAAAGAGTACTTCTTCCTCTTACAACATAGTTGATTCTTTTTCAATACAATAGGTTTATTAGAAGAGTAGTATTTTTCTTCCATTAGAGCAGCTCCCCAGCTCCATATTTGATATACTGAACTACAGTAGATAAACTTATCGTGCGTATGCACAATTTGTTTATCCTTCTCGTAAGTCCTCCGTGAGGTCGTCATAAAACACCTTTATAGTCTTAAAAATGAATTGATTCTTTTGAGTATTATAACAGTCATTCCAGCTACATTTCTGATAGTGAGATAGTAGTTCGGAAGCTTTTACGCCAGTATACACATTTCTGCAAAAGCTATCGTCATCATCACAATCTGCTGCGTTTATGGTGTACTTTCCAATAGAAATCGCATAATGATAATGACTTCTCGCTACTTCGCTAAACTTTTCTTCTAGTTCATAATCCTCGTAAATAATGACTTTGAACTTGAATTTATCTCTACTTAGTAGCCTGGCTAGACAGTATGCTATATAGCAACACCCTCCACAATTAACGTCATATTCCTCATCTAAGAATCTACAAAGCTTATTCAGCCTCTCCGCTAGAATCTCCTGAATCTCCTGAGACTTCGAGTTTAATTTCCTCCTTTGCCTTTTTAAACTCATCTAAGTACCTACCTAAAGTTATAACTTCATCTTTTCCGAACTTTTTTCTTACTGCATAATGGCGACATCGCTCTATAGCAGCTTCTAGGGGATAGCCATAGCCTTCCACTTTAAATTCTTTTCTCGGATTTTTCCCACCAATATCATACAACAATTCCAAGTCAAACCTCGGAGAGGATTCACTAATGGGAGTAAGTCTGTAAAAAGGACCTTCAATTACCATTTTATTTTGTTATTTACAAACGTCTATTACAGTTAAGTTCTCGTTGCTGGGACGATAATTAATATCCCTATGAGAATTAGATACAATAACCTGGTCAAAATTATTACACATATTAATCAGACCTTTATTATTAACTGCGTGACATACGATTATGATAAACTTGCTATTTGGATATCTCTCTTTGAGAACCTTAAGCTCTCCTAGGAAAGTTCCTCCAGCATCACACAAGTCATCAATGAACACAAATGTAGAATAGTAGCAATTCTTAGACTCCTCTATTTCAAAGGACTCAATTCTTCCAGTCTCTAGATTTCTTTCCTTTTTGAAGACTAAATAACCATAGTGAGAATAGTTACTTCCATATCTGTCCTTCGCCCCATGGTCTGGGAACACGATATTACTTTGGGCTGGAATCCAAGAGTGGTGTCCAAATTCCCAAGGTAAACATCTGTCACCAAGAAGATGAAAAGTTCTACTAGAATGTGCCTCAAGAACATATATGTTTCTATAGCCTAAGCTATTTAACATATTACATACTACTTTCAAGGAGAATGGACGATTAAAACTCATTACTCTATCCATACGCATAGACATTAAATAAGTAATGTGTAAATCCCATTCTACTTCTTGTCTATCTAAAATATCTCCTACTTGCACTAAGAGGAATAAATCCTCAGTATTAGATATTCTACAAATGACATCAATAGATTCCTTTCTGTTTAATTCCTCAGTAAGGAAAAACTGAGGCTCTCCATCAGGAAATCTAGTAACATCGTACTTAATTTCACTGATTTCCTTGTTGATTAAGTTTAATTTCATCTACTACATATTTTAAGATTTCATAACTTTCTTCCAGACCTGCCCTATCATCTAGGAGGATATTGTAATAAGGTTTCTTAGATTTAGAGAATATAGAACTACTAATGTTTGGAGCAGATAAAGTATTAGAAGTAATATTTGCTATTCCTAATCGCATACAAATTGTCTGCTTTGCCATAATTTTATAATCATCTTCATCAGTGGTGAATAAAATCATTTCAAAACCTAGAAGTGAGCATTCTTTAAGTAGTTCTATAACGCAACTATAATCTCCGCCAGTATTATGGTAATCGAAAATAGTATTATCAAAATCGAAAGCGACTATTAGCTTTCCGTATTTATGATACTCTTCTAATAGTCGTTTCTTGCAAGCTTCTTTCCCAAAAGGATGATTAAAGTCCATGGTCAATTCTTTGTCTGATTTCTTCAAGAGAATATTCTTTCTTCAAGATACCATCTTCAAAGACAGTCTCTAAGCATCCCTCTTTTTCCTCCTCGATTGAGACCTGGTCGGTAGCAGTATACTTCCCATCCAGACATTTATAGACAGCAATCAAACCTTTCAAAGAGTTCTTAGTACCATCATCAGTTTTAGGATGTTTGAAGATTTCTTTCAATTCGCCATTTACTACGCAAGCAGTAGCCTTAATAGCAAACCCAAGACTATCTCTACTTGCATACTGATAGGAATATGAACCTACTCCCAGAACGAGATTACAAGCCGCCATATGAGCGTTTTCTAATCTCAAGTAGATTTGCTTTTGACGTTCTAGAGTAATAGAATCTCCATAAAGCAGACCAACCTTAGTGCTAGGATAACGGTAATCCTTTGAAGTAGTATTCCATCCGAAGATTTTACCAAGCATATAATATGCCCCATAATATTGACCTTCGGACACTTCAACATACTCTGCATCGTCGTTAAACGGAGCATAGCAGCAATAATACTTACCTTCTTTCATTCTGGTATTGAAGTGAGGATTAGTTCTCAACCCGCAGATTATATCTACTGGGTCTCCACTATCAGGACGGATTACTACTCTACCATCACGAGCCATAATGTCTTTCTTCAGCTTGGGCAAGAAATTTTCAATTACATTCCAGAAATCCCAAGTATCAGATACAATAGAAACAAACCCAGAAGGATACAAATCATTAATTAGACGTTTGAAAGTGCCCAGCTCATCTTCCTCCCCTCCAGCACACATTACAGAGTGTTCTGTTGCTGGAACTGTAGCAGCAATCAATTCCTCGTCTGAATTAGCTCCATAATATTCTTCCAAAGCAGCAATAGCTGGAATAGTTTCACTTCCCACAAAAGAAGTCATATGCGCCATACCAGATATAATTGCGGCTTCCATTCCCGCCATACCTCGCATTGAGAAATCATGACAACAAAAACCAAGATTTACATCTGTTGGAAAACCAGTCTTGCAAGCATGACGATGTAGCTCTTTCTTATAAAGCCTAGCTCTAGTAGCAGATGTGCATGGCATCCACAAGGTACAGCTGATAATAGTCTCTAAGTAGTTAGTTAACCAAAAGAACTCGGGTAGAGTATTTGTAATGGTCATCATGGGAACCCGAATAGGGCACACAGAACCTTCAGGAAGAGCCTTTATGCGAATTGGTAGATACCCAAGGTCATATAAAGCTTCAATATGTCTGTACCCAACGGATTCAATACCAACAAAGTTGTTTACTCTACGATAGAACATCTCCACAGCTTCCTTCTTTGGTAGATTAAAGAAGTTTTTCTCAAACTGTTTAATGAGATATTCTTTGATTAGGTATTGAATACCAAATACTACTGAACCTTCGGTTGCTTCTGGGAAGTATTTATTACTTCTAGGAGTCCAGTTACTATAAACTTGTTCAGTACCTTCGGGGTACATTCTGTGATGGCCCAACTTGTAACCATCTGTAGCATTAATTATTTCCATTCTAAAAATTATTTTAATAACTAATTGTTAATAAACTTTTCATGCCTTTACCACTAGCTAAATTCTTAAAACACTGAGTGATAAATTCCTTCGTTTCTGGATGGATAGCCCTAGGAGAATTTATATACTTAATCCACCAGTTATATTCTCCTTGAAAACTATTACCGTTGTATACTTTACCAGCAGCCAGATAATCGCATACCAATTCTAGAGCATACTCTTTAGGCATCTTCACTGGAACACCGCCAATGTCTAGCTTAGTTACCCAGTATTCATAATGGTGTGGATTTCTTCCTCTGTGATGTAAATAAGACCTAGAATATCCTAGAATTTCTTTTTCCTTGTTTAAGGGAGATGTGTCATCATCGTAAAATTTTACAGAACGAGAGAACTCATACCATCCGAATTTAGATAAGTCGTGCAAGACACCCTGTTTGTATAGACCTAACTGAAAACAGTAATAAGCTACCCAAAACTTATGTCTAAGTATTCGCCTAAGGTGTTTCAGTGTTATACACATACATTTAAGAATTTCCATATCTTCTTCACTATTCTAGTTAGAAAATTATTTCCTCTTAGATTGAACTTATGTGTATATCCAGACAACTTATCTGGATTCCACACAGCGTGAACTATATAGAATAAATATCCTACCGTGTATAACATAATGTTCAGTACTGGGATAAATCCTAGAATTAGTATTACTAAAACTAGCCACACTGGAACTTTAAGGTCATAGTCTTCTTCTATAAGTGCCACACTTCTGCTATACCCATTGTAGTAAACGGTTACATGGGTATCTTTCCAGATAAGCACCGTGATGATTACCATCACAGTGCATATTACTAGATACATCATTTGTTATTAGCTACGTCTTTAAATAAGGTGGGAACCTGACCATAAGTAGGAAGTTTTCCGTCCCACTTCTTAATCATATCCTGTTGAACTATGAGAACTGACAAAGATGCTGAAATTTTTCTATTATATTCAGCTTCTGCATCACCCTTAATCTTAAGAGCTTCTGCTTCTCCTTGTGCAGCCGCCACTTTCTTTTTAGCTTCGGCCTCAATAGTCTTAACTTCATTCTCTGCCTTCAAAGCCTGTTGAATTGCAGCATTCTTAGCATCAATAGAATTGACTAGCGTCTGTGGATATTGAAGACCAGAAGTCATTTGTTCAAGCTGAAAATTCTCAGCCAAGAGTTCCTTTGACAGTCTATCTTCTATAGACTTCTCAAACTCCTCACGTTTACTTACTAGTTCATCAGTAGTATAGTTATTTAGCTGAATACGAAAAGCATTCTTTACGTAATTGTACAAAGTAGTGTTAATTACCTCTACAATATCTTCCTTTCTATACTTCTTAAATACTTCTGGTGATTTCCCGTCAACAATCTTCAAAGAAATTGTAGGGTCTACAGTAAATGATGACCCATCTTTAGCATTAATACTGAAAGGAGGATAGTCCACAGTCTGTACGAATGTAGGATATTCATATACAGCCGTAGTAACAGGATTGTACCATACCGCACCAGTAACAAGAGACACATCGTCTACTCCTTTACCATCTCCGTATAGATTTACCTTGATGCCTTCATAACCAGCATCAATTCTCTCATAGCCACAACTAGATAAGCCAAACACTAAAGTTAATACACACAAAATCTTAATAATTGTCTTCATTTTCCTTATTTAAATAATGTTTCTTAATATATTTGAATATCCTATAAACTAAACTTGGGATTGCCACTAGTAATAGTAACAACCCCAAGATATTTGCAGCATACAATGATTCGGATAATAACCATAAGCTGATGTTGTAAATTACAACGATTAATAGAACGGCAACAAATGCCTTAATTAAGTTTTTCTCGACCATAGAATAATATATTCTCTATTGCCGCTTTTATTATACCATAGTAGTACATTATCCTCTGTAATATCTACATACGGGTCATAATAAATATACGCGGCAAACATTATGCACACAATTATAAACGCAATCATGATTTATCGAGTTTTAATAGACCCAGGTCTGGTAGTTGCAGCCTGAAAGTCTTTTCCTTGTTTATCCCACCATGCTTGCTTTGCTTTTAACCAAGCTACTTTTTTCTTATACTTCATTGTTCGGAAATTATTACGATACGATTAAATTCATTATCTCCAAATTCAGTGGTAATTCCGCATCCCTTAACAACCAATTTATCCTCTGGAGCACCATAGCTAATCAGAGCCTTCTTCATAGATTCTGCCCTAGCTACAGCAAGGTTATTATTAAACTCTTCTGGACCTTCTTCCGAAGCATATCCCTCAATTACATAAGTTTTTCCACTATTAGAAATATAGGAAGCTAGTTCTGAGACAGCCACATTGGAAGTTTTAGAAATCTCTGAAGAATTTTGAAGGAATTGAATTTTTGGAGTCAAAAGCTCTACTTTAGTAATTTCGATTGTGTCTGTCTTAACAATTTCTACTGGTTTACGAGCCATAAGTTCCTCATTCTTGGCTCTCAACTCATTAATAGAAGCGTTTAGGCTTTCAACCTCGGCATCACTATACAACTTCATAATTGGAAAGTCCCCTTTGCTAGACTTAAAGCGATAGGTAGCACCAATATAGACGTTAAACTCATGATTCAGAGGAGAAGTCTTGGGAAGTAACATATACTCAGGAGTAACATTTAATGCCCATCTATTAGAGATATTAAAGTTACATCTAACGGCTCCACGGGCGGATACATTATTATAGACATCTCCATAAGTATGATACCAACCAGCACCAACGATTAGTATAGGCTCAAACAGACGCCTATCTCCGTTATATCCACATATCAGGTTAGTAAGATTGGTAGTAACGTTAGCTGTCAAATTATGTGAATCAAAGAATGTTTTATTTCCTTGGTTCATTCCAGCCATCATGTCTAACTCCAAGCCAAAGATAGGAGTAATCTCCTTACCAATAGCAATGTTTACTAGTACATCATTTGGTTCTGCCCAACTTCTATGGTTATCCCAAATAGTAGTTCCAACATTACCAGAAATATACCAGTTATCCTTCATACTTCCAGTCTCAACAACTTGTGCGCTAGCAAATGCACACATTAAACACAAACAAATAATACTAAAAATTCTCTTCATAATTAAATTAATTAAATTAATCCCACCAAGTTCTCATACGTTCAAACTTAAGTTTATTGTACAAGTACCAGGCTTTTTCTCTTCTTAAATGGTCTTGAAGAATAGGTTTACTCAAATCAAGATCAGCAGCTTGAGACCAGAATCGTTTCCAGTTCTTAATGTTTATGTGCCTATCCACGAATCCTTCAGACCCAGGTCTGAAATCGCAATGATAGGCAGAATCTATCTCTAGAACAATATCTAAAAGTCCTAGTGCGAGTTTTAGATTCTTTTCAACAACTTCATTACCTTCAGCAATTCTAGATACCTTGAAGTATTCATACATTCTAATTAAAGCTTGTTTCTCTAGGGAGAGAACAAAACCATAATCAAACGGATAGAACTTCATAGCCTCTTTAATGAGTCTCTTGTTTTTGTTCTTTCTTAGTTTCATATTCTTGACTTGCTTCAACTGCTAATTTATCTGCTAAATTGTTCATTTCAGAAAAGAAATCGGAATTTGAAGTGTGTCCCTTAACCCAACAAAATTTTATGTCAGGACAAAACTGGCTTGCCTTAGCAAAAACTTTGTCATATAAGTTCCACAACTCTACATTCTTTTTTCTTTTCCATCCTTTTGTAGCACATCCTATTACATACTGAGAATCTGAATAGATGGTAAGAGATTCTATCTTACGACTTACTGCATTAAGAGCATATATTACAGCTAACAACTCACATTTGTTGTTAGTAGTATTTGGAATCATCTTGCTAAATTCATAGGATTTTTTCCCATCAATTACGAATACAGCTCCTACTCCTCCTGTATTTCTAGATGAACTAAAAGCTCCGTCAGTAAAGACCTCTAAATTACTCATTCTGAGTATTAGTCCTGAGATTAGTTCCTAGTAGTATTGCTATCTTTAGCAGGTCGTCTTGGTTATCACAAAATATATTATCTAAAATATAGTTTGCGTAATCACTTATTCTAACTCTCTTTCCTACAGCTCCATACTTCTCATTAAGCCACTTAATTTGTGGAATAAAGTCTTCCAAATTATCTCCAAGATGCCTCAAGGCTTTTCTAATAGAGACTGGAAACCACATTTTTTCTTTTATCCAATCTAAGTGACAATAACCAAAAGCAAAAGCTCTACTCAAATCCTTCTGAATGAATTCATCTAGCTCGAAATTTCTCTCATGCCTTCCTAATTCCTCAAAATCATCTTTTAAATCTAAACAGAACACTTCATTGAACTCAATCATCGCTCCAAGATTCTATAACACCAATCAACTCTAGCATACCATATCTACACATAGCCTTAAATGGCCCAGTAGATATAGAAACAAATGTTGATTTACTGTTTCTATAATTTCTTATTACTTGCGTAAGTAAGTCTCTAGCTAGTGCTCTTAGGTCAGAAATAGATGGAACTCTGTACTCTCCAGGACTTATATACATCCTCCAAGGAGACTTTCCTACACATTTCCCATCATCGTCATATGTTCTATGACTCTTGTCCCAACTCATATATTCTAGAACCTTATCAAAGTCAAAGTTCTTCATGATGTAGTCACACTGAACATCAAGAGGTGGGGCATCACTAAAATTTCTTGTCTTCTTTACTTTCATTTTTATAACATTCAACGAGGCGTTGCAGATTGGGAAGTTTGTCAGATCTCACACTGACAATTAAACCTCCTCTCCGCAGATTGTAACTCAATTTGATTCCGCAATGATTAAGAATTTCGATAAACTCTTTCAATGCGTTACCTTTCAATACATTTCTATAGACTAGCTTCTGACCATCTTGATAACCTTCACGGTAGTATTCATTCGCAACATCGGAAATAAGCCATCGTCTAATGGGTGAAACCTTTTCTAGGAGTTCACTAACTCTAGTTGCGATGAAATCCATACTTACTGAATACTATCGTTAGATACTATAGAATCGACAGCAGTTGTGTCTACAACATTCTCAACGACTACAACAGAGTCCTCTGCAGTTGCTGGTTGAGTCTTGTGTGTGCAAGCCGACATAGCGGCAACTAACACAAAAAGCAATAGTAACTTCTTCATTTTAATAATTTTTAATTAGTTAAACATTTTATCTATCAAAAAAAAGAGTGGTTCCAGTATCTGTGCTTCTCAGATACTTTTCCCCACTCCTATCACTCCGAAGAGCTTGTACCGTTATTAGGTCGGCCAACCTCCCTCTTCATCTTGTTGAGAATTTGGGATAATAGTCACCAAGTTTAAAGATTACTTGTAACTGAAGCAAATGCTGAAACCCTTAACAGGGCCTCGTAACTCCTCCAACAACTTGGTTGGTGAGCTATAGTAGGAAGCTAACACGCAGGCAAAGATGAAATCAAAGTCAAAGACCTGGTCACACTAGCGAAGACTAAGACAAAGACTCTCAATAAGAGAGTAATTTCAAGATTTTTGTGAGACCAGTGAATGTGTAAGTCAGAAATCCTTAGATTTCCAAATAAAGATTCATATATTATTCCTAACGTATATATATAAATTGTTAGCTTCCTACAGAAAATTCCTCTAATTACTTAGAGGAAGGATCGCCTTGTTTCCTAATCTCTTCGAAAATTCCTAGGAGATTCGTTGGCAAGGTAATCTTTAGTTGAGAAATGCGCTCCTGTTCAGATGTCCTCCAGTTATTGAACTGACTTCTAAACTCTTGCATTTTAGAATTATATCTCTCATAGTCAGCCTTAAATTCTGCCACTCTGTCTTGATATTCCCTTTCTCTAGTCATATCAAGTTTATTTACAGTCTCTTTAAGTTCTGCCTTCATAGCGTTTAGTTCTTTTTCATAAGAACGATACGTATCTTGAAGAGACATAAACATCGTATCAACGTCCTCTACCTTAATAGTAGGGTCTTGGTAATAGAGAATTAAGTCTCTACCAGTTCCTTCCCTGTAGATTGGGCAGTTTTCAGCAGCATGAACATCTTTTCTAGCTTTGCTAAAAGCTCCTTTTGGGTGAATATATTTCCCATAAGTAGAAGCAAACGCTTCAAGTCTTAGGTACTTGTTTCTCTTATTGGCATCCCATGAATCCATTACCTCTTTCTCATCCGCCTTAATAGGTGAATCAGGATATTGAGGTTGTTCTGGAATCTCGACATTGTTTTCTCTAGCCCATTTTTCAATAGAGTAAGCAGTAGTACAGGAAATCAATTCCTCCTTTTTCTTAATAGCCTCTCGCACCCAAGCACAGAAGCTATTCATTTCCGCAGACTTTTCTAAGTCATCCTTAATAAAGTCTAAGGAAGTTTGACCTACTGTCATTAGTTGCTTCTCTCCACCTCCTATGGAGGCTACAGATATTTGATAGAACTTCACACTATTCAGACGCTCAGTAGCAGCCTGAATCATTTCCTGCGCAACATTAGCATAATAGTTAGCAGATGTAGAAGTCAATCCTTCGCTTCCAAAAAATACACTTTCTTTCATTTTGTTAACTTATCAATTACATTTACTATAGATTCTTCTCCAGCTATGAAACCAGCTCTATGAGCGTTCATAATAAGTTTCTTCAAACTTTCTAGCTCCTCTTTTGACTTAAGAGTATTGCTAGTATAAATCTCTACTAGTTCTTTTATGTATCTTTCCATATCAAAACATTTTATAGTACCCGAAGTGGGACTCGAACCCACACGCCCTCAATGGGCATCAGAGCTTAAATCTGACGTGTCTACCAATTCCACCATCCGGGCATATGGTAGCTATTCTCACGAACCGCTACCGAGAGATAATCCTAAAGTATCATTTTTCTAATCTTCTTACTAGATTAGTCTCCGAATTGTTAAATTCAAAGTTAAAAACTGTTAACTTACTTAAACTGTAGACAGGTGTTAATAAACTTATCAACATCAGTTCCACAATCAATATAGTTAGGGGTAACTTTTTCAAAGTATCTTAGATTAGCTTCTGTGCCTATTAACCCAAGCTCTTCAAAATCGTAACCCTCTCCATGAATATCAAAGGGTAGTCCAGGACTGAATGTCAACCAGGCTACTCCTTCAAATTCGCAACAAATACAAACTGTCAACCCACTTTCTCTTAGTCTGTCTAAGATTTGTGGACTGACAGTCTTTAATACCACATGCTTACCCAAGTTCGGCAAGTCTCCGTTTGATTTCATCTTCAGATAAGCTTTCCAATTTCTCAGATTGTTTCTTAGCTAACAGTTCCGTTAGGCGGGCCTTCTCAACAGCCTTATTCTTAGCCGCTTCTCTGTCAGCTTTCTCCTTCAGCTTATCGGTTATAATCTCCTTCACAATATTGAACTTTAACTCAAGTTCAGTATTGCTGGGAGCATCATTAGTTATAAATGATTTTCTTGGACTTTTAGCTAGTTCCTCATCGTAAGAAACAGCTAATTTATCCAATACTGGCAGGCTCAAGTCCCACAAATCTTCTACACTCAGATTACCTTTACTAGTTGCAAAGCGCAACTTCATTTTTGATGCTTGTTTAAACATAATTAGAAAACGATTTTAAATGATTTATTATCAACTTTTACAACAACATCATTGTGTGATGTGCTAGAAAATCCCAATCCACTTAATTGGTCGTCACTGTACTCAGCTTTCGCTCTAGAACCTAGTGCTTCAAACACTCTTTTGTGTTCTTTTTCGAGGTCAGCTCTCAAATATTCATTAAAGAAACCTCTAACAGGGTCTGGATTCTTACATCCGTCTATCATAAAGAACAGATGTTTGTTTCCTATTGCGTTACCTCCCCAGTGGTTAGGAGAGAACATAATGCAAGAAACCTTCTGAAATTTCATCGTATCAATTCCCCACTCGTTTGTGGATTTGAAAGATGTAGAACCTTCTTTAATAGTAGGAACTAGAGAGATATTTCCTTGTCTATCTACGCTAATACGGGCAACCTCAACAAATTCCCGATCTGGAACTCTACTTTCGTAGTTAAACTTGTGAAGCTCTCCATTAATTTCGATTTCCATCTCAAAGCCAAAGTCTATATTCTCTCTCTTACGGAAGTTATGCACTCTTACTACATAATCTCCAGGTCTGAGTCTACTAGGATTCGTCCAGATAATATTCTCAACAGCATCCCTAGTTCCTCCGAAACCTGCGTTCATATCAACATCAAGAGTTCCTCCAGTAGTACCAGTTTTGCTTCCATAATAGATTTCTCTTCCACCAGGTTCGGTTACATGAAGGTCAAGGTCATCATAGTTAAACCAGTGAAGAGAGCATCTCATGAAACCGTCTACATTTCCACCAGCAGCCTTTACCTTCTCCTTGAAGGAATCGGCTACAGAACCATTATAAACCCAAGCAAAGTTGTTATTCCACTTAAACAACTGTCCAGCATCCGGATTTTCAGGAGCAGTCAGAGTAACAAAGTTGGGAATATGTCTGTTCTCTACCAAGATAGAAACCTCCTTAGCTCCTGGAAGTACATTCTTGACAAAGGCATCAGCAGAAACTTCTTGGGCTTTGGTAAACTCTTTTGGATTTACTGTAGAAGTCTCAGAGAGCATATCAAACATTCCTCCCTTCATCTTTGCTCTAGTATCTCTATTTACGAATAGAACATCATTCACAGAAATATCTTCTACGTGAGCGTGACGACGAGGAAGTGCATCAGTAAGACCCAGCTCTTCTACCTTCTTCTGAGCAGCTTCAATTTGCTTCTTAGTAATAAGAGCAGTAGGTCTCTTATAGTTAGCAGGAGCCATGATGTTTTCATATGCTCTTACGGCTCTCTCCAAATCTACACCATTACTTAGGTCAATAAGTAAAGTTCCCATAGCCGTATTTCTAATCTTAGCTATAGGAGACTTAAAGTTTAACCAGCAATAGTTAGTTCTTACTTCTGGACTCAGAGTTTGAGCAGTAACTAGTGTTCTTCTAAATTCCTCCAAACTCTTCAAGAACTCTGCACCTCTATAGAGATTATTTCCTTCTATAAGCTCAATAACAGTTTCAACTGCCTCTAGCTTAAGCTCGCTGATGGAGCGTTCAAATACCCCGGCTCTTGCTCTAACATCTCCTCTGTAACCAGCAGCAGAGTCAAAACCATGAACTCGTTTGTTGAACTTGAAGTTATTCGGAATAGTTACATACAGATGCGTCCAAGTCCTAGTTGTTCCATCAGGAAGTAGTTGAACATTATGGTCACAACCATGAAATTCGTTCACATCTTGAATAAAGACGTCTCCTATTCCAGCTGCCTTAACTAATTTAGCTAAAGCCTGTGCTGTTTTCTCATATCCAGGAGTGTGCACATCATCCCAGAATGTTTTAACCTTATACGTTTGAGGGTCAATCGCTACAACTTTACCATAATGCCGGATAAAAGATTTACAGGCATTGCAGTTATGGTCTTGTCTAATAGTTTCGTCCTCAAACGACAGAAGATAGCCCATCCAAAGGAGGTCTTTATCAACATTAGCAACAAACAGATTTTCTGCAATCATATTATTGAAAGCAGCTTCTACATCTTTCTTAAAATTCTTAAATTCCATTTTAAATCTATTAAGTGTTCAACTTTTTGTTCATTTCTCCTTCTAAATTCCTAAGAGTTTCTATACTCTCTTCATAGAACTTATCCTTACCTAATTCACAGACTTTGTAATTGGATAATATTTGCTGGAATCGCAAATGCGGACTGCATTCTATGATTTGAGCTAGTCTAGTTAAAATCTTAAAGTTAGCTTGTTTTCTAAGCTTAATAGCCTTTTCAATCTGGGCTTCCATACTTGTTAATAATATCTAACTCTAATTCTTTAACTTTACTCTCATATAGAGAATCTTCAGCATATCCAATCCTATCTAGGAACCTATAATAGTCCTCTTCTGGATCGTACCTACTTAGAATAAATTGCTTATAAGCAAATACACAGCTTATCCAACTGTCAAACTTGAAATAGGACATCGTTCTTGAATTATACAATCCGAACAAATTATTGTTGTCCTTACAAAGTTTAGACTTGAAGTTACCAGATTCTAGAATAGCCTGAGCTGTTATGATAGCAGGACTTGGGAAATCATAGTGTTTAAGAGTATTATACAATACTTCCTCATTCACCTCCTCCATCAAATAGAATGGATGTTCCGGCATCAGCATAATTTTCTCCTCTGGAAACCTCGCAGAATGTATCCAGTGGTGCAAGGAATAACCAGTTGCAAATCCGAATACAATACTAATCATTAAAATAATTAAAACTCTCTTTTACATATCTCAATAGAATTAATAAATCTTGCATCATTACATAGTTGATAAACAACTTTATCAAGTTCTGGGACATAGACTATATAATAGTAATCAAAGAATTGGTTATTATCTTCGAACCCTATAATTATCCCTTTATGTCCACTATCTACCACACAGTCTCTAAATAAATATTTTGAAATATCTTGGCGGATGTCATCGTGGCCTGCCTGTAAAGCTGATATACCCCAGTAGGAAGTATTTGTACCCCTAACTTCCTTTCCTAATAAGTCCTTATCGTATGAAATCTCAGTAATCATGATGTTTTCTCAGGCTTATCCTTTTCTATGTTAACTACTATCATAAGCTCGGAATTAGGATTCTCACGATTCTTCGCCTTCCTGGCATCTTCTTCGGTATCATACTGACCTATAATGAATGGGATATTATTTCTGCACTTAATCAGGTAGTATTCCTTCATTTTTCAATTCCAAAATAACTCTTTAATAATTCTATATTCCCTTCCTTAAGATGTCTTATAATAGCTTTTCTCTCCTTTTCATAGAGAATAATCTTGCTTTCTAAGATATTTATCTTATGGTTGAAATTATTTTCATATTCTTCCAGAGCTTCGGCAATGACTTTAATCGCAGTACAATCCTTCATCATACTCTTCGTTATAATAGTCCTCGCTTCCACTATCATCTCCGATAGGATTCTCCCAGCCATACTTTTCCGCAGTAGCCTTAAATAATGGCAAATACATAGCATAGTTATCCTCTGGATAATCCTCCAAGCCTTCCTCAAGAACTCTATTCCATCTAAGAACTACAGCAAACATCAGACTTGCAGAAATACCTCTCTTGTCAAGGGCTTTTTCAAATCCGAACTCTACATCTTCTTTAAGTTGGGAAAGAATATTCTCTCTAGTCCACTCTTTGGGTTCAGGATAAGGTTCATCACTATTCCACTTAAAACCTATTTTCTCTAACTGTTCCTGTGTCAGAAATTGAGCTAATCTAACTCCAAATCTATCGTCAAGAAATACAGACCATTCTTCGTAATTGTTTACGATTTCATCTAATGTTTTCATTATAATTCAGACAAATAAATGTTTTGAGGATATTCGTTAAATACTAGTAGAGTTACTGGACAAATCCAAACTCTATCGTTATAATTCTTACTTTTACACAAGTAAGTAGCTCCATTCTCATCTTCTTCAATCTTAGATAGAACAATCTTAGCTACAGAAGGGTCAACCATCTGCAACCTAACAAATCTATCATCAAGAGAATCAAGAAGATTATCAGCCCCGCCAACCATAGCTAGCTCTCCTGGGTCTCCATCGAAATCTGGCCACCAATAAAACCAGACTCCTCCCACTTTTACAAATTCAAATGTTTTTCGCATTAAACACAAATTAAATTAAACAAAAAATACCCCAACAACTTTCGCTGCTGGGGTACATAGTAACGCCAACGGGATTCGAACCCGTATGGCAGGCGTGAAAAGCCTAAATCCTAACCATTAGATGATGGCGCTATCCTACTGCACAATCAAGCTATAAGCTTCTTGCAACAGTTTAATAGTTGGAACCATACGGTTATCAACAACTATTATTTTATAAATGTTCAGAATTTCTTTGTAGGTTAAAGATGTACAAGTTAGAAATATCTGCACATCTTCGTTTACAGAACCCTTTGACAATCCTAAATCTACTTTAATCATACTGGGTAATGTTCCAATCTGAGAAATATCCCAAGTAGATTTAGTTCTCCTGAAAACTTCCCGCTGTTTGGAAGTAAGTTGCTTTTCTTTCAATCTAGACTCAATAATAGTACCATCAAACGTTAACGAACCTCCATCGGTATTACTATTATTTAATGCTAGCTGAATCTTCTGAACTGCAGAGTCTTTAGGTTTTGGCTTAAGTTGCACTCCTTCCTTCAAGCCCTTAATAATCTGCAATGAAGGAATAAAGTCTTTTATTTGAGTTGCATTCCATACAAGAAATTTTCCAGGACTATCCTTAACAGTAACTATATACTTAGTCCCTCCGTTCAATGGAATAATCACTTGTAAGTCTGCATCACTCATTTTACTTAAATGGTCTGATACTCTAAACTTTGACGTTTCCAATGACAAAGTAGCGAGAAACAGTTGTTTCCGCTTCGATAATCTCAGTAGCAGTTGCTACTAAATACTTTTCTAATCTAGTCATAAAAATTAATCTGATTTAATGGTTAAGATCCCCCACTCGGATTCGAACCGAGGTCTCGAGATTACAAATCACGTGTTCTAACCAACTAAACTACAGGGGAATAAATGCCGAGACTGGGGGATTCGAACCCCAACCTTCACAGTGCCGAGAGTACCAGACTCGAACTGGTGACCTTCGCATAGACAGTGCACTATTCTACCACTGAACTAACCCTCGGTGTAACTGGATTACTCCAGACTAATTAAACCCTTCTCTAACATAATATGGTGATTCGGACATAACCATACTAAATTATTCTCGTTGTTAATCTCCTTAATAAGAGTGTCTTCGTCAAATTCTAATATTCCTTTAAGATGATGTACTTCAAGTATTGCATCAAATTCATGATTATGACAATATTGACATACTTTCTCACGTTCGGAACTTTCTAATACTCTACGAGCATTAGTCCTTATTTCTTGACATTTAGATGATAAGTACTTCTGCCCAGATGTATAATAACCTAATGTTTTGTTACCAATTCCATTAAGTTCTTCCCAGCAACTACGACACATTTCTGAATCTTTATGCTTAGGTTTACCACATCTAGGACATATCTTGTTTTCATCGTGCTTTATCCTACCTCTATTATTGTAAGAAGCAGCACACGAATGACTACAAAACTGTTTCTTCCTCACATCTGCGACCCTCTGATTATCTAGTACTTCGATTACCTTACCACATTCCTTACAGTGGTTAGGATTCTCATAATACAATTTAAGAGATTGTTCTCGATTCACAGATAAGTTTAATTAATTTTAATGACAGTGTGATATGCAAGCCATTACACCACAGCCTCGATATTTAATCCCAGTACCATATTTCTCTGAGGATTTTTACTTGTTGTTTGATTTGTTCAGAAATTTTCTACATATTATTTACAGTGTTAGTTGGGAAGGGCAGAGTTGAACTGCCGTCTAGAAATTATCAGTTTCTTGTTCTAACCGTTAAACTACATCCCAATCGGTTGAGCTATAGCCCTGTCATGTGGACCTAACGGGAGTCGAACCCGTGTCCAAACAACCCTTATTACAAGGATAACGTGCGTCTCATTTTTATTACATCAGCTAGTGAGTTCTAGCATTTAGATAGTTTTACTAGATTTACTCTAAACTACACTATCGAGTTTTAGAAACTAGTTTACAAACCACCAAACTGGGCTGACCAAAGTCAACTCTCCACCACCTACTTTTTAACGCTAAAATAGGAAAACGAGCGTTTGTGGTGAGTCAACCACGCAGGTACACATCCCTTCTGTTTAAAGACAGCGGAGATTCAGTCTTACTAACTCTTAGAGTGTTCTGATTAAAGATATACCACGGATTATCGTCCGCACGCCATTAGCGGTATACCTAACCTCTTCTGTTTCTAGGTCTCTCCAGTAACCCGACTTGATTAATAGTGTCTATTAATAAGCCAGCAGCTTAGGCTGCCATTCTTACAGGTGCAATTTCTGCAGTTATTTGTTTTCTTCGTTTAAAGAGATTGCGCTCTACACGTCCTTATAATTCGTAATCGCCTGTCAAATCCAAGTAGGCCCATGTTCCAGTTTATCTCTGATTAGAAAACTGGAGAAAAGAAATTATAGCATTATAGTTGAGCCAGGAGGCAAAATTGTGACCTTACAAGTAAGCAAACGACGCGTATCCTCAACAGTAAACAGCTTAGGATAGCATAGACCGCTACGCCCACCAATGATAATTAAAGCATCTCCGTACCTCTGAACTATAGTTCCAGGCTCCATTTCCTCGTCACAGAACCAATTTACAATCTCAGCTACATCTCCATCTTTCATATTTGTAAGATGTGTTGTGATTGTCTTATTAATTACTTTTGCCATGTAAACACTGTTTTAATATTTCCTTAGTAACTACTCTATCAGCTTCTCTAGATAGCTTATCCAACTTTTCTAAGTCAAACTCGCTAGACTGGAACTTAAATTGAATCCAAGTTGGTTCACTAGGTCTATAGTCTAAATAAGTCTCACACTTATCAGTTCCCAAAACCTCATGCACCATAGCTAATATACGTTCACCAGCAGCTTTAGTTTTTACGAATCCAGATAAATCATATCCAACACCTCTAGAACTCCAGTATTCTCCTTCCTCTGGACGAACATCCTTTGGTTCCCAATGCCAGGCTGGAATACCAGACCTTGGATGAGGAATCCGACGAGCATATTCCATTACGTATTCAGATTTAGGGTCTGATGGATTTTCTGGATGAGAGCCATATCGTACTGTGCCTATTCCATTGTCGCTCCTTATTTCAAAGGTTAACTTACAATGCCTGCAAGTCCCAGTAGTAACTCCTCCACCAGAGAAACAACCACTAATAGCCGAATCACAGCCACAGTTTGGGCATCCCCATTCTTTGTATTCGTTGTATAGAATTGACAACATTATTTATTAAGCTTAAATTCTACTTCCTTTAATACAACGTATCTCTTACCGTCTTCCTTCTGTTCTATACAACCATTGGCCTGTAGAAAATTAATTATGAAGTCCATAGGAATGTGGTAATTGTCAGTTACAAGCATACTGCCATCAATATGATAGCGTTCTTTTCTCTCTAATCTAGTGGGATTACCATTTATAGTAATCTCACCAGAACATTCATTATCCTTATCTGGTTTAATTCCCTTTATGTAAATAGAATAACCAGCTTCAGCTAAATAAACTTGTTGTATTACACTCATAGTTTTGGAACATCAGAACGGTTATCATGATAGCCCTCGTCCCCAACAAGTTGGGCTAAACAACCGTGCATATAAGGAACAAGTTCGGGTTTCTCCTTATAACACCTGTATAGCATCCAACTCATGCTCATAGAGTTTCCACTATGACCATTATCAAAGTACGGAAGTTTGTCTTTGATAGCCTCAATCAGCTCAAATAAGCTAGGATATTTCTCATAGAAGGCTTTACATTCCTCTAGACTCATTTCTTTGAAAAACTCAGAGAATGATAGGGCTTGCTTTATACAAGCCATTTCATAACCAAATAGGTCATTTTCTTCAAATGTACCATCACCAGCTTCAACGAACAAACGATTGAAACGTTCGATTCTCTCCTGAAATTCTTTCGGAAGAGATTCCTTTGTAAGATTCTTGAAATCCATAATCTAATTTTAATTGTTAAAAATAACTTAGTAACGGGAGTCGGATTCGAACCGACGACCTTCAGGTTATGAGCCTGACTAGCTACCTCTGCTATCATCCCGCGATATTACAAATGCTTTTTAATTAGTTTACAATGATTATACTCTCCTCCCCATCTAATAGGAAACTCTTTTTCCTTAGCCTCTTTATACTTCTCTGCCTGTTTCTTGTCTAAGAAGATTTGGCAATCAGTTTCATAATTTTGAGGAGCATTAGCTGGGTGATAATTTACTACAACTACATATACTTTCATAATTTTTTAAATAAAGTTTGTGGACACGCAGGGACTCGAACCCTATCTTCCGGTGTGCAAAACCAGCGCTCTAGCCATTTGAGCTAACGGCCCATTTTTGGGATTTTCTTTTTAATTGGTGACATACCCATAAATTTCCACTGTTAAGATTCCACAACTTAACAACACCAGATAAGTTTTTTTTGTTTGAATCATGTTCTAGTAGCATAAGTCCGCAACCATGCTACTCTCTCAGTTCATCGACTATCGGTTCTCGTGTCAGAAAAGGTCTTTATGATTCCGCAGGGACTGGCTTCAACTTAAACCCCGAATGGATTTTTACCTTGCCAGGTCAGGATATTATTACGTTTCTAGCACTCTGAATTGATTTAGCCTGTTTAATCTTATAATCACGAACTACTTCTTTCATATAAGAGTTAAATTCCTTCATGTCTTTCCATGAAATCTCATTAGCTAGTTTTGGAGTTTGAAACATTTTGTACTTTTCTAATAGGTCTTTCATTTCTCTCTTTAGTTTTCAAAGCATTTTCACACGCTTGTTTCTTCATTACATATGGACAATCACAATTTCCACTGTAGTACCAACAACAATAATCACACTGATGCATAATCTAATATAAGGTCAATAGCTGGGGCACATGGACTCGAACCATGATTCTTTGATTAACAGTCAAAAGTTCTGACCTTTGAACTATACCCCAATAGTTAATTTTCTCCACGGGTGTAGATAAGTACCCCTTTGGTACTTACCTTTTAGTAGTATCTTTACTCTAGACCTCTATAAGGAGGCGGAATAGTTCCAGAAACTAACCATGTATAGCTCTTAGAACTCTGTTCAAAATACCACTTAGCAGCTTTCTTCACAACATTAATTACTTTCTTCATAACATCAAAGTTTAAAATTGTTAATAATTAATCTAATTCAGAGCCACAAAAGGAGTTTCGTTGCGGAGGTAGGATTATTTCCAAATAAATTTATATGCAGTTTTCAATTTCCCTTTTACACATAAACTAATCTTCTAGCGAACACCTCCATTATAAGTTTTAGCATAACCATTGTCTACTAACCAGTGTGCAGCATCGGCTATACTGTTCCAAGTCCTGATAAAATTATTATTTAAATCATACTGAGATATTGATACAGGTTGCTTGCAACTTCCCAAATAAAATTTGTTCTTTGGTATATTGTTTATATTTATTACTTTAGAAACTGTATCAACAGAACATTGCATTTTGGCGGAAACTTCAATCATTGTCATTCCGCTAGTATATAAAGATATTATTTCTTTATAATCGAATAAGATAGCTCCATCGCCTCCCATAGTAGCATTATAGCCATTTGAGTATGTGTCTAGCTTATCTATAAATTGAATTTCATAAGAAGCTAATTCCTCATCATCACATTCATACAGCTACTCAACTATAAAGTTCTCGATCCCATACTTGTTCATAGCATCATATAGCGGCCTCTTTTCACATCTTTCCTTCTTGCAATCATTACAATGTTCTTTAAATCTCTTAGTTACAGAATAAGTAGTTTTTCCAACATACTATTTTCCATTAATTAAATTTGTAATACAATAAATATATCCCATGTTCTATTCTTATTTAAAATTAAACATATTAGTAAGATTAGCGTTATCCAACTCACACCACGTGGAGGTTCTTACTTGTGAGTCTTGCGGAGGTAGGATTCGAACCGTTTATGACGATTTCTAGGTTATGAGCCTAGCGAGATGACCACTTCTCTACTCCACGATATTGGTAACTACTTTACATCCGCTACCCAGGGATGCCTCTATCACCAGTGAGGCACGGACTATTCTAACCGTATAGCACGACTGGTTGGTAACGTCTCCAGACACGGCATTTAGACTGAAAATGTCGAAACAGTGATTTAAAGATTAAATAGGCTCTGGAAGATATTTCCAAATGTAGCCATACTATGATTTGGTTTTATTCTTACAGCATCCTATAATATGACTCTATGCAGATTTATTGTCAGTAATTCCGTTATTAATTAACCATTCCTAAGCTTCTCTGGAACCAAAGAATACCTGTATAAAATTACCTGCTAAGTCATACTAAGCAATTAACTTTGCGTTACTTTTTCTAATTTTTATATTATTTGCCTTCAAAACTTTGTAAATAGTGTCTTTACAGCACCCTATTTTTTCTTGTATCTAAGAACTAGTATATCCCAATCTAGCTAATTCTACAATTTCACTATGATTGTATAGAATAGTGCCATCTCCTCCTTTAGAGGCATTGTACCCATTAGAACCATAAGTTCCTAGCTCTTTTATCCAATAGATTTCTCTTTCAGATAATTCAGAGTTACTATCTACATATTCCAATTCCTCTATCATAAAGTTCTCAACACCATACTTATTCATGGCATCATATAAAGGTCTTTTGTTGCATCTTTCTTTCTAAAAGTCATAACAATGTTCCTTCCAGCGCTCTTCTATAGAAGTAGTAGTTTTTCCTACGTATCGCTTGCTATTAATTAAATTTGTAATGCAATAAATATATGCCATATTTTTAAATTTAAAATTAGAATCCGTGGAGGGATTCGAACCCTCATTAAAGATTTCTCTTTTCAGTTTTGCAGACTGATGGCTAAACCATTCACCCACACGGATATTAAGATTTAAAGTACTTCTCTCTAAATGGGATATTAAATAATGAATCATTAATATCCTTATCAGTTATTTCCCTATCTAGAGCCTTCTCCGCACATTCGCTACAGATAAACACATGGTGGTCTGGATAATAATCTTTACCTCCCCCTTTGTAATAAGAGGAGAATTTCTTTGCAGCTTCTTTTTCAAAATTGGTTAGCTTAAAGTAATTTATTATCTTGTTCCAAACCTCATCAATAAACATTGGAGAGTTATGGTCTCCATAATAAAATTCTTTATTACATACTGTACACTTTATTTTCATAAAACTTAAATTTTGAGTAGGTAATGAGAATCGAACTCACATCCTCGGCATGGCAAGCCGATGCACTAACCGTTGTGCTATACCTACAAATGTGCAGATAGAGAGACTCGAACTCTCCCCTTCAGATTGGAAGTCTGACGTGCTCAAACCATTAACACCACATCTGCATAAGGAGAGTTATACGATACTCTCCTAAACGCTATCTTAAGATAGTAATTCCTGTGCCTCAATCTCGCCGATTATTTTAGTAACCGCAATCTTGAACGGATTTCCCTTAGTCTTGTCAAACAGATGTACATCACGTACCTCGTCAACCTTGTCAGGAACATTCACCTTTCTTTTCCCTCTCTCTATGGTCTTCCAAGTGATGACTTCGCACCGTTTCACGTCATAAACGCTATCGTTGCGGTCTACGTAGACCTTGAAGAAGTTCTTCTTATGCTTCACAATCTCAACTCTTTTAAAGTTTTTGATGTTAGCATGAAATTTCAAATCGCATTTTCCATTAGGTAAGAAAATCAATTCTGCCATAATGATACTCCGCATAGTCGGAGATTCAAAGTTAAACTATGTTAATTCCAGTCTTTCGTCTGGCACTCCACCTCGTTTTAACCAATAGCTACTGTTCTTCACTACTTGAGCTAAGCTCTAAACTGGGATAAAGGTATTATTCTATATACATAAATGGTTTTCCAAATTCTTGCCTGAAAGACTCAAGCCAGCCTTCCATTTCCTCATCACTATCAAAATAGATAGACTCATCATGTCTCTCAGAGAACTCTAGAATAATATGCGGCTTCTGGTATACTATTCCATCCTTGTAGAAGGACGTTCTCTTACTAATTGATTCGAGCATCCCTTTCTCAGAGTAAGTCCCAAAGCATGGGTCTAGAAGATACCAATAATCAATATGCCTTTTCCAGAATAAAAATTTGGTATCCGCTATTCTATGCTTCCATTCTGGATGTTTTCTAGTTTTAAAAACTAGTATCCTCTTTATTAAATTTCCATTAATATATTTATTCATAATTAATCCCAATATTCTGGACAATCATCTGTCGTTAATAATCCTTTCTCGCATAGACCTCCATCATAGAATATACATGATGAGCATGAAAGATTGTCCCTGGACTCATATTCCTGAATACCTTCCTGGATATCTTTCTTAGCCTTATATCTATCTTTTCTATTCTCTTTCTTATATTCGTACTGCATCATCTTACTTCTGTAGGGAGAAGTGCAATTCTTAAGCATTTTGGCATACTTGGAATCATTAAGAAAATCCGTAATTGATTCACAAATTCTCAGTGCTCTATTTCTGAAAATAGGAACATTATACTGAACACTGGCTTTAATTCCGTTTACCGGGATATAGAACTTCCCGCAAGAGTTATAAACTTTTTTAGCTCTAGAAATCCACTTTCTTTTAGAAAGCTCTCTTCTTAATTTTCTGTCCATAGGCAAATAAATTAGTGTAGAATCTGGAGTGGGATTCGAACCCACGAAACACGGTTTTGCAGACCGTTCCCTTAGACCACTCAGGCATCCAGACATAAAGGGGAGACTAGCTCCCCAGTTTTTAGAGTACCAAAGAATCGTATCTTCCTGTACGATACAGAGATGGCTTACTGTTAGGATCTTTAATCCAGTAGTAGTTAATTTCGTTACCGTTCTTAGTAACAATAACATTCAACTTCTTGTCAATAGCGATAATCTCGTCACTGTAGAAGCCGTCTCCCACCTTAAGATTGCTGAACTTGGTAGAAGAGTAGATAAAGTAATACGACAGGTTGTGGAAGTTATGGCGACGATACTCATAGTATTCGTTGAGAGCTTTTCTTTCCTCCATAGTACAGTTATCCTCATCGTTAACAATAGGCTTAGGTATAGGATTATTAAATCTCTCAACAGCCTTGGAGAAGTTCTCAATAGAGAACTTATTCTTGTCTTGCTCAATTTCTCCAGTGTAAGCATAACCTCTGATACAGGAATACTCATACTCATTAGTTACTACATTGAAGAAACTCTTAGCCTTTCTCAAACCTTCAACTCCATGAATGTTAACTTCATTAACTATAGTTTTGAGAATATCAATAGTTGATATGGTCAAAGAATCAATGAAGTCAAGCAAATCTTGACGTGCTTCTGGAACTTCCAAGGCATCGTCTAGATATTCGTTTACAACCTTCAAATCAAGATTTTCAAACTCCTTGACGTAGCGGATTCTAGACGGACGTCCTACCATATTCTCGTTGATAGACATTGCATTAGTAGTCAACAAGAATACCTTACGATACTTAGAGTTATAAACTCCATCCATAATTTGGAGGATTGTAGAATCCGACTCGCTGAAGTTCTTTTCAAACTCGTCTAGGAAGAGAACACAGTCTCCCTCAATGCCAGAGAGAAACTCAATCATAGATTGATTATGGTCTCCCATATCCTTTACTATAATAACAGGAAGGTTCAATTTGTTAGCTAATTCTTTAGCTGTGACAGTCTTTCCAGTACCTTTTGTACCAGTAAGCATGATTCCCAAGTTTCCTTCCGTGTTACTATAAGTTTTGATTACATAGTCTATGAAATCTTCCTGCAGTCCATACATCTTGTACGGAAATACGAACTTGTCTGCATACTTATCCAGGTGATAACCTGTCATTGTCAGACTAATACTGTAAATACCGACCGGAAGAGATTCCGAAACCTTGTAACCTGAGCCTACTTGGGTGTATGTAGACCCGGAACACATCCAAACTTTGTTCATTTCTTTATTTTTAATTGTTATTTAATATGAATGTTTCAGAACATTCAGTTAATTAAAGTTCTCCACTGTCTTTGATAAGTTCTTTAGCCTTATCCATTCCAGCTTCGTAAGCCTCCACAACATACTGTATAGCAGTTTTTGAATCAATTTGATTCATGGAATTGCTACTGTCTACCAATTCTTGGATAATTTCACTTAACTCTTTCATAATCTATAATCGAATAAAAGTTGTAGGGTAGGAGGGACTCGAACCCTCACGCCTTGCGGCACATGGGCCTAAACCATGCCTGTCTACCAATTCCAGCACTACCCCTTGCTCTAGTTAATTGTTATTATAATTGTGAAGTTGCATATGACAGTTAGAGCAAACTATCATTAGATTATCCAACTTATTATTATAATGGTTATTATCCTTGTGATGTAATTCTAAAGGAATTTTCATTCCCATCCACTCTGATAATCCACAACGCTCACACTTATCTTCTTTATATCCATCCTCTATTAATCTTATCCTCTTTCTAGAATTAGAAACATTAGGATTTTCTATCAGGTCTAAAGCATCTTTCCTCTTTGGGTCTAGTCTTTTTCCCTTAGAACCTTGATTCCCCTTATACTCTATTCCCATCTTAATATAATAGGATTTTAAAGTATCAACCTTGCAATTTAGTCTTCTAGCTATTTCAGCATTAGACTCATTTTCTGAAATCCATTGTCGGATTTCCTATTCTCTTTCTAAAATGTCGATTCTTGCCTTTGCCATATTAAATACTATAAATTCCGCCACTACCCCAAGGTTACAATTCCCTGTCTCTTATTTTCTCAGCCATAGTACACATCTCTTGATAATACTCGACTACCTTATTGAACAATTCTTCAGGAACTATTGTACACTTTTCACTTCCCTGCCCAGGAAGCCATTGACGATTTATCATTCTCTTCTTTTCAAGACTTATTCTAGTTGTATTGCTATCTATGAAAACTTCATAGAAATCTTCTTTAACATCTTCTCTAAAGGCAGTAATATCTTTAGTTATCTTGAAATAACCAAATGATTGTCTATTGAAGTTTATTTGAAAGCATTTTCCCTCAAAACTTTTTAGAAGTTGATTATTTTCTTCTTCTTTTAGTCTCCTTCTTTCTGCTTCCTCTCTAGCAATATTATCTAAGTATTCACAATACTCTTGAAGAGAACAGCCAGGATGTTTCCTGGCATATTCTTTCATTGGACTTTCTCTTGACCACATTATTTCACTAATTTTATTTCACAACAAATATTGAGTTTGGGAATAGAAATCCACTCGCATATTCCATTGCTATCAACTGGTTTTCCTCCATTGATTGTGCAAATAGTAATATGTGGTTTAGCATTTGCACAAGGCAAGTCTGGTATAGTAACTCTAAAAGCTATTGCTTTGTTAGAGAAACCTATTCCATTTACTTCTACCATCCATGATTCATCAATCTTCTTTACAAGAGAGTCATATATCTCTTTGTCGTTTTGATTTCTGTGGAGCAGAGTACAATGGTCTAGATATAAAGTACTTCCTCTTTGAAGGACCAGATTAGCTATAATAGGATTAGCAAAAATGATTTTCATAAGCTCATTCCTATTATGTTCATTTAAAAACAATCCGAAATACTGATAATTCATAAATTCCAATTTTTAATTCTCTAGTGGACCTAGAGGGCTTTGAACCCCCGACCTCCTGATTATGAGTCAGTTGCTCTGACCTGGCTGAGCTATAGGTCCGATTTAGTCTCACTATCGTAGGACTATAAGCTCCCAACGTCCGACTGGCTACGGAAGGTTATTTACCGGTCTAATAACCTATTCTACTGTTAGTTCCTGTTCGCAGACATATTCAACTAGCAATTCATCATTACCAAATACCATAATCTGCAATACCACAATTTCCGGCCCATCCTTACTTAGTCTTGGTCTACTAGAGAATGCATATTCTGACATAGGAGACCTAGAATGAAATCTTACGAATTTACTTCTAGGATGAGACCTCTGGATTATTCCGCTACTGGGAGTATTTAGAGATACTTTACTAGTTATCTCCCCAATATTGAAAGAAGTTACGTTAAGCATAAGCACTTATTGATTGACATTTAAATATTATAGTTTTACCAATAATATCATCAGGCTTTATATTAAACTTAGAAAACTCCTCAACCAGCTCATTCATATCTTCTACAGAATATGTCTCTCCAATAACTCTCATATTATCTAGAGAAGTTTGGAAGTTCTTCAGTAGCTCTGTAAGTAAACAGCTATTAATTATTACTTTCATTTTACTATGATTTGCTCTTCAGGTTTTAACTTAGCTGGAGCATCAGAATGTAATTTACCACATCTTACACACCAACAAACTCCAAATGAATTTTCTCTCACTTTACATCTGCCTTTCTCACAGATTTTAACTACTTTTCTATAATTCTTCTTATCCATAATTATATAATTTAGAAATACAGCCTTACTACCCTTATGTTCCTAGTTATTCTTTAGCTAGCTTTAGATTATTACTAGGTAATACCTCAACGGATTTATTCAGCTGACTTTACCGCCTCTTGGTATGCAAGGCTAGGTCTCCCTAGCGAAGCTGTATTTAGTTGGGCTACCAGGACTCGAACCTGGACTCTCAGAACCAAAATCTGATGTGACTACCATTACACCATAGCCCAGTTTAGCTTAACTATTCTCTCGAACCGTTAAGCCCATATTTACCATGAAAAACACACAATGCGTGGGACGAGGCAGGATCGAACTGCCGCTATCGTCCTGGATTTTCAGTCCAGCGCTCTACCTACTGAGCTATCGTCCCATGTAATTAGATACTCAAATCTAATACTTTTTTGTTCCACCAGTTAGTTAAATCTTGTAAAGAAAACTTAAATTCTTCCTCAAATTTTTCTACCGGAACAGTTTCATCTCCTAATTCTATTGCCCATCTCCAGCAAGCTTCTGTTTCAGCTACGTCAATAGGCTCTTCCATTAACCAAGTATCATCCATAAGCATATCAAGAAATGACTTATGAAGAGACTTAAAGATTTCAATTCTTTCTTCCATAACAAATTTTATTAAGCGGAGGCAGCTGGATTCGAACCAGCGGGACCCGAAGGCCCTCCGTCTTAGCAGGACGGTGGTTTAAGCCACTCACCCATACCTCCAAATTGCGAAGGGGCTTTTGTTATACTTTACTATTGAAATTGTAAAGCCCCTTCGCTGTGAATTACTTCACTTCTTCAAACTCAGTTGTTTCAGCTTTCTTCTCCTCCAACTCTTTCTTGCCGAGAACACTTTTCAGTGTATCAGCGAAAGGTATAGAGCGAAGCAAGTCGAACGCAGGATTCAAGTTCTCAGCAGTTTTAGCCATGAAGTTACCAGCGGTATTCTCGTTACCATAAACAGTAACCTGTCCAAGGTGAACGTGTTCAAACATCTGAGCAGATGCTTCTGCAATACCTGTCAACTGGTCAACTGTCTTGTACTGAACCACCATTTCAGGAGTCAAGCCAGATTCAATCATCTTCTGGACTGCCAGAGCAGGAGCCATTTCAATAGCCTGGACTTTATCAGCCTCAGCCATCAAAGATGCTCTCTTACCCTCAGCTTCAGCAAGCAGTTTCTTTCTTGTACCTTCAGCTTCGGCTTCTAGCTGCAACTTTGTAGCATTCGCTTTAGCTTCTGCTTCTTTCAGAATTTCAGCAGCCTTAGCTTCTGCTTCAAGTACAGCTTTCTGCTTAACAGCTTCTGCTTCAATCGTGATACGTTCCTTCTCCTTTTGAGCAGGAACAATCGTCTCAGCATGAAGCTTAGCTTCCATAGCCAATGCAGCTGCTTCGTTTACTTCCAGTTGCTTTTCTTGCTTAGTTTTCTCGATAGTCATTTGAGCTTCTACCTTAGAAGTTCCTGCTACCTTTTCAGCTTCAGCCTTAGCTTTCTCGGCCTCTCCCTTAGCTTTAGAGACTTCAATTGTGGCATTTTGTTCTGCCACTCCTGCAATCTTATCAGCTTCAGCTGCCTTTACACGCTTGTCTGACTCATACTTAGCAACTGCAGCTTCCTGTTCGTTAATTGCTTTTTGCGTCTCAGCTTCCTGTTTTTGCTTAGCCTGAGCAATACGAGTTTGTTTCTCTGCTTCTGCTTCTGCTTTCTTAGAGTCAGCTTCTGCTTTAGCCTTAGCTACATTAGCCTCAGCTAGTGATTCAGATTCTGCTCTATTAGAATCGGCTTCTGCTTGAGCTTTAGCTATAGCTGAAATTTTCTCAGCTTCTGCTTTAGCTTTCTCCGATTCCGCTGCAGTATTAGCTTTAGCAATATTGGCAGCTTGCTCAGCTTTCTGATTAGCAATACCCGATTGCTTATTCTTCTCAGCTTCTGCAAGTTTGATTTCCTTCTCCTGGTTAATCTCTGCCACACGAACCTCTTGCTCTTGTCTAGTCTGAGCAACAGTAGTTTCACGCTCTTTCTCAGCGTCTGCTACAGCAATTTCACGTTGCTTGTTGGTTTCTGCAATCTGAATATCTCCTTTCTTTTTCTCTTCTGCAATGTCTGCTTGTGCCTGAGCAAGAGCTTTAGTTGCAGCTTTCTGACCTAGATTCTTGATATAGTTTGCATCATCCGAAATATCAGCATTGTTAATGTTGATAATACTGAAACCTACCTTATTTAACTCGGTCTCAATATTCTCCTTAGCTTTGCCGATAAACTTGATTCTATCAGCGTTAATTTCCTCAATCGTCATTGTAGCCATCAAGCTTCTCACTTCACCAATGAGAATATCCTTGATTTGGTCTGAGATTTCAGAAGTTTTAGCTGTTAAGAATCTACTTGCAGCGTTTTGCATTAATGTTTGAGTAGTTCCAATACCAGTGGTCAATGTTACAGGAATAGTTACCTTAATCATTTGACTGGAAACACCAGTAACATTTACTTGAATTTGGATAGGTTTCAAGGACATTTTAGCCCAGTCTTGAATTACTGGCATTACGAATGTACCTCCACCATGAATGATTTTGGACGGCAGAATAACTTCCTCAGGCTTTCCAGTCTTCTCGTTAACTACTTTTTTCTTACCAGCCTTACCAAACACAACCAAGATTTCATCACTAGCACACTTACGATACCGTGACAAAAGTCCAATAAAGGTTAAAACTACTAGCAATACAATAACACCTGCTACAATAAGAGTTTCTGTTGTCATCTTTTAAAAATTCTTTTTTTAGTTAAAATAATACTTTCCATTCTCAAATTTAGAAATTACCACACGAGTACCAACCATATATCCCATTTTTGGGACTTCTGGATAGGCTACAATTTCCTCAGAACCTCCATTTACTTCAATAGTAATGAAGAAATGGTTTTCACAAGGAACTGTGATAATTCCAACCCTTCCAATCAAGGCTTCGCCCTCTTCTGGAATGACTTGATGCTGGAGTTTTAAACAGAGTTTATATAAGTAGTAAAGTATAACCACGAAAAGAATACCGCATACTAATGCGATTAGATAATCATACCATTCTACAGAATGGGATACGGATTGCTTAACACAAAGCCATCCACTAGCTCCCATTATAAAATGGATTAATCCCTTAAATGAGACAATATCACTCACGTTCATATCTAGTTCTCCATCTAAATCAACATCTAAGTCAGTGTCTCCACCAAACCAAGATAAAATGAATTGAACTAGAAAAATGCCATATGAAATGGCTGCCAAAAGATAATACACTTCACTCATCTCTTACAATATTTACAATCTGGGTCATGAACTACTCCGGAAATCTTATACTGTCCAAATCCTTCAACAAACTTAATGTACTGATGATTCTTGTACTTGAAGTGAACTGCGTTATCAAACGGAATAATCCCGTCTGGAGCGCTCATAGTCGCTTTTGACTCTGGTACTGGACCACAGCTATATAGCAACATAAGCCCCAATAAAACAATTACTAATCTTTTCATAATCTAATTTATTAATTAAATAGCACGCCCGCTAGGATTCGAACCTAGGAATAATAGTTTTGGAGACTATCCTCTTAAACCACTTGAGTACGGACGTATTTGCGGAAGGACAGGGATTCGAACCCTGGGGACGCTCATCACGCCCGACGCTTTTCAAGAGCGTTGCAATAAACCTGACTCTGCCACCCTTCCAAAAGCTAGTCTTATGACTAGCCAAAAATCATACAAGAAGCAATATTACACAGAATATAGCTAGAATACACCAGCCTATAGCCTGGATTGCTCCTCAGCCAAATATACAAATCATTGAAGATATAAAGAATACAGCTCCTCCTACTACACTTGTCCAACCTCCAGCATCTTCGTCATTCTTAGATAGCTTTCCTCTACCAGTTAGTAGCATAAACAAGGATATTCCTAATAATATGATACCTATTACAACACCTGCTATCTCTTTGTAAAGTAATTTCCATACTACGATAGTTATTGCTGTTTGTCCCAAATTAGAGTCTGCTATTCTGATGGCGGAATCTTCAACTGCTTTAAGAGTTTCATTAACAGCCACGCCTATTTCCTTACCAAGGTTAGCATACTCAGAAACTTCCTTGATTTCACCCTTTATAGCTTTCTCTGTTGTTATCTTCTCAATTTGAGTTCTAGTATCACTAGGCAACTTATCATAGTCTTCTTGTGATATAGTTATCTGAGAAAAAGCTGCTACGCTCATCCAGAGCATAGCAAGCATAATTACAAGGAACTTTTTCATTAGTCAAGCCATTCAAATTCTTCACCCTTGAAATGTCTTGCAAAACAAGCATCGAACACTAGCTTTCCAAACTGGGTTGATACGTATTTGGCAATCTCTTCAGATTTGCACGCAAGCATCCCGACAAGGGAATCGGCATAGCCGACGCCATAGTCAGAAGCGAAACAGCCGAGACCCGCAAGGCCGCCACGAAACGCGCCGCCGCCCACCAACGCGAATTTCTCGCCCTGATAACGGAAGTGACCAATGACTTCTGCATCCTTCGGAACTGATTTCATTCTAAAGAAGCGAACCCAGGGATACCATATAGTACCAGTTAACAGATTGAACTTGTGACCTTCATTTAGCGCATCCAAGACTGTCTGCAACTTAGCTAGAGAATTTACAGATCTATTGTAGTAAATAGTATCTCTAGTAACACACCCTAGATAGTTTACAGCATCCTCATAGGTTCTTATCCGTCCCATAATGTTTTCTGGAACGATTTCAACATTGCCAGTTTCGGCATTATAGATGGGTTTATAACCATCTGGACATTCAATTTCAATTGTCTTTTTCATTCGTTATAATATTTAATAAAACATGATTAGGGTGTTATAGCGGATTTGAACCGCTGACCTCTACAGCCACAATGTAGCGTTCTGCCAACTGAACTAATAACACCATCTAATCATTTATTTAAACAACGGCAATAACTTTTTACCAAGAATCTTTACCGCTTTCTGTGCATCAGCTACAGTTCTAAAATAAACAATACCTGGATATTTTACGTTTTGATGCATAACGACGTACACTCCTTTTATATCAGTTTCCGTCTTTCCAGATAGAGAAGAACCTTTTCCAAGAAAATAGCCAGTATTACCTTCTGTTTTGATCCATCCTTTATTTAGATAGTTAGCAACTATTTGTAAACTAGCTAGAGAACTGAGTTGTTCTGTCATGCTTGGAGGACATACTAATGTATTCCAAAAACCATAATCTTCTTCAGACTCTACTATCTCTTTAAAGGAAGGAATTAGCATTTCCTCACTAAATGCAGTAAGAGCTAATTTCTTCAAGTCTTCATTACCGCTTTCATACCATTCGCGTGCCTGCTCTAAAGTTACCTCAAGATAGGCTTTTGTCTTAATTCTATTCATTTTATTTATTAGTTTTTAATGGACACCAATCTGGAATTAATACCCTTTCGTAAGGTCTTAACATTCCTTCAATTAGTTTATTCTCAGACTCCTTACAGAGCGCTTTCTCGTCGTCATCATTGAACCAGTCATTAGGATCTGGGTCAGGAACAATTAAGCAGTGCGGACATTCTCTACACTGCTTAATTTCTTTTTGAAATACTACACTAGTACCAGATTTCTGGTAAGTATCCTTCTCCGCACTCATAATTTGTCATTTTGTAATTTCTTTAAATTCGTTTATAACTGTTTTTATAAATGGTTTAATATCAAATAATAGTATTACAATAACAAATATAGTATTTATTACTGGTAATGCCATTATTGCGAGTCTTCTAACTGTAACAAATCGTTCATTTACTGCCATATAAAGGCCAACTATGTACGTGCTTATTACGTATATAAATGCTGAATATACAAATATCATCATAATATATTGAAATTAGTGTGGGATTGGGAGGACTCGAACCTCCAGTCTCAAAAGAGAGCAGATTTACAGTCTGCGCGGCTACCAATTACCGGTTACAATCCCGAATCGACCTAGTAGAGACCCTGGTTTCCTCATTTAAATATGACTAACCTTTATGCAGTGGGTATACATATTTCTAAAATCCATATCCTAGGTCTCGCTAATAGGGTTTTATTCATAGATAGATTGATAATAATCTATCCAATAGTCTGCCTGCATATCTTCGAAGATTTCTTTGAGTTCTTCATCAGATAGCCCTTCATATTTGTCTTCCATTATATCTTTCTCCTATTAAATAGTCTAAAATATTCGTCAGAATATACGCTGCATAAGTCCTTATACTTTTTTGGCATAGGATAATCAAAGTCATCAAATGCAGACTCTTTAATAAATCCATCATGTAGAGCCATATTTGCTGTGGTAACAGCAATATTACAATTACGCTCCTTTCCCCAGTCAACAATGTTACTCATAACACTATTAAAGTATTCTGTATCATTATCTACTTGGAGATAGATTTCCACTCTGCAAATTGCAGGATTTTTGAATCCTTGTCTACCTTGTCTAAGAGTTATCTTAGATACGAAATTCAAGTCTAGCAAATCTGCTATTCTATCCTTAGCTACAATTCTAGAAATTCTTATCATCTTTTGGTAAGTTATTTTACATAATTGTGGGATAGGTAGGATTCGAACCTACTAAGCCTAAAGGCAACGGATTTACAGTCCGTCCCAACTCTCCATCGTTGGCGCTATCCCATAAAGCAATTAACAGATTTGTTCTAATTAACATAGCTACTACAATTCTTCCTCTTGGCACCCCAAGTCCTCTAGTAGCTAATAGCCGCACTAGTGCGTGGTAACAATTTTAAGGGAACTCACCTCTGTTAATTGGAGTAATCAGGGATTCATCTAAAAGGCACCCTACAGTCCTAATTGCTGTACTAATAGTGAATGTTGATTACTTCTTGTCTGGATAGCAGGACTCGAACCTGCGGTCTCTACATCCCAAATGTAGCATCTTACCAACTCGACTATACCCAGATGCAAACACGTGTTTCACAACAAATGTTTACTAGCGGAATAAAAGAAAAAGACTTCCCTATTAATAGGGAATTATTTCTCTATCTTAGAGAAAGTATAATTTAATCTTTCTATAGATATGATGCAATCTTTTGCAAAGTTTATACCTTTTGTCTAATTATTAGCTGGAGGTTCCTCCCTAATAGTAATAGAATTTCTATTAGCAACATCACATTCTGGAAATATATAGATGTTATGAAGGTCGCAACATATCATAATATCTATTTCATCCTCGTTGTATTTGTGAACGGTCCCTTTGTTATAATTATTACTTGTTAAACTAAAGTTCAACGAGTTATTTACAGTTTTACTCGCAGTAGTTTTCACCTAAGTTCTGTAAAACTTGTTATTATAATATATAACAAAATCAAATGGTAGATTGTCAGACATTGGTAATAAAATATCTAATCCATATTTTGATAATTCACCAATGGCTATACGCTCTCCTATTTCTCCGAGCTACTTTTTGTTTCTTAATTCGTCTACATTTATCATAGCTTAATTATTTAAAGTTGGTTCTCCCTAAGAGAGTCGAACTCTTGTCTTTCGATTAAAAGTCGAAAGCTCTACCGTTGAGCTAAGGGAGAATAATAGTCTTTCCTTCCAGATTCGAACTGGAATTATCTGTTTAGAAGACAGAGGTTCTATCCATTGAACTAAGGAAAGGATAACTAAGAGTTTGCCTACTATTATATAGTATAATCTAGATTTCTCTTAGTTAAGAATTGTTAAATCTTCTCTTCAGAGATTAGTGCGTTCCCACAAGTAATTCGGCCAGAATCTTCCTCCTTAGATGGAACAAACACTATAACATCCCAACCTTCTTTCAATAAAGGTTGTTCAAAGCGACGATAAACGTCATAATCAGAGTATCCAGTTACCTGGAAACCATTCTCTATAGCAGAAGCTGTTTCATGTATAGGAGTGATTTTAACAATAAATTTCTCCCTATCAAATAGCTTTGACAATTCCTTCGCATCGAGAATAGTTTGTGAGGTTACTGGAAAATTTAGAGTATACTTTCTGCCTACTGGCATTGGTAACTCGTCAGCCAACCGGGAAATTTGTGCTAGTGACAAACTCTTAGAGTCAAACAGCTCATTTCTCTGTTCATCGTCTGTAGAATTGATTGAAAACTGCAAGCCTGCTTCTCCATTGTAGAACTCATTTTTTATGCTACACCAAACCTGTAAGAAGTTTCCAAGCTTATTATTTGCTTTCGGAAGCATCGTGGAAACTACTGGATGAACAGTTTTAGCTATTAACCCTGCAGACTTAACCACACCTCTGAGAGCAAGTCCAAATGCTAATACATTATCATTCCATGTTGGTTCTCCCATTCTAGCAAAGTGTACATTAAACCTGTCTGTTTCTCTGACACTTTCGCCTTCTATAATAGTTCGGATTTGTCTATCCATATCTTCTATAGAAGCATTTCCATAGAATCCAAACTTGGGAACATCACAGAATTTACAATGCATAGGACAGCCTTTCTGAGTTGAAATAGTTGCTACCCATTTCTTGCTTAGGTCTACTGCTGTATTCTCTACTCCATTGATTTCCTTAGTTAGACCTAAGAAATCAGCCTTGATGTTGTTCTCCTTACCATAGTCTCCTACAGTTAAGAACTCTAGTCTATGTTCTGTATCAACATAGATTTTTCCTGTATGGGTTAATACTGTTTTCATTCGTCTTCAATCATTTTCCACATGATGATTAATATTATAAATACAACGATGTATGTCATACAATCCTCCAATCTGGTCTATTTCTAGTTATACGAAATTTGTTAGCCTCAGACCAGCTTGAGAAGGCCCTAACGACCTTCCCATAACTGTCTAACAGATAATATTTCATAGCGAACTAGTTCTCCATTTATTTGTACTGTAATCAATACTATCTCTCCTACGATAATCATAGTTTCTACCACAATTATCTCACCGTTTATTTCGGTAATTCTTCTTATCATTGCCATAAGTCAAATACTTTTTTGGTTAGCGGATAGTTTCCTCTCCATTTTGTTGCATACTTAAAAATCACAGACTGTCCTGTCTTACGCCAGATAGACCGAAATAGCGGATATAATACCGCCATGACGATGATTACCAATACCAGAACTATTAAGGTCATAGCCTTAAGTATATGTTCTAGCAACCAAACAGGCAATGTTATTGCCCATCTTACTATTGTTAACAAATCTTCCATCATTTCACAGATATTAAAGTGTTATGTATTCTCAATTCTTCTTCGGAAACAGGAATTAACTTCCCAAATACCCGAATATACTTTTGTTCTTTAATTACTAATGTAGATGAAATCTCTGTAATCACTTCTATGTTCTCCTCATGAAATCTTTGGAGGTACATTGCGTGAATCTTTCTTGACAACTCATAGTTGTCTGATGAAGCAATTCTGCTCATCTTAAATCTCTTTCTCATGGTTTCTTTTTTAATTCGTTAAATCTTTTTCTTTTATTAATCGCATTTTACACCTAAAACTTACTATCTCTCTGGTCTAAGACTTTCGAGGCTCTGTCCTGCCCATATAGGCTTTTCAGAGTATTTATTCATAAGAAACTGGTGCCCTCAATGTCTTGGGAAGTTATTGAGTTTTTTATTTTAGTCATCGGAGATGACTTAGAACAAAGGATATGAAGAGTTCAAATCCTACACCTTTCCGTTCAGCTTTTAGTTTTTCTGGAATCCAATAGAGAGCCTTTACAAGCTGGTAAGCTGTATCTCTGTTCAGACTCAAATCTCCATTTTGGAAATTAGTGATTGTTTGTTCCATCAAATTATAACTACGAATATGGAAACGATGGATACTTCCATTATCCTTTTTGAATTCTACGGCATCCTCATTTACACTAATAATGTCCTTTCTATGGTGTTCTAGCATTTGGACACATGCGTCCATTCTCATTTTCAATGCTTCAATGCATACAGGAGCCCAGGCATTCATAATGTCTTGGATTGTAACGGTTGGGACATCTAGGAAATCTTCTAAATCAAAATCTTTATAAGGAATAAAGACTGAGGTTATAATCTCTAAATGATTTGGATAAGTTTTAATCTTTTTCATTTTTACTTTATTTTAATTATATTGCATGTCCTATTTCTGAGCCTATTCTCAAACAAAGTAGTATTGTAGCTAAAAGTCCGAAAAACAGGCATACTCCTACACTCTTACATTTATAGCCTATGATAGCTATTATGTATAAAATGATTATGATTATCATATTTATATAGTTTTAAATTAATATTCTAGTTAAAGCTACTATTCTCACGAACTGTAGCTGAAAAGTAATAATCACAAATAATATAACTATGAAGATAATATAAAGATCCCTACTCTGGACTTGAACCAGAATCTTCTCCTTTAAAGGGAGACGCAATCCATTATACTAGTAGGGAAATCCTATCTATATCTAGAATAAGATAGGAGATTATTTCTCAGTTTTCCATGCTGAGGACGTTATCAACGTTCGCAAAGCGGGAACACCAACTTCGTTGGTATTCCATCACTAAATTTATAGATAGCTAGTCTATAAACTTGCGAATAGGTTCGAGATGGAAAATGAACCCTTATGAGGTTCTCTCTTACTATCTAGAGATTTTAATCAGGCTTCTTAGACCTGGCAACTTCTAACATAATTGTATAACATATTTTATATGTGATATGTACGGTCACTGACATATCAGCAGTACTCATAATATTGCTATAAGTGACCAATCCTTATAGCTCAACCTAAATCCTATAGTGCTCAAGTTTGCGAATATGCACATAGAATTTGTAGCAGTTATTTTTGGTGTTAGGCTCTTCTGCGTAGCCTCGCTTTTTGTTGCCTTTTTATAGGCTAAATACTAAATAATGTCCATAGAGAGTGTGAGCTATATAACTCCTACTCTGGCGGATTTTTTGAAAATCGGAAAAAGTCCGGAAATTGAGGGTCTTTTTAGTGGACAATTTCTCTCCTTCCTTTACCGAATTTTCGCGTTGAACATTGAAAATACTAATAACAGTTACAGTGTAAACTTCTATCCAGGAATATATCTCAATACTAAGTGATTTCTGATAAGAAAATATCCACTTTTTAAGTGATAATTCTCACCGTTTTTCACTTTGTATCGAGTATAAGGACCGGTGACTAACCAATCCTTATACATTTTGCCTTTAAGAGTTACAAAACTTCGTTTAAGCGAAGTTAAGCGTCCACACGTTGACGTTTCTTGTTTCGCCATTGAACTCGGCTACCACAACGGTTTTCTTTTCAAACTTAATCTTCTTACCGGCAAGCTCTTCCTTGAAAGCTTCATCCATTGTAGCGTGCTTCTGAACAGCATCAACAACAGTACCAGTTGGACGTACAAAATCACTACCGTCAGCAGGACGAGCGCCACGAGTCAAGCAGCCAATCCAGAAGTCCTTACCTTCTTCAGTAATAACTTTGGCAGCTTTGTTGGTTGTTCCGCTAATAGGCATTAAGAAGATTTTAAAGTCTTTAGGAATCGTCACCGTTTCTCCTTCATTGATATTGTTCAATTCAAGAGAGCGAACAGCCCCTACACCTGCATCTTTGAAAGAGTTGAATACTTCACCTTGAGCAGCAGCTCTTTCTTCACTAATCTGTCTAGCATTCTTTTCAGTTGCCATAATCTAATAATTTTTTTTTGTTAGTAATTATACATTTATTGTTCACTCGGGTAATGTTGGGGCCTGTATACAGGCTATTTATACCTTTATATTAATTATGAATAGAGGGAGATTATTCTCCCTCTTTAATTAAATATGGTTTGATAACGGCATATTCTTTATAGCTGATTTGCTCAATAGTTTTAGGTGTGCCATCACCCCAAACGATGATTTTTACATCGCAAAGCCTTGCTTTGAGTAACTTTGCTTTGTAAACTCCTTTGATTATTTTTTCTAACATAGTTTTATGCACTTAATTCGTGTCGTGCGCAACTTTATATTATTGTAAGTTAGTTAAGCATGAATAAACAGCGTTTTTGTATTCTTTCAGAAAGTTATCAATTCCCATATAATAAGGAACATTGAATTTCTTTGCGTCTTCTACAAAGTCTTCCCAAACTAAATATTCCGCTATTAATGATTTGCGGTTATCTGGGCAAAACACGTATCTATTAAATTGCTCATGCAACATTGACCAACCACGAGATTGAACCCCATAAAGTTCAAATAATAGGTTATATCTTTCTTCAACGTATTCTTTTGTCATAATGTTTAAATTTATAGGGTAGGTCTGTCACCCCTACCCAATGTTAAACTATTTTACAAAGTCGATGGTTGCCACCTTTGTGGTAAAGTTTTCACCTTCAACTTTGGTAAATTCTTTTACTATCATAGGTTTCCCAGTGATGCCCTTAAATGCCTCATCGTAAGAGGCATTAGGATTTTTGTAAAACTTTTCGATTACTGTACCTTTAGGTCTTACAAAATCTCCCCCGTCTTTGGGCTTTGCTCCACGTGTGAGCCATGAAACGTAAAAGAATTTTCCTTCTTCGGTAACAACAAACTGATATTTGTTACCGTTAAATTCACGTTCATAGATTTTGTAGTCATTGGGAATTGTGAACTCTTCCCCTACTTCCACGTTTGCAAGTTCCGTAGGTGGTAAATTAGTTTTTCCTGCTGCTGCAAAATCCTTGATTTGTGTACCCTGTGCCGCTGCGAGTGCTTCACCCTTTTCTCGGCTGTTTCTTTCTGTTGCCATTGTTATAAAATTTATAATTATTACTCTTATATGGTTAGGGATTATATATATGGATATTTATTTTCCACTACGAACCCCAGGGGGGTCTAACGTAGTGGTGGACCGCCACTACACTCACTCTATGAATTTTTGGAATCTAGGTAATTGCCCTCCAAATATAAAAGTCGGAATTTATAATAACCCCAGGGGGCTATTTATATAAAGTACCTGTACCGGCTTTCCCCTTAATATATAAAATATGTATAATATTTGAATTAGAATTTTTTAACTTTGCGTTTAACTTTTCGGAGGTTATTGTTGTATATAACTAAAAAGAAAACAATTATGATTACAGACTTAGAAACATTGTTAAATTAGGACTAGTTTAAATAGCTAGTTGAGGCAATTAATACGAATCAAGAATATTATATGTCTGGTAATGGGCTAACTATTAAGTCCGAATCTACAGATGATTCTTTATTCTTATTAATATCTTATGAGAGATAGAAAGAGGAAAGCTGTCTAGCTAATGAAGAAGTAGGCAAATTCCAGAAATACTTAGAATCTTTAGATGATGATTTATTTATAGATGTCTGCGAATATCTAGGGGAATCCGAACTGAATAAAATTCAAGAATGTTTGGAAAGTGGAAAATTGGAATCAGTAAGAGCTGGAATTACTAAATTCAGAATGGCATTATCTAATGTGGTAACTATGAAAATAGAACAACTGAAAGCATATGTATGAACAAATAGCTCAAATAAGAATACTTCTTGCTAATGTAAATGCAACCATGTAGGCTTTATTTCACGAAAACGAACAGCTAAGGAAAGAACTAGAGAAATTGGCAGCGGAGAATAAATCTCTAAAAGAGAAATAAATACTGCCCTATGGTGTAATGGTCAGCACAGATGACTCTAAATCATTTAGTCTGGGTTCGAATCCTAGTAGGGCAACGCCAAAATTAATAGTTATGATAAAGTTAAATGAGAATTATGCTGTAACTCCAACAGGAGCTAAAACTCTTATTATAGAAGAGGGAGACGATTGGAATAAAGTTTGTGAGAAGGTAGTTGGAAGTAAGTTTGATTATATCTTTGTACCTCAAGAATTTGAGAATCAAGCCTGCTATTTTCTTCCGCAAATAACAATTCAAGGAAAACAGATAGGCAAGATATGTACTTATAAGGTATTGAAATGAAACAGTGTGCAGTTGTATTAAATGGAAATGATGTTGTCAAAGTCTCTAATTTAAAGAGAAAATACGACAAGATAATGAATAACCCTAATATGAAAATATTAGAGGAATGTGATATGGAAATGTTAGATGAAAAGTACAACTATTGGAATAGAACATTAAATAGAAATACAGAAGAGGAGAAAAAAGAAGAGACTAAGATGCATCACTTTAAAAATCCGAAAACTGGATGCTCTATAACAAGTATCTATCCAGATTTGGAAGAATGTAAATCATATATAAAAGACTGGATGGATTATGTTAAACTTGATTGAAAAATATAACGAACTTACTAAATCGGAATTAGAGGAGCTAGCAGAAATAACACTATTAGCTACAGAATCTTTAATTAATACTATTGTAGAAGAAGGAAAACAAAACGAACAATGGTTCTTAGATTATCTAGACAACTTAAATAAGCTAAGTGTATCGTACTAATATGTCAGTAGCCGCAAATATGATGATGTTCAATTCTTCAAGAATTGAGCGTGAAGAAAGGGAAGTATATGAAAAGGCTCTTAAACTTTTACAAAGAGCTGCAGGAATTTCTGGAGAAACTACAGATGATATAAAAAATTTCGTATTTGACATTTACATTAATGGCAAAGTACTTAGCAGTTTAAGGGCTAGCTATCCACAATATAGTCTTTCAGATGATTCTTCTATATTATTAGATATATGGAATCAAGTAGACCATCAAGTAAGAAATATACTACAACATGGTTTATATAAAGATACTACAATAGAGAAAGCAATTATTAACGACACTTTTGAAGGGTATGATAAATTATAAGAAAACAATAACTAATATTCATGAGCTGCTTCCAGAGCTAGACTTGGATACATTATTTAAAATAATGGAGGCTATAGTAGAGGAAACTACTCCAATTATAAATTGGCCCAATAGCATCAGAACTCCACTTTCAGATAAACCTTGGTGGGAAGAGCCAAACAGAATCACTTGTACGTATAATAGTAAATAAAAATAGGCGAGCCTAGACTTAATTGTCTAAGTTCGCCTATTTTGTTATGCATTAACTTTTAGATATTTTATCCATGAAAACATCTTTCTCTATCCTTCTAGATACTGTAAATTGTCTTCATTCATATAAGCTTCTTCTTCAAAGCTTACATCTCTGTAGCAATCATTTTGAGAATCTTTAAGTCTTAATAGTCGTATAATTAAATACTCTAATCCATACCAGATATAGAAAGATGGAATAGCTAACCATACCCATTCTAATCCAAATAATATAGATATAAGTATTGCAAACGCTATTGCACATTCTAAAATCTATACTGAATGGATATTCTCGTGATTCTTATCCTCATCAGTCAAATCCGACTTAGTAAATATTAATCCAAACAGATTAATTACTTTATAACCTCCAAACGGTATAATATTATTTTTAATTATCATATTATATAATACCAATCATTACGTTCCATAACTCCTTTCTCCTTGAGCTATTTGTTATCTAAATGATAGTCTCCATTTCTAAAATTTAATTCATTCTTAGTATAGTCCCAATAAAAATACCCTTTCCAGCCAGGGAGTAATAAAGTACGACCAGTAGCCGCATAAAGAGTTGCTCTATTATAGTCCATATTACTTATTAAATATAAATAGTAAATAAAGATATATCTTAAGTATAAATTCTTTAATTAATTTAACTACAGCGCTCATTGCTTTCTTGTTTTAATTAATCCATAATTTCCTTTCTTTAATCTAGTAGTAGGAATCCATCCATTATCTAGAATAGATCTATGTCCACTTGGTTTATGTATCTTAGCTCCATCTTCGTGTTTCCATTTAGCCGCGTTTCTAGCAAAGTTAGCACGCTTCTTCTGAAGAGGAGTAGCATTAGGATTGTTTAGTACAGATTTAGCATGTTCCTGTACAGACTATCCTGCAGCCTTAGCAGAGGCAGTAAATTTACCTTTGTTTTTCTCTTTAATATGAATGCCTGACCCGTTTTTAAAAATTGGACATCCAAATGTTACCATTTTTGTCATATTAGACATTTTTAATATAATGTATTATTTATTGATTTGTATCTTACAAAGAATATTAATATACTTGAAAAGTATCAAATAAATATAGATAAATGTGATAAATGATTAAATGAATTATGACTAATGGACAAAAGTAAAATTACAAAACAAAATGGGAACATAGCTTTCGAAGAGGAAGCTCATATTTATTATGATGTTACAAAGCCAGAACAGAAATTTATATCTGTAACGACTTTAATTCATTCTTTCACCCAACCCTTTGATAAAGAGTTCTGGTCAGCTTATAAAGCACTAGAGAAACTTCTACCTAAAGAAGATTGGGCTATCGAGAAAAAATCTCTGCTGAATACTAAGAAATTTGACAAAGTTCTACTTGAACTTCATAACATTACAGAAGACGAGTTTAATAAAGAACAACAAGCTATCTTAGATGCATGGGATATGGAGAACAGAAACTCTTGCGAGAGAGGAACTAGAATCCATGCAGATTTGGAAAACTCTTTTTACAAAAAGAAGAAGGATATAGATCTAAGTAAATATCAAATAGGTGGTAAGTTTGAGTGTATAAAAGACTATAACAATCTAGATTTGGAGAATGGGGTATATCCTGAGTATCTAATCTCTAGAGTATCTGAGGACGGAAAACTAAGAATAGCTGGACAAATTGACTTATTAGTTAAAAGAGGTAATAAGATAATTATTGGCGACTGGAAGACTAATAAAAAAATAGAAACAAAGAGTTTCTTTAATTCTAAAACTAAGACATCAGTTAAGATGAAGTATCCTCTAAATAATTTAGATGATGTTAATTATTGGCATTATACCCTTCAGCTAAGTACTTACGCCTGGATGATTCAGAAGAAAAACCCAGAATTTGAAATTGAAGACTTAGTTTTAGTACACTTCGACCACAGTGACAACATGACAGTATATCACTTACCATATTTAAAAGATGAAGTAATAAGAATGCTTTCTTTTTACAAGAAAGAATCTATATTGGCAGAAAATAAAAAGAAACGTCAACGTATTGAATATTAATTATGACACTAGAGGAAATAGAAGAAAGATGGAAAATATGTAGACGCTGTCCAATATGTAATCAAGAAGATGCAATATGTAATGGACAGTTGTATTTAAATCCAGAAAACAATGACATAAGTATTGGTCCAAAAGAAGGATATATAAAAGGATGCGGATGTCTACTGGAATTAAAGATACCTAATGAGAAGAAGCATTGTCCTGCGAAGAAATGGTAAATAATTTATTACTATATGGGACTCCAGTAATGGCTAACCCTACTAAGGCTTATATACTTATGACTCAAGAACCTACTGAAAAGATGTCAAAGAAATGGATTAAAGCAATATTTACTAAACCTTTGACAATATTGAAAAGTATATATTTCAATATATTCGGAATAAATCAAGATTTGGCAACCAAAAGATTAAAAATTTGTGACGCTTGTTCCCATAAATTACAAACATCTGTTGGGGAAGTGTGCGATGAATGTGGTTGTATATTAGAGAATAAAACAAGAATTGAAGATGAACATTGTGATTTATGTAAATGGTAAAATGGATTATGGAAACTTTAAGAACAGAATTAAACAGTAACGAAAAACTAGCACTATCATTAACTGGAATGGAAGGTACGGGAGAACATTTTATTTTAAATGGAGAAGCTGCAGACCAAACATTATTAAGAGAAAAACAAGAGAAGTTTAATACCGCAGTAGATGAGTTAGAGGATAAATTCTCCAAACATAATCAGGCACTAGAGGATTACGCTAAGTCATTATCTAACGATATGAATGGACTTGAAATTATGCCGATGTATGGGTATGCATTAATTAAACCTTTTGAACGAAACCCATTCCAAAAAATAAAAACTACTAAAAGTGGTCTTATTACTGATTTAGGTGGATTTACTCCTACTTATAAATCTAATGAGACTGGAGAAATTGAAGAAGAACAACAATTTATTAAAGTAGGAACTGTGATAGAAGTAGGACACAAGTGTGAGTTCTTGAAGCCTGGAGATATTGTATTTTATACAATAGCTAGCGAATGTATGGTTCCATTCTATAAACTAGGATTTGTAGTAGTTAATGAGAATAGAATCATGGCTGTAGTTAATGAGAAACTAACTGAAAGAAGAGACGAATTGAAGCATGGAAACAATTGATGAAAAAGTTTATTTTAAGCCTGGGGATTGTGTTACTTTACGGTAGTGTAAAGTAATGCACTCTCCAGTTATGCTTGTTCTAAGAAGAGAAGCAGCTTTATTTAAAGATAACCAAGGATTACGAGGATTAAGATGTAGATGGTTTACTGATTCCGGACTTATGTAGGAAGCAGTGTTTAATACTAAGGATTTAATTAAAGTAGAAGAGTAATGGCTAAAGTGTAGTTTGACCCTGAATTGATGCGTAATATCAAAATTATTTACGGAGATGCGGACTTAGATGAGAGAACCTTGAGGTAGTTGCATTAGACTTGGGCAACTAATCCAGACATTATTAGAAGAACCGCACAATAGAAAATGCCTAAGTTACAAGAGGCATATTTTGATGCTCCAGAAATGCCTTCATTACCCACAAGATTAGAACCTCTTCCTACTGCTGAAATAGCTTAGGATGATTTAAGAGGTGTTAAAGATTTTAAGACAGCTTTTAGGGCTGCTAGAGAGAGAGGACTAAAACAGTTTATGTGGGGAAATTCTGTATATACTACAGACTTAGGACAGCCTTCAAGTAAGCCTAAACAACCTTCTACCATTCAGATTCCTTAGTCAGATACTTAGATTAGTATAGAAGCTCCAGACCTAATTGCTACAACAAAAGGAACTACTTGGGGTAGAGGAATACCAACTATTACAGGAGGCAGTTAGCCAGCTAGTGAATAGACAAGAGCCGAGTAGCCTTCAAGTAAGCCTAAAGTAAATCCTGTACAGGACACTACCAGTAGATATACTATGGGAAATACAGTACAAGGAGAAGATTTTGGGATACATAGGGGGTTATAGAGATTATTTAATTATCTTGGAGATGTATGGAATTCTAGAAAATCAGAAGCTAAACCATTAACATTATCTCCGGGACATACAACTAAATTTCAACAAGGAGGAACAATGAATAATCAACAAGAATTACAAAAAGCGTTTGTGGCATATTTAATATAGGATGCGCAGTCATAGGGAGTTCAGATATAGTCTGAACAGGATTTACAAGCTTATGCTGAACAATTAGGTGAAGACGGCATTAAAGCTAAGTATCAGGAATTTATGCAGAAAATGCAAGGAGGAGTAATGGCTAGGCTTGGAGCTAAGCTTGAGTATTATAAGAAGCTAAAAGGAGTATGTCCAGAAGGAGAAGAGCTTGTATATTTTAAGCAAGGCGGTAGAATCTGTAAAGCTTGCCAGAAAGCACAAAAAGGAACTAAAGTTACTAAGAAAGCTAATGAAGTTGATAAATTTAAGGCTGGAAGAGCTTAGTATAAGAAAGATATGAAATCTGCTAGAGACGAAGCCTCAAGAGATTCTATATCAATCAATAAATACAATGATTAGGAAACTATGGCCAGTAAGGGACATAAGGGTAATTTCCAGGGAGGAAAATGGGTTCCTGACAGAAAACAATATGCTAAGAAAGACGCTTGTGGTTCCAAAATGAAAGTCAATAAGTGCGGTTCCAAAATGAAAAAGAAATAATAAGATTATCTAATGTGTATGATAATGATTAATGATTATGAATGTATTTAACTATAACACTTTAACTAAATAGCTAGAAATAAATGAACCAGAGATATTGCTAGTTAAGGAATTTAAGGCTTTAATCTAGAGGGATAAATCTGCAGAAAAGGATAGAGCTACTAGAGAACTATCTTACATTTATTTAGCTATAGACTGGAAAAGTCCGTACAGTTAGTATTCGGAACATGAACGACATGACGAAGCTATTAGTGATTCTGGATTGACAGAGTCAGAATTTAATGACCCTATATTTAGAGAAGCTTGTAGGAAATACAGAGCGTTACAAGATTCAAACAAGTCAATAAAATTACTAGAAGCAGCTAAAAGAGCTGCAGACTAGTTTATTGATTATTTCGAAACTATTGTAGATTTAAATGAGCGTGATAATAACGGCAAACCAGTATTCCAGGCTGAAAAAGTAATGAAGGAAATGGCTACCCTTCACAAAGTTCATGAAGAACTCATAACACTAGAAGACTAGGTTAAGAAAGAACTTACTGAACAATCTACTGTTAGAGCTGGGGCTGTGGATGGTTTTGACCCAGGAGACTTTTAATTATGCCAAGAAAAAAGATATTACCTGAAGAAATATAGAATATTGTAGATTAGGTAAGAGAAAAAGAATAGAAAGAGGATGCTAAAGAAGCTAGAGAATTAGTATAGAAAATAAGAGAGGAAAGGGTCAGAAATTCTGACTATTGGGATGTTAAAATAGGAGATAAAATAGAAGTATTTGACCCTACCTTATCTTATGAAATAACTGGATACAGACCTATTGACGAAACTCATGGATTGGACTTTAATCCAGATTGGTTTACCGAGACTAGGGAAGTATATAAACGAACTGGTCAATACTGTCCCTACCTTAGAGATAGTAAGCGGTACAACGAATTTTGGAAAGAGCAATATAGAAGATGTAAGTATGGAATGACAGTTAATGGATACACCATTACTGGAGATAATTACTTCTTCTTAAATTTCTATTAGTTACCTACTATTGACTAGCAGAAAGCCTCTGGTGAGGGTACTGATAATGACTTCCCAATATTCTTTGCATCACATTATATGTTCTTTCATTATCTATAGATGGCTAGAGTGCTACACAAGCACGCAGCTTTAATGAAAGCTCGTTCTATTGGATTCTCTGAAATAAACGCCTCTCTTTCTGCTCGTATGTACTCTGTTATTAGAAGAAGTAGGGTTATGATTACTTGCTTTAATGATACCTTCCTTAAGGGTACCTTTAGTAAGTTTGATAATGCTCTTACATTCTTAAATACCTGTACTGGAGGAGGATTTTTTAAATTGCGACTTATTGACCAGGATTTGAGAAAGAAATCAGGTAAACAAATCAAAATAAATGGTTAGTTTGAAGACGTAGGATTTAAATCTGAGGTTGTAGCAATTAACGGAGCTAAACCATCTAATATTCGTGGAGACCGTGTAGATTTATTAATATATGATGAAGCTGGTTCCTGGCCTGGACTTGATACCGCTGTGGTACAAGGTCAAGAACTTTGTGAAGTTCAAGGTATGCCTCGTGGAACAATGTTGTTTGGAGGTACTGGCGGTGATATGGGTGCTCCTCTAGAGGGCTTAAAAAAGATTTACTATAATCCAAGAGCATATAAGATTCTTCCATTTAGACATAATTGGACTTAGGATGGGACTACTATAGAGAGTGGATTCTTTATTCCATACTTTATACAATCTTTGAATCCAGAATTTATGGACCACAGAGGAGTGTGTAATACTGTAGAATATAAGAAATTCTTATAGGAGGAGCGAGATAATCTGTTAGCTGTACCAGAAGACTACCTAAAGAAATGTGCTGAACGTTGTTGGAATGCAGAAGAAGCATTTAATCTAGAAGGTGTTAATAAATTTAATAAAATTTTAGTTGCCGAATAGATAGCTAATATAAGACTTAAACAAATTGGTCCAAGACCCGAATGTGGTTATATTGATTATTTTTACAAAAATAATAAACATACTTAGGATAACATTGATGGCTTTAAATGGATTCCTAATAGCAATGGTAAAGTAAAAATTCTAGAGCATCCAATATGGTCTGACTTATATAAAGAACAAATGGAAAAGCTTAGATAGGAGGCAGAAGATAATGGCTAGGATTTTGAAGTTCCAGTTTATAAAGAGATGCGAGACTTATACGTAGCAGGTATAGACGGTATTGATATTGGAGCGAATTAGACTTCTAAGGAAACCAGAGACCCGTCTGATTTCTGCATAACGATTAAGAAACGTGCGTTTGGTATGAATGACCCTCAGTATGTTGCTATGTACAAGGATAGACCTGGAGACATCAGAGAAGCCTATAAAATAGCTATGTGTTTAGCTCGCTATTATAATTGTAAAATAAATATAGAAGCTACTCGTATGGGTATGGTTACTTGGGCTAGAGAAAAAGGATGCCTTAACTATTTTATGAAGCGCCCAAGAGCTACTCTAACTGACGTTAGAAATGGAACTACTAAATAGTATGGAACTCCTGCTACAAAAACTATAATCGAATAGCATACTGATTTAACAGCCGCCTTTATAGAAGACTATTGCCATACTATATGGTTCGAAGAAATGCTAGAATAGTTCACTGCATATAATGATGAAAATAAGGGTAAGTATGATATTGTAGCCGCTGTAGGTATGACTGAGTTAGCAGACCAAGAGCTATCAGGAAGACAGCCCGTACTTGTGGAGAAAGAAGTTGAATAGTTCCAAGATTTTGGTTACTATTACGACGAGAGAGGAATTAAAAGATTTGGAGTTATTCCAACTAAGAAAACTCCTGAACTTAATATGCAAAGAAACGAATATGATGACCCATACAGAGTTGAAACAAGTGATCCTAGAATATATGAGGGACTTGTACAAAATGGAGTATATAGGCGGACTAGATATTGAGAGTTTAGACCCAGTTGGGTATAAAGTCTCTTTTAACTTTGATAGGTCAGAAATGCCATTAGTAATAATAGCAGATTTACCAGACGAAGAATTTCTGCCATTTATTAAGGAAGAATTAAGAAGTAGGAAGTTACAAAGAGTTAAGTATTATAACGCTACTAAACTTCCTCCAGAACAACATAATTTATGTTATGAAAGAGAAGGAATTGATAGACAAGACAAACGAGGCTATTGCGGAACTTGTATATGATAAGTATGAGTTACAGAAAGCTTATAATTATTATAATGGTAAAAGAGATCCTGAATAGTTCCGTTATCTGGAAGAAAATTTCGGAATAGGTAGCCCCACTTCGGTAGAGTTTACGCCTTTATTAAAGAAACACGTAGATGCTCTAGTTGGAGAATATTTAGGAACTCCTATACTTCCGAAAATTTCTTGCAAAGATTCAGATACTATCAGTAATATAACAAGAGAAAAATAGCTAGAAATAACCAAGGGAATAGTAAAGTTTTTGAAAGACCATTTAAGTAATTCAATTCTTAAGTTTATTGATGGCAAGGATATTACTGATAAAGCTGTAAAGACTTAGTTAGATAAAATTATATAGGATATTGACCAATCCTTTATTTCTCAATATGAAATTGCAGCTTAGAATATAGTACATTATATTATGCAATCCAGAGAAACCGATTTAATTACTAAGTTACGTTAGTTACTAACAGACTTATTAATTACTGGTTATACATTCTTTAGAGTGAAATCATCGGCTTCTGGAACTAATATTGAAATAGAGGTATTAAACCCACTTAATACATTTGTTGATAGAAATCCAGAATCTCCATATGTAAGGAACTCATATAGAGTTGTAGTAAGAAAGTGGATGAGTAAGAGTTAGATTTTAGCTAAATATGGCAAAGAAATATCTAGAGAAGATTTAAGAAGACTAAAAGATGAATGGCGAGCTGATGATTCAGCTGCTGTTTATAGAAGAGTATATGGAGATACTTGTACAGTAGTAAATGAAGATTAGAATCATGAAACCATTCCCGGCTATCCAGACAATGAATATAGTGCTCATAGGTTCTAGTTAATCCCAGTCTATGATGTTGAATGGATTGAAACAGATGATGATTTTGTGATGTAGAGATACAATACTATTAGAATAGGAGAAGAGATATATATTCTTAGAGGATTAGACAAGACTGTTATGAGATCTAAAGATAATCCCAACTTCTGTTCTTTATCGGTAAATGGAGTATATTTCTTAAATCGCTCTTAGTAGCCTTATTCTCTTATATTAAAATGTGCACATCTGTAGGATAGATACGACTTATTAAACTATTATAGAGATAATCTAATAGCTAATAGTGGTACTGCCGGAGTTATTATGGATATGTCTCTGTTGCCTACCAACTTAGGAGTTAAATGGCCAGAACGAGTACAAAAATGGTTAGCCTATAAAAAAGGTGGTATCATGTGGATAGACTCAAGCCAAGAAGGTAGGAATGATGGACAGCAAGCTCCAAACTAGATATATAACGGATTTGATGATACCTTAAAAGCATAGGCTGTATAGGCTATTGAATTAGCTATTCAATCAGTAGAACAAACTACATCATCAATAACTGGAGTATTTAGGGAACGACTTAACGGTATAGAAACTAGAGATGCAGTTACTAATATTAAGTAGGGAGTAGCTAACTCGTATATAGTAACTAAGCACTATTTTTAGCAGATGGATTTAATAACCTGCGAGATACTACTAGATAGTCTTAATTAGGCTAAAGTTACTTATAAGAAAGGATTAACTGGAACTATTATACTTGGGGATAAATATCAATAGATATTCACCGCACTTCCTGAGTATTTTACTGTTACTGACTACGATATTCATATTACTGCTAGTTCAGAAGTGATGGAAGATCTATAGACTATAAAAGCAATCATTCCAGAGTTCGTAAAAAGTCAACAGATGGACCCAGATATTATTTTTGAGGCTCTTACATCTAAGAGTCTGACAGACCTTAAATATAAGGTTAAGAAAGCTGTTCAAGTTCGCAAAGAGGAAAATAATCAGCTTCAGCAACTACAAGAAAAATTAGAAGAAACTTCTCAATAGGCTCAGTAGTTATAGCAAGAATTATAGAAAGCTCAGCAAAAGATTGAAAGCTTAGATGAATAGAGACTAGGATTAGAATAGTAGAAGATGCAGTTAGAATATAAAGTTAACTGGCTTAAAGCTCAGTCTGATTCTACTTATAAAGATAGACAAATGGATATTGAAGAAAAAAGAACTGAAATAGAGTTGGCTTAGCTTCATGATGGAAATCCATATAATGACAAAATAAGACAAATACATTAATATGGCAACTGGAACAATTGTATACAACAAAGATTAGCAGTAGATTTATCCTATCTCTGATGGGACAGTAATTATAAGTAATGCTTCCGGTTCTAAATCAAATGTAGAAGACGACCTAAAAAAATTATTTAAGTAGGTATCAGATTTATCCGGTTCAAGTGAAGCAGTTAATAGTATTATTATTAAAATACATTATCTCCCTGCTAATACTGCCGATGAATCTGAAATAAAATTATCAAGTAAGTAGTGGTCTGATACTTTTGAGCTTCCAACAGAAGAGAATCCGTATATATGGAAAAGAACTAAATTTACTTTTTAGGGAGCTGATGAATCATAGGGAACTACTATCTATGAAATAGTAGCGAGTGATGTCTCTACTATTATATAGACTATATATACTAGAACCGAGGGAATAACACCAGTTATAGAATATAAATAGAAAACAGATGAGGACGGAAATCCGCTGTATATAGATGCTGAAGGGAAAGAAACTACAGAAGTTACTTCTCTAAAGGCATATGACTATAACTACTATTGGAATGGTCAGCCTTCTTCTGGACTAGATAAACTACCTCCTACCCCAGATGGATATTCTTATATCTGGACAGATTATCCTCAAGATATTAGTTTATCATTTACTTCCGTCTTCATGTCTAGACGAATAAGACAAGCAGGTAAATGGAAACCTTTTTCTACCCCTGCTCAATATGGTTAGTGGCCTATTGAGTCTTAATTATTACAATATGGAATTTAGTATTGATATACATACCCAAATTAATGGGGAAATACTGATAGAAGATTTCTCAAAAGAATATGGCTAGTATATTGATGAAGATGTAGAGGTAGTAACTTCTTACGACTCCTATAAGTATAGTGAGAGTGCTACCTTGAATACTATCATCAAAGTTAGTATAAGCGATGCTACTCTGATAGATGTCCTACTTAATGACCATACAGAAGACTTAGACTCGTGTATGTTTAAGGTCAAGGATGATGGTTATTACGTAGTAGACCATATCATTATTCCTAATATGAAATGGTATGAAAATTCATCGGACGAATACAAGGAATACTATGAGACTATCTATGTTACTGATGGAGAAAAATTATATAAAGAAGTAGAAGGTAAGCTAGAAGAGTGTACAGTTAAAGAAGTTCTTGAACGAAACATAGAAGGAACTACTATAAAAAAATGTAAGGTAGACGTGTTCTTTACAGGAAACTTGTAGTAGTGTTACATTAATTATTGTAAGAAACTCTTTGATGCTTTACTAAATAAGTGTCTAACTAGAGATTAGGAAGCAGATATATTTGCTCGAGATTTCATATGGATGACTCTTAACATTATAGATTATTTAATATGCTTTAAACAATTCATGGAGGCTGAAAGATTACTAGCGATGTTCCGTACCTGTGGAGGATTCTGTGACAATCACCACCATGGACATAAACGTATAGGTTGTGGATGCTCTTAAGAGAAAGGCTATTAAAAGGTATGAGGATTTTCTAAGAAAACTCAAAAAGGGATATAAACCAGATTATCAAGATATTCTTAATCTAATTTGTTTTATTAACCTACCTGTAAGACTAGATAATCACGAATTTATTAAATAGCAATTATTAAACTAGAATGATACAGTCTATTTACACTTCGGTAAGTAACGCAGATATAGTGCCTTGTGGTAAAAAGGGTAAGCCTATAAAATGTGAGCCTATACCTCTCTTAAGAAATAACTATTTAGGAGAATATAGGACAGAACTAGAAAAAGCTAAAGTAAGAAAGAACTTAGGTATTGCTGATGAGTAGAGTCTATTGTGGGGAAACATTAGTGGAACCATAGAACTGCAAAAAGACCTAGTATAGTATATAGAACAAAAATGGACCTATACTAGTGACGTTGCAGAAGGCATTAATACTGTGAAGGATGCCCTAGACTATGCCCTATACTTTATTAGCGAATATGAATCTAATACAGAAGCAATAGAAGAACTGAAAGTCGATATAAGCAATATTAGAACTTCTATATCTGTATTGAAGGAGGATTTACAACGAGAAATTGATACTAATAGAAAAGGGATTAATAATCTATCTGAAGAAATAGTAAAAATCAATGAAGCTATAGTTGAGTTGAATAATGCTATTGAGAATATAGATGTTGATAAAAACATTCTTAATTGGATTAAGAATAGTCTCCAAAATTCCAAAACTATAGAACTAAAGGAAAATAATTCCTTAGAGGTGATTTTATCTACTTAGGAAGATAATGCTATTCATTTAATAGAATAGGAGATTGGAGAGGAAACCTCTTCTATTATCCTTCCAGGTATCTATGTTAAGAATCTTGAACCTGCTCTAGAAGAAACAAAGAAAGAAGTATAGAAAACTTAGGAAGCACAACAAGAGACAAATACTAAAGTAGAAGCTAATACTGAAAGTATTACTAATATACAAACTAACTTAGAAACGATAGCTACTTATTAGACGGAACTCCCAGATGATACTACTTCAACAGTAATTGAAGGGACTACAGTAGAGAAACTTAAGGGCAAGCCCTTTAATGAAATTATTGATACTTTACTGTTTCCAACAGTAGTTAGAGATTTAGTATACCCATAGCTTTATTATAGTTTTACTTCTCAAATAGTAGAAGTGGGAACTGCTTTATTAACTCCTACACTTACATTTATAAAGAATGATGCTGGAGAAGAAACTGACAGACGAGAAACTATTACTTATAACAGTTCTCCTGTAGAGTCTGATACATATAATTCTATTGGTACTTATACTCACTCTGGTACAGTGAGTTATGCCGCTGGAGAATATTTGATAAATAATAAAGGAGAAGTTACAGATAAGAGAGTAGAAGCTGGTTCTATTTCCGCTACCGCTTAGGTAGTAGCCACATATCCTTGGTATTCTGGTAATACTGATGGTGTGATTAAATAGGCGCTAGTTCCTTTTGGACAATCGTCTGGAACTATCACATTTTCACTAAGTGGTAAGGCTATTATAAAATTGCCAGGAAGTAACACATAGTTAAATTCATTTACCGTAGATGGAGGACTTGGATATTTAAATGTAGACCTAAGTGGTTGGGAAACGTCTACCGAGTAGATAAATGGATTTACTTACAAGGTATGGACTAAGAAAGATACTTACTCCTCAGCATTGCCACATCAAATTAACTTTATTCTATCACAATAATGGCATTTAAATATACAGGTGATGCTACCTTAGGTGTCGCTTTAACCGTAGAAACTCCGAAGCCTCTCGATAATAGAACAGTCGTTAATAACTTAGACGAACTTTATTCTATTCCAGAGAAGTATGCTTATCAAGGTATGACCGTTGCTAACATAGATAACGGAAATATTTATATGCTGATTGATAAGTCTAAGATTAAATACAAGGAAGGATGGAAAGCATCCTATGAATCTATCTAGATAATCACCTGTACAGAGGCTGAATATAAAGAATGGTCTGAGAATACTACAGACGATTTTAGGCCCATAGATGAAAGTAAAACGTATCTTCATGCTGAGACATATTATTATATATATGAGGATAGCTTAGACGATGACTAGTTTTACCTATCCTCGGAATGGGGAAAAAAGATAGAAGAGCAATTAAAACAGAAGGCCCTTAATACTACTGTAGTATAGATTAGAACAGACTTAGATAACACTATTGCCAGCCTATCAGATTATGCTACACTGGAAGAATTAACTACTAATTATGTCTCTAATGATTTTTTAGCTCTATCCCTGACTAAGTATTATACTAAGGAAGAAACAGACGATATTTTCGTTACTAAAGAAAGTCTTAGAGGAGAGGGAATGGAAGGAGATGATTTTGTCTTCGTTACAAAGAAAGAATATGAGGAAGATTAGTAGGCCATCCAAGACGAGTTAGATAAAACTCTTAAGGTAGATGGAGATGGTTCCTTAGAAAGCATCACTGTTGGATAGATAAAATCTCCTGTAGTAGAGGGAGAGAGCTAGCTAGTAGTAGACGTTAGGTCTGAAGGATTATTTATAGGTGAAGATTAGATTGCTACTGAATCGGATATTCCGAACTTAGTAACATTAACTGAAGAAGAGTATCTAAAGTTAGTAGAGGAAGGGACGGTAGAGCCTGATACATATTACTATGTATATGACGTCACAAATGATGCAAAGGTTTATATTACTAAGGAATATTTGGATTAGAATTATCATACTACCAATCAATATCAGTCCTGGGTTGCTACAAATTATTACTCCAAGAAGTAGATTGATGAAATAGTTCAAGGTTTGCAAAAACTTGGAAACTACGTTACTACAGAAGATATTAAGGCTTATTATACTATTTAGCAGGTTGATGACAAATTTCTTACTAAGGAAAATGCTCAGTCTACTTATGCTACTCAATAGTCATTATCTGATTTATCAGATTAGATAGCCGAAGATTACGTAACAAAAGAAAGTTTAAGGGGAGACTCTCCTGAAACCGGAGATGATGATTTCATATTTGTTACCTAGAAAAAATATCAGGATGATTAGGCTGCTGCTGCTAAAGAATTTAGCACTGAGCTTTTGAAATCTACATCAGTAGAAACTTCTGATATTACTATTTAGAAAATTGGAGAAAAAGAAGTACAATAGGGAACAACTGGAGAACCTTCTGAGGAAACAGGAACTGAGCAAGTTATTGAGAGTTCTGTTAAACTTACCACAGAAGATAACAGGCTATTTGCTGGAGGTAAGCAAGTTGCTATTACTGAAGAAGTACCAAAACTTGTATGCTTACCACAAGCTGATTATGATGACCTAGTTGAGAATAGTAAGACTGAAGAAGATACTTATTATTGCACCTATGGAGAAAAAGATTTACAAGATACTGGATATGTTAGAAGCGAATATCTTATAGAGAGATACTACACCAAAGCTGAGGTAGAAGAACTAATTAGCTAGGCCGTAGCCGAATTGTAGAAAAAGATAGACGCTTTATAGCCAGGTTCTAGTGTAGAGGTAGATGGAGAAAATGAACAATTAATATTTTAAACAATATGGGAACAATTTATATTGAAGGACAGTTTAAGAGTTCTGCCAAACCAGTAAAAGTTGTTGGAGGAAGTATAGGAGGAGGCTCTGGAGTAGACTAGGAAGTTCTCAAGAACTATGCTACTAAAGCAGAATTGTAGAAGGCTGTTGAGGACCTAACTGCTTCCATAGAGGGAATAGATCACGATGTAGTTGATGAAACTTTAATAATACAATGATATGGCAGCAATCAAATCTATAAAGGTTGGGGAAACCACATATGATTTAAAAGCTACTTACGATGGTGCTGGAAATGTTATAGATACGACATATGCCAAGGCTAATGCAATTCCAACTAAAATTTCTTAGTTACAGAATGATAGTGGATATTTAACTGAGCATTAGGATATTAGTGAATTAGCTACTAAGGGTGAGCTTGAAGGCAAAGTAGATAAGGAGTTAGGAAAGGGACTTTCTGAAGCCAATTATACTAAAACTGAGAAGGAAAAGTTAAGTACTATAGCTAATAATGCTAATAATTATGTACACCCAACTACTTCTGGAAATAAACATATTCCATCTGGAGGAGCGTCTGGATAGATGCTAGTTTTCTCAGCAGATGGTACTGCTGAATGGGCAGATTCAAGTTCTAAGCTAGAAGAGCAATTTACAGCGCTAAATGAGGCTTGGGAAGAATTGTAGAAGGCACAACAAAAGCTTGATAAGTAGATTACTGAGCTAAATAGTAATATGGATTTATATTCCTATGGAGTAGAATGGGATGTTACAGTAGCATCTCCGGAACTTACTAGAATAGGTAATCCTTTGCTGCATAAATCTCTTCCTATTCAATCAGCGTATAGAGGTTGTGTAGCAAACAATGATGTAGTAAATTACTATCTGTTTCCAGATGACTGGTCTTATAAAGAAGACGGAGAAACTCTATCTGTCTTAGATGGAACTGATGGAACAGTAAGAGTTAATACTCCTAAATTTTATGGAAAATCTGGCAGCGATGGAAACAAAAGATGGGTTAGAACTTCTACTGTCAAAATTGATGATTCATGGGTAGAAATTCCTGAACTATTAATAGATGCATACAGAAGTACAGTTGATACCACAGTCTCCGCAACTCCAAAAGCTGTATCAGTAGTTAATACTACTACTGCATTTAGAGGTGGAGGAAATAGAGCTAACTACGATAATTATCTAACTACAGAATTAGAAACTAAGGATATATTCAGAAGTGATTTAGGAAAGCCTAGAACTAATATTTCTAGAGCTACTATGAGAACATATGCAACAAATGCTGGTTCAGAATTGCTATGCTATGAATATTACAAATGGATATTCTACTGGAATTATGTCATTGAATATGCTAATTTTAATTCTTAGGCTGCATATAATGCAGAGTTAACTGCGGATGGATATCATCAAGGGGGTTTGGGACCTGGAGTTACAGATTGGGCTAACGCAGCTACAAGTTGGTCAGGATATAATGCAACATATCCACTTACGCCTTGTGGTTACTGCAATGAATTTGGTAACTTCACTGGAGTAAAAGATTTAGTTATTCCAGAATGTACAGCTCAAGATGGCACAAATACAGTAGCAACTCATACATTTAAAGTACCTCGCTGGAGAGGGTTCGATAATCCGTTTGGAGACATTTGGACTAACCTGGACGGAGTAGTTATAGTGAGAGCAGCTGCTAATGAGATTAGCACTGTCTATACAACTACTAACGTATCGGAATTTACCGACGTAGTTGGAGAGAAAACCGTTGCAGGATACGAAGTAGCATCTGATGGTTATATTAAGGCATTTGACTTAGGTGAAACCGCTGAAATAATTCCATCCGCTGTTGGAGGAAGTGCTACTACTTATATTTGCGATTACCATTACTGCAACGCAAGCAGCACAGCGCTTCGCACGCTGCTGGTGGGCGGCGGCGCGCCTTATGGCGGCGGTGCGGGTCTCGGCTGTTTCAGTTCTAGCAATGGCGTCGGCTCTGCCGGTTCCTCTGTCGGGTTCAGGACTCTGAATAGAGTATCTTAAGATATACAATATAAAAATCGATTTAGATGATAAATCGTAGGATATTACTTCTAAAAACCGTTGATTGGCTTTAGAAGTACTGCTGGTGGGCGGCAGCGCGAATAATGGCAGCAATGCAGGTCTCAGCTATTTCAATTCTAACAATGACGTCAGCAATGCCAATTCCAATGTCGAGTTATTATATATTTAGAAACATTTTATTATTTTTTTTTAGTTTGCTAAGTAATATCCTTGCCTCTAGGCAAAAGATAACGTAGTGTTGAATGAAGGGTGTTAGTAGGTTAATTCTCGAACGCTTCCGATGAAATATATAAAAAATTGAAACGTGTAGGATATTTGCACGAGAAAGTATACGCTGAAGATAACATCGAACTAGCTGACGATAAAGCTAGAAGAAATAAGTCTATTAGATGTGGAATCAAGCAGCATGATAAGAATAGATTAAAAGAAAATAAGGAATTATCCGATAAGTTAAGGGATTTGATTTATCAAACCTCTGAATATAGTACCTTTATAATATACGAACCTAAAGAAAGATTAATCTTTAGACTTCCATACTATCCAGATAGAATAACTCACCATGCTATAATGAATATTATGGAGCCTATTTGGACTAGTATATTTATAGACCAAACATATTCCTCTATACGAAATAGAGGTATTCATAAAGTAGAGTATGATTTGTTTAAGGTGTTATAGAAACATCCAGAAGAAACAAAGTATTGCTTGAAAATGGATATAAAAAAATTCTATCCTTCTATAACTCACGACATTTTATACGAAATGTTATAGAGAAAGATAAAGGATAAAAAACTATTAAAACTGTTGAAAGAAATAATTTATTCAGCGAAGGGAGTTCCTATTGGAAATTATCTATCACAATTCTTTGCAAATTTATATCTGACATATTTTGACCACTGGGTAAAAGAGGAGTTAAAATGTAAGTACTACTTTCGATATGCTGACGATATTGTGATTCTTGGTAATGACAAGAATTATTTGAGAAATGTATTAGTATCTATAAAACTATATTTGAAACAGGTTCTTAACCTAGAGTTGAAGCCTAATTATCAAATATTCCCTGTAGAAAGCAGAGGTATTGATTTCGTAGGCTATAAATTCTATCATACTCATGTTCTACTGAGAAAATCTATAAAAATGAGGATGTTTAGGCTTATAAATCTATATAAATAGAATAAGATTGATAAAGATGAATTGAATAGAAGAATGAGGTCTTATTTTGGATGGATGAAATTTTGCAACTCTAAGAACTTGCTGAGAAAGGTAGAGGAGTTAACTGGATTGAAATTCTCTAACTGGAATGGAAAAGAAGTTAACATATCTAAGTTTTATAATAAATATATTCACATTGTAGAGGTTGTTGATTATGACAATCATTTTCGAGTGCATTTCATGTATAACAATAAACCCTACTATTTTAAAAGTAAGAATAGGAGATTACACTATTCTTTGCTTAGATACAAATTTCCTATAAATTTTAAAATAACACCTTATGTTAGAGCCGAATAGAATACAAATGGACGTTTATCCTTAGACAATCCAAAAACTTGGGAACGGTACTTATTACTATAACTATGATATAAAAGAAATTAGTGTTGAAGTACTTGATTTAGACAATACCATAAAAGAAAAAACTTACTATAGTTTTATCTAGGTATTATTAAATGGGCAGCCTAATTACAAAGATTGTGTAAAAGCTATAGTTAGAAGATTCCTTACAGTTGATGAAGAATTTGATTTAATCAATTCATATAATAGCTATTCAGAAAATCTTACTTCTGATTCTGAAGTTATTAATGAATATAAGGAATATCTTAACATATTAAAATAGATAAAAGCTAAAGTCAAGGAAGATTTTGCTAAATTATGATATATAGAAATGGTAAGTTAATATTACAGGTCCAAAAAGATATTCTAGAACTTGTAGAACAAGTTTAGCAAAGAGTACAAAAGAACATTGGAGCTATATATAAAGGGTCGTAGTTAGTCTGGCTTACCGTATACGATGCTGTTAGAAGCTGTTTTGGTAGCGGAACTTGGCTACAAGACAGACCTTGGTTAAAAGATGATTCATGGAAAAATAATTGATTTGTAAAAATGGCAAAATTTGAAAATTTACCTAATCAGATTACAGATTTACTGACAGAGTGGGATGGTCACTCTGGAATGGAGGTCGAGGATTTTATTTGCCGAAAAATAGAAAAAGTAGAAGGATAGGACATAACTGATATGTCTTATGACTCAGCTACTAGTATGCTTACTCTTCTAAAGAGTAATGGAGAGAAGGTAGAAACTGAAGTATCAGTTATTCCTCCTACTTATTCTTATGGTATAATGGTATATGGGGTGATGTTGGACAATAAGTCTGATAAGATATATACCGAGGCAAATGGCTCTTTGTTAATGCAGTACAATTCAGACAGAAATGTTAAGGTAGGTATTGCTATGTATGCTGTTGCTACAACTTCTGTAACAACAGATAGAATTGGACCTTTTAATGTCAAGATTAGTTATGGAACTTAGTCAGGAACATTTAGAGTAAATAATATTAAGTATAGCTAGTGTATTATAGATCCATCTACAGGTGCTATAACAGGAGTTAACATACCATCAGAGAATTTAATAAATACCTTAGCTTGGATTGATATAACTAGCTTGTTTACTAAAACTTAGTCTGCTAAGAAGATTACAGCCCAAGTTGTAGATGACCTAGATGTGGAAGATACACTAGACTTACCAATCACTACAGAGGTAATTACGTTAAATTATAATGGTGAAATTGTATTAGGTAACAACCTAGTTAATTTCTCACTTACTGGTGGAACTACTAGCAATTATCACCTAGAAGGTTTCAACAATGGAACGCTTTTCTCTACTAGTGGTGGAGTTTTAAATTATTCTAGTCTAACATCTGGACTTAATCAATTAGCTGTTAGAGCAGTTCATAATACTGAAAGTTCAATCTACACTGATTACTTATACGTAGATATTATTTATACATATAACTGCTAGGATACTATAGTAGCTATCAATGGTGTAAGTAATGGTATAGCTAATAATGGTGTTGCTACTCTATATGAATTAACAGTATTTAGTCCAGATAATAGTTCGATGGCTATTACTACATATCTGGAAAATGAAATGCCAGATTCTGGAAGTATGAACCCCACTGAAATTATGAAGTATGAAATCATAGGAGCTTCTTCATATGACGAGTAGGGAGTATATGATACTTCATATAAGAAATATATAGAAATAAACAGTAGTGATTCTGAGAAATATCTAGTTATTAAGGTAGATGATACATATTACAAATTCTATACTGTGTTCACTAACAGTTTAGGACAGACTACTGCATATACTAGTAATTTCAAAACTATGAAAGTGGAAGCAGTAAATCCAGAGTTTATATATTCTCAGGATGTTGCTCCATCTAAAAACTTTGACTAGATTGCAGGTTATCTAAATGATATTTTCGTCACAGATGAGTATGCAACTCCATCTAATCCAGCTACAGTGATTTCTACTCTAGAATCATCTGACGGATGGTAGGAAGAAGACGGTCGCACTATATTTAAAGTATCTGCTCAAGATACTCCTATTCTTAAATCTCCTATAAGTCTAGGACTTGGAAATAACTTTACCATAGAGTTAGGATTTAAGACATATAATATTAGTGATGAAAGTAAGCCTATTGCTACTTTAGGAAATTTCCAATTAAGACCTACGTAGTTCTGTTGGAATACTGAAGATAATGATTTATTCAATGCTAGAAACGCACAGTTCCAAGAAGGTGTAGAAACTCATGTGATAGTAACTGTATAGAAAGGATTTGTAATATCTAAAAGCGATATTTACTATCCTAATTTCTTAGCCAGTTTCTAGGATGCTTTTGACCAAGCTGCTCCTACAACAAGCATAAATTTAGTTAGAATTTTTGTCAACGGAGTAATAGATAGAGAAATTTCTCTAACTGATTCTGAGCTTAATACATTTACTTCTGCTGCTTTGTAGATAAATCCTACTACTGCTGATATAGATTTTTATCTATTTAGAGTATATAATAGTGTAGCTCTTACCTTTAATTAGGTTCAGAAAAATTATCTTTCTTTCTTAAAGGAAAAAACTTCTAAGGAAGACTTTTATGATAAGAATGATATTCTAGGAACTGATGGAGAAATATCATTTGTAAAAGCTAATGAGAAATATAATACACTTGTTTATGTGTTCCCATAGGGAGCTAAGTTCCCAAATAGAGCATGGGGAGGAGAGGATAATGAAACTCCACCGCAAGAAGGTGCCCAAAAGAAGTCTCCAGTAACATTGTTTGTTAATTATGTAAATCAGGCAGTTAATAATCAATATGGAGGTAGACTTACTTATGGACAGGTTAAAGGACAAGGTTCTTCTGCAATGAGATATTTGATTTGGAATGTAACATATGCTCTTAATAAGTTAAAAACTCCAGGAGGAGAAAAAATAAAGAGTCCGTTTATTCCATATTCTCAGCTCGATCCAGAGACTAATACATTTAGAGAAGATGCGTCTTCTACTAGTGGTTATTATGTAATGCCTCCGTATGATGGACAGCAAGACACTACTGCTTATAAGATTACTAAGTTAGTCGGAAAGGTTAACTTTGCTTCTTCTATGCAATCTCATAAGATTGGTTCTTGTAAGCTATTTGATGATGCTTATAAAGAATCTAGAGGTAATCTAATATCTGGAGGATAGAAGGCTGTTCATGAAGAGCCATTCTTATATTTCTATTGGGAAACAGATATGGAAGATGTTTCTAATATCCAGTTAGCCGATTTAATAGACAATGACGAGTCTATTAAATTTATGGGATTTCAAACTTGGGGTGCTGGTAAGGGAGACGATGCTTCTAGCGGATATGATGAAAATAAAACTCCAGAATATTTGATGCTTGAGGGTGGTGAGAATACTGACCCATCTGTCAACTTTAGACGTCCTTGGCAAGCTTTACAAAGAGCTACTGGAGTTCTCGGAGAGGATACTTATAGACTAACTAATCAACCCACAATTACTTATGCCAATTCTCTTCTTCGTCCTTGGGACAATCTTTTGATTGAAGATGAATCTGTAGTCTATGACTAGAGAGGAGCATGGGACATTGATTATGGTTGTGAAGAAGTGGAAAATGATAGTGGAAAGACTTACTTCCAATTTGCAGAATCAGTTCATGAATCTTTAAAAAAGTTTAGAGAATTTTATGATTTTGTATATGGACACGATTACAATATGACACAAACTAGTGCAACCAGTCCTTCAGGATGGGATGTTACTAGAAAGTACATTGTAACTGCAAGTAGCTGTACAATAAACCCAACTGGTCACAAGTCTGGAGACATTTATCGTTATGATGATATTAACGGGACTTGGGTATGCGCTGGAGTAAGTTATGAATCAGCTACTGGATGGGCTAGAGCAAACGTATATGAATTAGCTGGAACAGGTAGTACATTAGGTATTCCAGCAGCCCTTGATTCAATCAAGGCAAACTTTATTACTGGAATAAAGAAATATGTAGACGTAAATGATATTGCTTTCCACTAGGCTTTTATAAAGTTTGTATCTGGAACTGATAACAGAGCAAAAAATACATACTTCCAAATTATTGGAAAACTGAAAGAAGATAATGGAGAAGGATAGTTTGTAGAAAATGGAAAAGGGGACTATTTAGTTAGACTTATTGGAGACGACTTAGATACTATTCTAGTAACTGATAACAACGGTCTTCAATCTAAACCTTATAATCTACTAGAAACTTCATATAGAGAATCTGACTCAGTTTACTGGGGAGATGCTAATAACATATTCTTCTATATGTTTGACCAATGCTTCGAGTCTGAGATTAAAACATATTTAGCAAGTGTTATAAATACCGCATTTAAGAATAGTAATAGTATGGAGGATAAATCTAACTATTTCTATAAAGTATTCTTTAATGTTTAGGAGACATTCCCTGCAGTAGCATATAATCATACTGCTAAGATATATTATGAAAACGCTCAAGCTATTAAGAACTCAAAAGTTCTTTCTTACTATAGTAATAATGAAATCGAACCAATAGAACAAAGTCACGGTTCTTGCTTAGCCTGTGAAAAACAATTCATGACTAAGAGATTCGCTTTCTTATCCACATATGCTCAAACATCATTGGGAGCTATTGCATTAAGAACTGCAAGTTCTGCTGGTAGTGGTGATACTTTGAGATTAAGAATGGAGTTTGAACCATATCAAGATTGTTATCCTGTATATCATTACAATGGAAAGAATCTATATCTGTCAGACTTCTAGACTTCTAACTTTGATGCAATTAAGAATCTGGCATAGGCTGGAAATGAATATGTTGCTTAGATTAATCAGGGAGATCCTGCAATCAACCAAGGTATCTATTTAACTACTCTGTATAAGAAATTAAATATCCTTGGTCTAAAGATGTCTACTATTGACGCAGACTTCTCAAGAGCTACTGAGTTCCAAATTGATAATGCTTAGCTAGATGACTATTCTAGTCTATTCCCAAGCGATTATCCAGATTTAGCAATCAGCTTGTTCACACCTTCATTCCCAGTATTGGAGAGTTTAACTCTTAGAAATATGACACTTCCTACAGAAATGGACTTGTCTAAATTCTTAAAGTTGGAAACTATAGACTTCTCTAAGACTACTACTAAGAGTGTGGTATTCCCACAGACTGGTAGATTAAAGAATGTAATTCTTCCAGATACTATAGAAACATTTAGAATCTATGATAATCCAGGATTGACTGATATTACATTTGAGGGATTAAATAATCTATCTACAGTTTACGTTGACTGTGATAATGTTGGAAGCTTCGACGTAGCTAACTTCTGTGAATAGTTGATAAATTGTAACGCACTATAGTCAGTGACTATTAGAAATGCAAATTTATATATAACAGAAGATGCTTTAAGAAAGATGATTCTTACAAATACTTGTAACTTAACTGGAGATATTTACATTGTAAATACTGCAGGAAGTACAACTCTTAAAGCAATTAGCTTTGCTACTAAATAGTTACTTGTTAACACATTTGGTGACATTTCTGACCCTGAATCTAAGATTAGAATACACTTCCAAAGTGCAGAAATTTTGGATTTCAGTTGCGCTGGAGAAGTTTCTGTATACTACCAAGCTGGAGAATCTGGAACGATTGTTCGTCAAAATCTATTTGATATTACCGTAGCATCTGGTAATGATGTTGAAATTAAATAGGGAACTAACCCATATAATCCATCTGTAAATGGATACTTAGATATTACATACTCTATGTCAGGAGTATCTACTGATGTAGCTACAATTGATTAGACTGGTGCTATTACTTTAAAGAAAGAATCTAGTAGTACAGCCACTGTGACTATCAGTATGAAAGTTGCTAATAGTGGAACTGCTATTAAGAAAGCTGTTAGGGTAAGCTTTACTTGGAAAGCCCCACAACTTGGAGATTTCGCTTATGCAGATGGCACATTTACAAGTTCGTTTGACGCAACTAAAACTCTTGTAGGGTTAGTCTACGCTAAGGATGAAACGAATAGCACTTCTGGAGTAGTTTATATAATTGGTAAAGAGTATACAGATGATGAAAAATCCTACTATCTGGGATATAGTAATGATGGAAACCAAGGTTCTCAGGAATAGATACTATAGCAATTATATTAGGTACAAGCCTATTTGAATAGTGTATCAGTATAGAATTATGAAACTGTCTCTGGTACTGCATCTGCAAATTTGATTAATAATATCAATGTATCTACTTATAATATTCAAGTGAATACAGCATTTGCTGGAGAAGCAGATACAGCCTTATATATTAACCATGTGAATAGCAAGTTGCTTCCTATACTATACAACAATTCAACTTGTAAGCCCTATATAAGTAGAAGATAGGTATCCTCTGGAGAAGGAACTAACTGGGAATATTATATTGAATCTAAGGCTAATCTTAATAACTTATGTGAAGCTATTCGAACTGTCTGGACAAACGCTTCTGGAACAGATATTATGAGTTGCTTGTTATATCCATACTTCTATAGTATGCACGTGTATGAACCATAGGTTCAAGAAGATGAAACACTGAATGCTGCATACTAGAAAGGAAAATGGTACGCTCCTTCTGTAGCCGAATTCTCAAGAATTATTTACTACAGAGGATATAGTGTATCAGGAAGTAATTTCAATACTGGAGATACAGTAAGATAGCCAATTAGCACTTCAGTTTCTAATGGAGGTGGAGTATTAACTACTCCTATATTCTCTATTGCTTATTCTAGAGCTACTAATTAGTTCCCATCTGTATGGTCTAATATTGTGGGCTCTGGAGATAATGCTGGAGTTAATAACATAACTACTTCTATTAACTCATCTGCTGCTAATAACTATTCTTATCAAAGGACTTAGCAATATAGTGGAAGCGAATATACTTACCAAAATGAATGGGTTACTGGTAGTTATAATGACCCATCTTACTGGAATACTGTTCAATATAACAATGCTTGGAGATTAACTAAACATCAAGGAGTACCGTTTACTAAATTTAATTATTCTAAGAATGGCTAATAATTTCATGCAAATAAGTCATAATGATCGTTATTATGTAATTAATAAGGATGACTCTTTGAAAACCTTACTCACTCAAGAGGAACTTCTAAAGCTTCCTCTAAGTGTTTGGAAGGAACTGTTTGAGTTAAAAGATGGAGTATGTTATTTTAGACTTATGCTTCAAGTATTAGAAGCTGTAATAAAAGCCTATGATAAATCTTCAAATGTTAATTCTTTTACTTATAATAGAGAAGAGTATTGGTTAGATAAGGCTACTAGAGTAGGACTAAGAAATTTAGTTGATTCTAATCCAGAAGAAATGTCCATAGTTCTTGGGGATAAAATTATTGAGATGCCTGTTGATAATGCTAAAGATTTTCTATCTCAATTAGAAGTATATGCTGGAAAGTGTTTCGTTACAACTACAAAACATCTATAGGCGATAAAAGAACTTAGGACAGTTGAAGATGTTGTAAACTATGATTATACATCTGGATACCCAGATAAGATTACATTAAATGAATGAAAATTTAGAAAAGGATAAAATATAGCTAGGGGGCGAAAAACCCTAGCTACTTCCTTCTAAATCATTACTTAATACTATAAAACTTGGCTACAATGTTAAGCCAGTCCCTCCACCTCCTGCGAATCATATTGATTTCATAGAAGGGGATTCTGTGATGACTACTATAAGTACGGGATTTGAACATAACGATAAGCCAGTCCCTCCACCTCCTGAAATAAATCTAGGTTGTAAGATTCCTAAGAAAAAGAATCCAGATTCGGTCATAGGAAGTATAGATACAGGATTTGGTTGTGATAATTAGATCGTTATAGATTGTCCCAAACCGAAATATAAAACTCATTTATGTAAAGAAAATTATCTAGGAGAGTTTAAAACAGAATCTGAGAAAACATTAGCTAGAAATAATCTAGGAGTTTATAGTAAAGAAGAAATAGATAAGATTGTTGGTTAGATTGTAGAAAATAACAACAACAATTTTATTACTAGAAAGGAAGTTCAGAATATGATAGCCAACTTAGATTTTGTAGACTCTACACTTAAATCTTATGCAGACTACCAAATACCTAATAATTTATTTAAATTATGAGTACAACACAAATTAAAAGATTATTTCAATCAAAAACCGAATTTGTACCTATTACTCTAGCGGAAGCAGTAGTTGTAAATACTTCTAATCTCCCTGGGCTTTCATCATTAGGGATAACAACTCTCGATAAAGTATTGAGAACTACTATGGGAGTAGTTGGAACTAATGCTGCAGATATTGCTAAATTAAAAACTACAGTCCAAGAAATTAATACTGCTCTAGAAGGAAAATAGGACAAACTTACTGCTGGTGTAGGTATTACTATATCTCCAGATGGAGTTATTAGTACTACTAATAGCATAGAACTATACAAGATAGTTACTTAGCTACCAACAGCATCAAAAGACTGTTTAAATTCTATATATTTAGTTCCTGCAACATCTGGTACAGCAGGAAACATTTTTGTTGAGTATATTTGTGTCTATGAAAACACATAGGCTAAGTATATTTGGGAAAAAATTGGGGAAGTTCAAACAGATGTAGATTTATCTGGATATGTAACTACAGAAACCTTTAACTAGACTATCAACACGATTAATGGTTAGCTAGCTAATGCTATAACAGCATAGGATGTTACGACATCAGATGGTAGTGCTAAGGTTGTAGTTAATTATACTATTCCTAGAGATTTATATGACAGTATGGTCGAAACAGATTCCTCAGACCAAGTAATAGGAGGATAATCATGGAACTAACTATTAAACAACTTAAGCAACATGGTTAGATATTCGTTCCTTAGACTACTGCTGAAGCTGTTTTAGTTAAAGATGGTGAGGAAGTTATTACTCTTGATAATATGCTAGAAAGAAAGATTGAGCAGATTATTACTCCTGCTGGGTCTGGCTTGTAGGCATTTAAACAAGGGTCTAATATAATTCTTGCTCACTCCAATTCCATAACTGCAAATGAATCTCCTTCTTCAGTAAAGGTAAAATATGATAGCAGAGGACATATAGTTGAAGTAGTCCCAACAAGTGAAATGACTGTAGTTGTAGACCAAGAAGGCTATTTTTAGTATAATGGTTCAGAAGACCGGAATCTACTTCTGGGGAATGATTTTGGAATAGATGAAGATAATAAAATTATATTAAAATGGAATTATTTATAATATGGCACTATTAAATTTTGCTAATACCTATGCTGAAATATCAGGCAATCTTACTTTGCCGGAATCTACTTCTGGGGAATACGTAAAGCTATTCTTTTCTAAAGACGGTCACATTATATCTCATGGAAAGGATTTTACTCCCACATTTACTCCTACAGTAAGAGGTTTAGTTCCTATTTCTAGCGGTAAATCCACTGAAATATTTAGAGGAAATGCTACCTGGGCTGAGATAACAACTACAGACTTACCAATGGCTGAAAATACCTCTGTAAATAACACAACAACCCTATTTACTACTTAGTAGGTTCATTAGATAATTAATGCTAGCTTTGCTGCTAACGATGCAATGCGGTATAAGGGTACTATTACTTATAGTAATGGAAGCTATACAACACATACTGTTGCTGGAGTAGAGGTTTAGGGATTCCCTACTAAATGTGAGGTTGGGGATACCTATAGAGTGACTTCTCAGGGAACTTATGCTGGATAGACGTGTTCAGCTGGCGACTTACTAATATGTATACAAGACGGAACAGGAAGCGGATTAAACACTGCAGCTTATTGGACAGCTGTAGAAGCAAATATTAACGGATAGGTTAAACACACTGTCAACGGTACTTCTATATATGTTTATAGTAATAGTACTAATACATTTACTATTTATGCTCCAACAACTGGTGGTACTTAGGGTTAGGTACTACTTAGTAATGGTAGTGCTGCTCCTACTTGGGCTGCACAATCTACTTTAGTAGTAGGAGAAGCTAAGAAGGTTAGTAATGCATTGTCACTTGGTGTAGGCTTAACTTTTGGAACTACTGGAGTTACTTATAATGGTAGTGCAGCTAGAACAATATCTCTAGTAGCCGCAACTACTACTACTATAGGAGGAGTAATTGTAGACAAAGACTCTAAGAATAAAACGATTTCTGTTACTAGCGCTGGAAGCATTTATTTAACTAAACAGAATATTATTAACGCTTTAGGTTACGACCCAGCTACAAAGGATTCATGGAGACCTATTACTATTGGAGGTGTATCAATCGGAGACAAGACGTTAAACTTCGTACCATCTGAAGATGTTTATTTAAAAGAAGACTCTAACGGGGACGATATACAAGATATTAGTTTTGGAATAAGCTGGTATAATATCAGTACTAAAAAATACGAAACAGCATAATCTATGAAGATAGCATACAATCCTACTACGGCAGCAGCTTTAACGACTGCTCCCAATAATAATGATATAACCTTTGACTTAAAGGGCTTAAATATCTTTACTAGAGGGATAAAGTTTAAAGGGACAGATACTACTTACTCAGTATTTAAAAAACATACTTCTAGTGGAAGTGGAGGTTATAACGGATTGGTGCCTGTCCCTTCATATACTGCAACAAATGTTAGATTTTTAAGGGAAGATGGCACCTGGTCCATACCTGCGGCTGCGGCATTCATTTATACCCAATTAACTGATCAAGATCTAGATGATTACTTAGACGAAGGGAGATGGTACTATGCTGGCGGTGGTAATACCACAACGAACAAACCTAGTGGAGTAGATGCATATGAATTATATGTTGGTCGAAATGCTAGTGGTTATCGTTATTAGAAGTTAATTACTTCTAATGGTCTGATATGGTTTAGGTACCATGATTCTTCTGCTTGGAAAACTTGGGTTAGATGGTATACAGACATGAATACTGATTAGAAAGTATTGTAGTCTGCTACCACTACCTCAAATTATAGACCTCTTGCTTTAGGTTATACTAACACAAGTACCACTGCTGATTTAGGTGCTAGTGTTACTTAGCAAGTTTATGTAACTACAACAATATATGCTCAGCCTAGTACAGGTAGTCTATGGGCTAATAAATTGTACTCAGGTGGAAAACCAGTTCTTACAGAACATCAATCATTAGCTAATTACGTTACATTAAATACTGCACAAACTATAACTGGGGCTAAGACATTCACAGTTAATGTTACAGCAGCAGGTTATAAAAAGACTAATTCTTCTGACTCTTATGTATTGTTGGGTGGAGGAGGACATAAAGCTGTATCCGACTTTATGTTAAAAACAGAAGAATTATCTAACAATCTCACAACCATTACTAAATCGTTAAATGTTACACAAGCATGGATGGATACGGGAATAACATCTACTAACCTTCCTGCTAATGGAACTTATATAGTATAGGTACAAGTTAGTGCTAACGATAATACAGGAGCTATGTGGCATTGCTATAATTCTGGTGTAATGAGTTGGTATAGAGATGGTACTAATGATACAGACACCGATGAAATTATCCTTCACCGTTCTGGTCATGCTTATGGAAAAACAATTTACTTAAGAACTGTTATGCAAAGTTCTGGAGTTTTAAAATTATAGATAGGTGCAAGTGCTGGCATAGGCGCTGCTTACACTTATACATTTAAATTTAAGAGGATAATATGATAAAAGTTAAAGATGGATATGCAAAACTTATAGGAACCACATATCAAGGAAGCGCTACACAAGTCCTTCTTAGCAACGGAGGAGACTTAGAGTACTCTGCTTCAAGCAAAGCCAGCACCCTAGTTCAACGAAACGCCAGCTAGCATATTTACGCTACTTATTTTAACTCAGCTATTTCTGATGAAGCGTTAACAGATATTGGTTCCGTATATGTAAGAAATACTTCTGATACCTTTATTAGAAGAGTGAGTAAGACTTAGTTTTATTCAATTTTAGATAATAAGTTTGTAACTCTTGACACTACTCAAAGTATTACAGGAGCAAAGACTTTTTCTACTAGTGTTAGATTTGTTAGTAATGCTAGTATTATATAGAACTAGAATGATACTAGTAACTATACTACTATACTGAAATGGTATAAAAATGGTGCATCTAGGAATACCTACGACCCTTCTATAGGACAGCATAATACTGGAGGAGATGGAAATGGCTCTATCTGCATACTTCCGTATCCTACAGCAACTAGTCCTTGGGGTGGAACGGTAGGTCTGTTTATAAGTAAAGGGGTTTTAAAATTAGATGGTAAATCAGTCGCACTAGCTGAGAATTACTATACTAAAACTGAATCCGATGAGAGATATGTGAATGTAACTGGAGATACTATGACTGGACCTCTAATAGTAAAAGCTGCTATAACAGGAACTCAGTTAATATCTACTATTGCTACAGGTACCTCTCCATTAAAGGTAACTAGCACAACTGTGGTTACTAACCTTAATTCAGACTTATTAGACGGGTTACATGAAACTTCATTCTTTAGAGCTAGAGGAGATTAGTCCATAGCAAGTTCTGTTCCTACAACTACCGAATTAGCAAATAATAATAATTTATGTGGTAGCTGGAATGTAAAGTATACAGGAGCTTCTGGACACCTAGTATAGTTTAATACTGGAAGTGGAAGTACCAGATATATGTAGTTCTACTCTATGTATTCTGGAAGTTTGTATTGGAGAAATAGTACAGACTCAACTTTGAATACAAAATCATGGAAAACTATTGTAGATAGTGCTAACTATACTGGAATAGTTTTAAAGATTGGAACGGCTACAAAAGGTTCTGCAACTCTTCCTATATACCTAAATGCAGGTACACCAACAGCTTGTAGTACAACTCTTGGAGTTTCTATTACAGGCAATGCGGCAACAGCAACTAAACTATAGACTGCAAGAACTATCAATGGAACGTCATTTAATGGAACTACTAATATAGTAACAGCTTATTGGGGTACTGCACGAACTATTAGTCTATCTGGTGCAGTTACTGGTAGTGCTTCCGTTAACGGTAGTTAGAATGTAACTATTACTACTACCTACTAGTTTGGCTCTATTGATGGAAGATATGTAGGAGGTAATAAAACTGCTAATCATGGCTCTTCTGGAACAGCTTATACAGCTGATACATATTCTTCTACATTTGTTAATAAGGCATTTGTAGCATTTGCTGAACGAGGTTCTTGGGCTTACGCTAATAATGGATATGTATCTACAGATACTGGTGTAAATATTCCATTGGCGGGAACAGCTATATTCTAGTGGGGAGCTAGTGATACGAATAAGACGTAGTTATATATAACTCCACATAATAACTCAGGAGTAAGTAATCCTGCTGCTAATGAAATGTTATTCTATACAAGCAACGGAAGTAGTTATACTTCTGCTTGGACTAGAGTATTAACTCACAGAAATTATACTAATTATACTGTAACTAAAACCGGTGGAGGTGCAAGCGGTACTTGGGGAATCTCAATTACTGGTAATGCAGCAACGGCCAATAGGATAATATCTCATAGTATAAGCGATACCTTAGCTAATAAGACTACCCCAGGATACTTATATCACGCTGGAGGAAGTAATAGTGTGAAGGATAAACCTTCTGGAGTTGACGCTTTTGGTGTATTTACTATGTAGACAGCATCTGGATGGTATGGGCAATTACTAATGTCTTCTAATACTTCTACAGGATTATATTGGAGAACAGCCACGTCCCTTAATGGTGGATGGAAAAAAATATTAGACTCTTCTAATTATACTGCCTATGTAAATCCAGCTAATTTCGTAACATCTCTTGGAACTAATGGAAACTATGTAACCTGGACTAAAAATGGTACTACTAATAACTTAACAGTTCCCTTTGCTACTACTTCTAACGTATTAAATAACCTAGGAAATAGAACAGCTATATCTGGAACTACTGTTGGATAGAGTGGGCTTAGGTTGTACGAAGTTTATAATAATGGTTATCCAGTAAACTTCGGTAATGTTTTAAATATTGGTGGGCATGGTTATGGAGAACTTTTGTTTTAGTGGACTGGGGATAGTAATCCTGGACATTTGTACTACAGAAGTAAAGGAGATGTGGCTTCATAGGCTTGGAGTAATTGGGTTACTATACTAGATAATAATAACTATTCTTCTACTCTAGATGGTAGATATGTAACTCTTGCTACAAACTAGACAGTTAGTGGAATTAAAACTTTTAGTACATAGTAGAAATTTACAGTAGCGACTGGAACATCTCCCTTCACAGTATCTTCTACTACTGTTGTTTCTAACCTAAATGCTGATATGCTAGATGGATGGCATCTAAATTATATACTAAAAGATGGATATGTTACAAGTGCCACGTCTGGACTTTCGTCGTATTGGAGAAAGGTGTGGGACATAACATTAAATAATTAGTATAATGATGTTGACATTAATCTTCTTGTGCATTCAGCTTATAATTAGTAGTGGGGAATAATATCTTTTAAATTAAGATAGAATGGAACTGGAACCGCAAAGAATATATCTGCTTTCCTGGCTGAAGTTGTAGGAAATATACCACTAGATAGATTCAGATTATACTATAACAATAGTAGTGGATTATGTTAGCTATGGTGCAATCCAAGTGGTTAGTATGACGTCTATAACTATAGAGTTCTAGCTAAGACTTGGAGAACAGGTACTGAAGCTGCTACTCTTGGAACATTTTATACTGGTGATACTTCCACAGCACAGTCTCTTCCTTCTGATAGTTATGTTTCTATGACTGGAATAACTATAGTTAATACGGCTGCAAAGGTTGCTAATACCCTAACATTTTCTGCAGGAAAATTTTCTTCTAAAACGTATAACGGAAGTTCTGCAATAACAGTTAATGTTCCGACTCACACTAGTCATTTAACAAATGATAGTGGATTCTGGACTGGAACAAGATATTGGGCTAACATAGCAGTATCTACTTCTTCTAGTACAAGTACTTCACCTACGTTTAGTACTGCCTATACTTCAAATTGGTTTAGAAGTACTGGATCTACGGGATGGTATTCTCAGACTTATGGTGGTGGATGGTATATGTCCGACAGTACTTGGATTAGAACCTTTGGGAGTAAATCGGTTTATCAGGATACTGGATAGATAAGAACTGACGGCTATCTAGTTACAAATGGAGGTTTAACTGCTGGGGCTACTAGTCCAAATAATGGGACGTATAAGCTCCATGTTACTGGGGCATCTTGGTCTTCTGGGTTAATCAGGGCAGGAGGAGGGTTCTATCATAATTCAGTAAATAGCAACAGTTATGTGTTACTAGCAGGAGGTTCTTATAAAGGTCTGGGAGATTTTGCCAAGGGTAACGCAGGTTCAGCAACTAAGGGTGTATACGTGACTGGAGGTACTGTAACTGCAATGACTTATTCTCTTAGTTCAAATCTAAACTCAGGAACTTCTGGTAAATTAGCTTATTATAGCTCAGCTACAACAGTGGCAGCATATTCTTCGAGTGTAGGGTCATCTGCCTAGCCTATATACTTAAATGCAGGATCCCTATCTGCAAGCTCATATTCGTTTACTGGAACCTATTCAAATCCAGTCATAGTATGGTGTGGTGAGATATATAGAAGTGCCCCAGGTTCCACTTACTGGTATTCTGAAAAAAAGGGTGGATGTTGTAGTATATCTTTTACTACTAATAATGCAGGTTCTAATGGTAACTTGATAATAAGTATTCCACATTGTGAACCTTATGCAGCTTTTTGTTCCACGGTAAGAATTTTTGATGGTTCTACTGCCATATCAGCTAGAGATGGTACTATTACTGGTAGAAGTGCAGGAATGGGAGATTATATGACTATCTGTGGTGTGAGTGGTACAACAGGAAATGTATATATAAGAAAGTTTAGCCAGCAAAATACGGATAATGATTCCTGGAAAAACGGAGAGCTAGGAACAACTACTACGTCGAAGGGTAATAAACCGGTAGCAAGGTTTTATTTGATGATTGTTGGTAGATATATTTAATATTTATTAACATAATTATGTTGTCAAATTAAAATTTATATAGTATAATAGAATGTATTTAAAATTAATGATTTATGACTTTAAATGATGTATTGACAAAACAAAATGTAATCACCAAAATTATTCTTAAAGACGGTGATAAGGAACTCTCAAAAGAGTTAAAGGTAAAGATTATGCGCATTAGAATGGCTTATAATAAAATTAAGAAGCAATTCGATGATGATACTCAAGAATTTACAAATCAGATTATATCTGATGAACTTAGAGAATTAGCTAATAAATCCGAAAGGACTCTGGAAGAAGAAGCAAGATTCAATGAACTCAACGATAAAACTAATTCTGAATACCAAGAATATCTTATTCAGAAGGGCTTCGAGGAAGTTAAAGATATACCAGATGATATAATCACTATGGAAGAGTATTCAGATATTCTAGATGTTAATTCCGGAAATGATGTAGAAATTAATGGAAATTCTGTTAAAGCTGCGGACTTAATGGAAATTGTATTTGACTTATTTATAAAATAATAATTTATGGAAATTGTAAAAACAAATGAAACGTATCAAATTTCTGATACAAAAGTAGGAAAAGGCTGGGAAATGACGGGAACAGCCACTAAGGATACTATTGGTTCTATAGGAATTAATTTTACTGTAATAAAACCAGGAGAATTATCAGAGGAAGTAGGAAATGGATATTATAGTCTAGAACATTCTGGTAGAGTTAATATAAACTATAGTGTGCAGGAGACTACAAAGGCAGACTTTGTAGAATACATGGAAGAAATAGTTAGTGCAGTTAAAACTCATTTCTCTGAATAATATGGGAAGAAAGAAACCTAATGTACCAAGAGCCGGAGTTAAACGTGGAGGAAAAATTAAACGCAAGTGTAAATAAGAGGCTGTATAAGCTACTTATTATAATATTGAGATATACTCCAGTAGTGCTGTCTATAAATGATATATTACATTCAATATTATCATACTATAACATCAATTGCTATATTTTAAGTTGCCTTGGAGGAGTATCTTTAGCATTTCTCGGAATTTTATACATCATATCTTATGTATTCAGATTTTGCTACTTGTATAGGATTCCTTTATACTTCGTTACCTTAACTAACCTCATAGCTCTATATGATTTATATGTTGGAATCAACATCGGAGATTTACAGATGCTTAGAGTATACTTAGTATTATTTGGAATAAGCATGATTTCGTTCATTTATCTTAAAGTTAAAAAGAAATGTTGAAGTCTATAATAAGAACTTTGTTACAGAAATTCATAGATGACATTGACTCTGATAATTGTAATATTACAATGGAACAGCAGAGTAAGATTATTTCTGTATTGTCGAATATCGCTAATCCAGATTAGAGAATGAGTAAAATTTAGGCTTGTGATTATCTTGGTGTTAGTAGAGCTACTTTTGATAACTATGTTAGAGATGGATTCATTCCGAAAGAAATCAAATAGGAAGGTTTTAAAGAATTGAGTTGGCAGAAATCCGATTTAGATATATTTCTAGCCAGCAAGAATTAACTCAGTAACGAGTTAGAAATCGGGAGTCTTGAATAGTTTATATTATGACAACATAATATAGCTGTTTAAGATTCCCGATTTTGTTTTTAGCATTGTTCAATATCACTCTTAGAAATGTATATTATAGTGTAGTTCTAGAACAGATAAACATTAATTATTAACATTTAAATTGTAAACTATGAGTGATACAAGAACTTATATCGTACCTGATGGTTAGGAAAACAGTACTAACCAGATGCTGCCTTGGATGGCTATGATGAACGGTGGTATGGGAGGATTCGGAAACGGAATGTGGAACAACCCGTTTATGTACTTAGTTTGGATGTGGATGATGCGTTGGATGAACAGAGGTGAATGGGGAGACGGAGACAACTGTCAAAAATTACAGTCTGCTGAAATTCAAGGATAGTTAGCTGGTCTACGTGAGTAGATGAACACTAACTAGAATACTCAGTTGTTAATGGATGCAATCAAAGGTAATTCCGCTGCTCTTGGTCAACTTGCTACTAACTTAAATTGCGACTTTGGAGTATTGAAAGACTGCTGCTGCAATATCCAAAATGCAATTACTACTGTAGGTGGACAAGTAGGATACACTTCTGAAAGAGTTATCAATGCCGTAGAAAGAGGTAATTGCGATGTTATCCAGGCAATCAACAACTGCTGCTGCAACACACAAAAAGCTATTATCGAACAGGGCTACCAAAATCAACTAGCAAATGAAAGACAGACTTATCAGATTACTAATAGTGTAGATTCAGTAGGACGTGCAGTAGAAAGAGGATTCTGTGATACTGCTTATGCAACTCAAACTCAGACTTGCTCTCTTCAAAATACTATTAGAGACACAGGTACTGCGAACACTAATCAAATTATAGCTAAGCTTGATGCTATGTAGAATCAGGCTCTATTAGATAAGATTGATGCTTTACGTGAAAAGAATAGTCAATAGGCTGTTGTTATCAACAATGCCCAATAGACTGCTGCATTTGGACAAATGATAGGTCAAGCTACTTCTCCTATTGTTGCTGCTGTTAATGCTCTACAAAGTGATGTTAACGGAATTAAGTGTAAACTTCCTGAAACTGTAACATTACCATATAGCTGTGCTACTGCTGTACCTACTTAGGCTGTATTCAACGGATACGCTTTAGGAACTTACGCAGGATGGAATGGCTGTGGATGTAATAACTCTCTTTGGGGTTAAGAAAGGAGGTAACTATGTTATTACCTACTTATATTAATGTCAATAGAGGAGGAATACCAGCTATTAGTAGTTTGTCTGTAAATGTTACGACTACAGAAGTGTAGTTTGATTTTAACAATCATCGTAATATCGGTGCGCCATTTAGAGGATTACTAATCGTAAGACTTAACTAGGCTATACCTACAGGTACTACAACTACTCTACCGATTGTCTTCACTTCTGGTGGAGGCAATCCTTAGAGATTAACTGGATTTAACGGAGCAGATATAACAGTTGCTCAAATATCTGGAACAGGAATTTACCTATGCTGGTTTGAGCATACTACTAATACATTACAATTATTAACAGGAATTGCATAATGGCATTTTAGAATTTAAGGAATAGTAATTAGCTATTTATCTTGCATAAAGATTCTGTCCCTACTTTGGAAATTGGTAAGGTTACTAACGTATCCGTACCAGTTCCTAAGTATGGAAACCCAGGAATGTATAATCAGGAAATGATAGTAGATATTACGGCTGATATAAACGGCACATCTGCTAATTTCTAGAAATTACCTGCAATGGGAGACATTGCGGATTTCGGAAATAATATTGTGGTTTCCTGCAACAAAGAAGCAATGAATAGTGAAGTTTCTTCGATGAAGCAAAGAAGCCTGGATATAATTAATAGTATTGAAACACATTAGAGTATTATTAAAGGATGTGACGAAATTCTATAGCAATTAAATCCAGAAATAATTGAGAAACAGAGACAAGAGCAAGAGAATAAGGCTTTGAGGGAAGAAATTAATTCTCTTAAAGAAATGTTCAAAGAATTTATTAACACATCTTTAAAATAGGAAAAACATGGCAACAATAATTGAAATTCAGGAGTCAAAATTTGAACATCTTTCTGATTGTGCTGAACAAATTGTTAAACACGGAAAGAAATTGATGCATTGTTTATCAGAACTAGAAAGTAAATCTGGTGAGCATTACATGGAAAGATACGGAAAACGTAGACGTGGTGGAATGAGAGATTCTGATTACGACGACGAGGACTACCCAAGATACTATTGATATGAGAGCAGCTTTGGATATGTATGACGATATGCCAAAGTATATGCGTAAGTACTTACAAAACTATGGTTGGCATTTCAATAAGGCTTTGTGTTCATACGCTATTTCTTTTATGAAAAAGGGAGGGAAATCCCTAGAGCCAGTATCCAAAGAATACATTGATAAGGTATTAACTCAGAACAACATTAAATTAGAAAATAATGTTGGATATGATTATGTATTTGTTGGCAATATGTGTAAGGCTGATTACTACGGAAGTAGTATAACAGATGAAAGACATTTTGCTCTATACATTAAGGATACCATAGACGATGAAGACGCTGGAGATGGTACTACTATGAGGAGATGGTATGCTACTATGGTAGCTAATGGAACTATGGTAGACTGGGAGGATGTGATATGACACATTACAGAGTATTGTTTGAGAGATACGATTGGGATATAGAAGTTTGCATAATTGTGGAAAATCCCAATGTTCAATACATTTTAAGTAGATTAAAGGATTTGGGATGTCCAGACGATGTTTTACATAGAGCAGCTTCTAGGATAGAAAATTACGAAAATTCAGGTTTTACGTTTACTAACCAAGAAGAACACAAAAGCATCATAGTTATAAATAGACCGGATTCCGCAGAGGAATTTATAGATACTTATAACCATGAGAAGAACCATGTTGAAATGCATATATGTAAAGAGTTTGGTATTGACCCATATTCTGAAAAAGCTGCTTATCTAAGTGGTTAGTTGGCAAAAAAGTTATTTAAGGCTCAGCTTAAAAACTGGATAAAATAACTCTATATAATTAATAGGAGAATTTTCCGAGATTGGGAAGTTCTCCTATTTTTGTTTTGGTAAATCTGTAATTATGATTATATATTACTGTGAACACATAAACATATAATCTTATGAAATTTTTTACTATTGAAGAATTAACGAAAAGCACTACTGCTTAGTAGAAGGGAATCAAGAATGTTCCTTCTAAAGAGGAAGAGCAAAATTTGATAGCTCTTATTGAAAATGTTTTAGATCCTCTTAGAGAGGCATATGGGAAGCCAATCGTTGTTACTAGTGGATATAGATGTCCAGCCCTAAACAAGGCTGTAGGAGGAGCTAGTAATAGTCAGCACATGACTGGATAGGCTGCCGATATACGTACAGTTTTAGATACTAAATCGGAAAATAAAAAGTTATTTGATTTAGCTCAAAAATTGAAATTACCATTCGATTAGTTAATAGATGAACATAACTTAGATTGGATTCACATAAGTTATTCTAATAGAAACAGAAGACAAGTACTGACTATAAAATAATATGGGAGAAGGTAAAACCAATATGTTCGGTAAAACCTATAATACTATTGGTTCTACCGATTCTAATTTTATTATAAAAACAAAAGGAGATTTAAAAGTTTAGTGGGGTGGCAAGTTTATTGATATTATAAAGAATGGTAAAATTGCCTCTTCTAGCACTAATATATTAAAAACTGCATCTAGTTCCGATGATATTTCAGATAATGGAATATACTTAATACCTACTGAAGAAGGCAACGAAGTATGGATTTCTATAGATGGAACTAAAATACCATTAAATAGCTCTGGAGAACAATATATTTCTTTTCTAGAAAAACAGATGTTAACTTCTGAATAGAAGGATCAGGCTCTAATAAACATAGGCTTTAATTATAACACTTTAGAGGACGCAAAAAATGCTAACATTACAACTGGTCTAGTATTTATTAAGGATTTAGGACAGTTATTTTTAATAAAAGACGGAACTATTTCCGAATTTAAGATATAGTCAAATAATGACTCTACAGATAAATTTACGAAACTCACTGTAGGAGAGATAGAATTGTTTGAGAGTATTATTCGTGCTGTTAATTCTTTAGATTTATAGGTTGGCAATACGTCTTATTTGGCTTTATAGGATGGTAAGATATAGGTAAACGGTGATTTAGTTATGAATTCTACATCTTTATATTCCTACGGAGCCACATCTAATACTGGATATAGATTATATAACTAGGATAATAAGTCTGTCTTAGAAGTAGATAAGATTATAGTAAGAGAAGATGCTTCTTTACCATCAAACTATATCAATATATCCGTTGAGGATTTTAGGAGTCTAGTACAAAGCGCTAAGATGGATGCTAACGTATAGTATAGACTTTATAATTTCAGAAATTTCTGGGAGTTAGCAGAGCCTGAAATTCTTCCAGAAGATGCAACAGAATCAAATCCCTCTAATGTCCATCCGCTCATAGTAACTGCAAAGAACAATTATGAATACTATTAGGATAAATGCATTTTGGAGGAAGACACAGATTATATTATTAGTTACGACATTTCTTATGATAAAACTTACACTATTGATGGAACCAACGTACAGGCGCTGGGGTTAATAACAAAAATGACAGATAAGTATGGTAATTCTTGTAATTATAACTTTAAACACCTAAAGTTCCTACGTGATGGGATTTGGAATTATACTTTCGGAGGGTCTGACAATACTAATTCTAATGTTTTCTATAATAATACTATTAACTTGTCTAATATAAGAGTAGAAATTAATCATAATGGAACAGTATTGACCTTAGAGGATTTACCTAACTATGCTATACTAGAAACACCTTGTTATGGTAATAGTTTCTACGATTAGAGGCATCCTCTATTTATTAATAGTACTTTCAATAATAATACTATGTTTGGAAGTTTTGATTAGGTTGTCTGTAGTGGGGTTATATAGGAATGCACATTTAAAGAAGATGTATCAAATACTACTTTTAATTCTATGTTGGATAACTGCACATTCAATTATGTAGTAAATAATGCCTCTCTATTCTAGGATTCCTCTTTAACATTTAAAAATTGCCAATTTTAGTCTACAATGACTGGAGAGATTCAGACTCCTGACGAAATTATTAGAAGTTTGTTAGCTTCAGATGAGACTACATAGGTTAACGTATATAGTGAAGCAGGAGTGAGAAAATTAAGGGTAATGTCTAACTCTTCTCTTCTCATTCCTTCTGGAGTTATTTTAATGTGGAGTGGGACAGAAATTCCTTACGGATGGGCAATATGTGACGGAACTAACGGAACTCCCAATTTAGTGGGAAAATTTATTAAAGCAGTTGCCTCAGCAGATGAAGTCGGAGACAATGACTCCATACTTGACGAAAATAATGAATTAATTCTTTCATAGGATTACTTACCAAAACATAGTCATCCTCATAAAGCCCATACTCACAGCTTAAGTGGGGATTTATCTGGAACTACGGGAAGTTCTGGAGATCTATCTGTATCTTTGGAATATTCTGATTATAACTGGGGTATAGAATCAGTTTCTAAGACTTTTGTTACTTCTGTAACCGGAGAAGGCATCACTACCGAAACTGGGACAGTAGATGGAGTGTCTAATATAAAGACATAGGGAGGTACTGCTACGGGTGGAAGCCATACCCATTCTATATCTTTGGGGACAGATGAAGGGACTTCATTATCTTCTGCTACTAGCGAAGAGTAGACCTTGTCAGATTCTGAATGGCCTAATAAACCCTTGAAAATAGAACCACGTTCTTATTCTTTGGTATTTATTATGAAACTATAATTTTTTATTATTAAAATTTAACAATTAGTTAGGTTTTAATTGCTGTATAACTAATCAATGCTTATATATTGTATGATTAATTAAAAAATGAATATGAATATGGAAAATTTTGATGATGTAATTTTTGAAGACGACGAGTTTGGGGACATTGACCTTGGACAGCAAAAACCAGAAGGTAATGAAGGTGATTAGCCTGCAGGCTAGCAAAAGCCTTCTGCATAGCCAGATGAAGATTTAACAACTGAAGTACTACGTCTTAAAGGTATTACTGACCCAGGAAAAATTAAATTCGAAGACGAAACTGGTGCTATTGTAGAAAGAGCTTGGGACTCTCTAAGCAGAGAAGAATAGATTAATATCTTGATTGACCAAGAAGTAGAACAGTAGGACTTTGACGACTCCGAATTGTAGCTTATTAATACAATTAGAGAGAGTGGAATGACTCCTGACGAGTATATTCAATCTCTGTTGCCAGAAACAGAACCAACTAAACGATATAAAGTCGACGATCTTTCTGACGACGAAGTTTATGCATTGGATTTATTACATAAAGTCGGGTCGGATATTTCTGATGAGGAAATTAATCAAGCACTTGAATTAGCTAAACAAAATGAAGGTCTATTCAAGAAAACAGTAGAAGGACTCCGCAAAGAGTACATAAGACTTCAGGAAGATGAAGAGGCTCAGATAGCTAACGAGAAAGCCGCAAGAGAGGAAGCTGCTTATAATAGATTTGCTGACTCTATTAAAGGACAGATTAAAGAACTTGATTCCTTTGCTGGACAACCGCTGCAACTATCTGACGACGATATAGAAGATTTATCCTCATTTATGCTAGAAATAGATGACCAAGGATTAAGTGCATTTGGTAGAGCTATGAATGACCCTGCCCTATTTACTAAAGCTGCATTCTGGATTCTTAATGAGGATAAAATAGTAGAAGAATTAAATAAATAGATTCAGGATAACTATAGAAGAGGTTATGAGCAAGCCAAATTAGATTTACAAGGAAAACCTAAAGCTAAATTGGTGTTCAACAAACCCGCTTCACAAAAGAAAACCACAGACGATGTGTTTATAGATGATGAAGATTGGTATTAAGATTTATTAACATTTAAAAAGAATAATTATGCTTGTAGCGAGTTTTGTAACTAATCGCCCAACGATGGGTGACACTAGAACTTATGAAGATTTTAGTAAATTCTTGGGAGAAAGACCTCACCGTTTAGGCGTTGTATCTCGTCTTTATCCGGAACTTACTGCAACTTTCTTGACAGAAGCTCTAAGAAATATTTTCTACGGAGATACCAAGAAAGCTACTGGATTCCAGAATATTGATTCTACTTATTTCGAATGGGAAGTAGAAACTAATTATATTAAGAGAATCCCCTTCGCAGCAGTGCCTGTTGAAGATGGAGCTGATGGCTCAGAAATTGAAATGATTTTCCCAGAAAACTATTATCAATTACACGAAATTTTCAAAATTGAAAAAACTGGATAGCAATGTTTTGTTGTATCTCGTCCTACTAGAAAAGCAGACAATATGTGGTCTGTAATGGTAAGACTTATTGATGATGACTACTCATCAATCCTGGATAAGGATGGATGTCAAATTGGTGATACAACTCGTTTCATTGGTAATGCTAAGCCAGAATTGCATGATACTGGTTTCGTTAAGTATCAATCTAACGTTGAAAAGATGAGAAACTATATGACAACTATTCGTGTTGACGATAGCTACTCTTCTAAATATGCATTAATGGAAGATACTTTCATTAAGGTTGGTAAAGGCGAAAATCAAGGATGCTTAACTGAAAAGATTTACAAACTTGAGCCTATGAAGAAGAACTTAATTGAAAACTTCTTATATGCTCGTGAAAATATGATTCTATTAGCTAAAGGAAACATCGGAGTAGACGGTAAAGCTACTATCTCTGATAGAGGTACTGGACGTCCAATTCCTATTGGTGACGGTATGATTCCTCAAATCGAAAGATTTGCTTCTAAGTATGCTGCTAATAGAGTAACTATTAACACATTCCACACAATTATCTCTACTATGGTAGAAAAGGCTGAGAAACCTACTGGTAATCACTTTGGATTCATGGTAAACGAAAGAATGTGGGGAATTGTACAGAGAGTTCTTGGAGATTATCTATCTACTCGTAAGACTGATGGTGCTTACTTGTGGTCTAGAGGTGGAGAAGGAAAATACATCAAAGTAGGTGCTACATTTGACGCTTACGAATGGGGTGGAAATGTTGTATCATTTAAAGTTGATAGAACATTAAGTAGAGAGTTCTTAGAACCATACGCTCTATGTATTGACCTTACAACTGGTAAGACTTCTACTCAACCTCCTGTAGCTATGTATTCTCTGAAAGGAAAAGACTACATCTTTAACGAAGTACTTGGTGTAGGTGGTCGCTCAGGTGGTGACAGTGGTGTTGTTTCAACTCCTGTTGCTGGAGGTATGATGACTATCCATGGATATGCTGGTATTGCAGTGTTCAACCCCTATAGAAGTTTCATATTGCGCTGCAAAGAGTAATATAAATTACTTAAGTTAGAGGTAAGTTTTAAGAATAACTTTATATTCCGATGTAAATTTTTTGTATTCTTCGTTGTAAAATGTATTATTGAATGACTAAAAATTTATAAATATGTATCA